CCCCCCTATATAGTAGGTTTATATTTTTTCAAAGGATTCGGGGAAAGGCAATGCAAAATGCCTATTTTTGGTTTGCAAATGATTTGCCGGAGTTAGGCTTATTAGTTCGAACTCGTGCCGTTTACGACGCCGATGCCACGCTCTTCTCACGTACAAGTACATATTACCCACAACTGACAACGCATAACATTGCCCTACCGTGGCTCTATTAAACAATGAATCGAAATCTAATTCTGACAACACATTTGGTTGGTCCGCTTTGCTACGTTCATCTTGACGGTCCAAAAAATGTGGAGTAAATACTATAGTAAATACCAGTTGGCTTCCTTTGAAGCGGAGGTATTCGCAAGGACGACGTACAGCAGACATGTTGTAAATATCATAGCGTGACATTAATAGGCGATTAATCCTAGAATAAGTGGTATTACACCCAACCCTAACATGGACACTAATAAGACGACAACTTCTCTCCAGAAGAATGGAAAGTAATGTTTGACTCTTCGGACGGCAACCTCTATACATTCACCACAGGTCTCGCTGTGTAATTCGTAATCATATCCCAGTTTACTCAGTATCTTGCTTGTATATCCTGACGCTGGAAATGTAACGACGCAGGTGTCTGGAATAAAGCCTTTGTGTTTCATCCAAGCACAGTGGTGAAAGAAAATTTTATAATCAAAATCTACTGTCATATGAACCATTTTGTACAGTGTGGTTAGAAATCGCTGGTCGTCGGTACTTGGCTCGTATTTGAGTTTGGAAATAAACTTTTTGATTGCTCCACAGTACCCAATATAGGAACCACCGTTGATGATAGGGTCCGGGCCAAAAACTCTCCACCGGTAATAAGCACTTATCCACCAGAAATAAACGCTCGAGGGCTCGCAACTGAATACCATTGGTGAATTGAACTCTTTAAATTTTTCCACAATGATATTGGATTTGGCCACTACACAGGAATCGAAAGCGTCCGTTACCAATACTATTTCATCGTCTGGAATTTTATGAGTCTCCAACCATTTGTATATGATGGTCCAACGCCATCCAAAACCCTGCCACTTGTCGCCGAATCCTAGTACTTTGAGGGAGCAATTGTTATTTTCACACGATTTCTGGAAAATGTCCATCATGCGTTCATTGTGAGTAGCTACGCTTAGAATTATCATTGATGATAATAAGTATACTATTTATATTATTTTTAGGTCTTTTTCTTATCGAAAGGCGTGGGATTTACTAATTTGGTAACTGCCCATTTGGCCTTGTTCACCTGACTATCTACCAAGTCCAACACTTCCGGTTTGTAAGTGGCTATCAACACCCGCACACCAATCACAAATACATCAAACGCCAACAAGGTGTAAAGACACCATTCCTTGTATGCCAAATACGTTGTCATCTTCACACCATTGAAGGAATAATACATGTTTGCCGCATCAGAAAAGAAGAGCAACACAGACAAGAAGGCGCCAATCACATGTAGCATCGCGGGTTCGTTCTGCGTTGCGGTGTAGGAAAGTATGGGGTCCAGTACAATATGCACGTATATCGGCGTTGCCAATGCGGAGGCTGTAGTCTGGTCTGCGGCTAAAACAATATCGGAGACTAAAATGCCAATTGCGAATGGTAGCGACCATATGTGTAAGAGCCGTGCTCTGCGTTGTAATATATGTTGTTCTACAGCTGGTTGAGCCTTTAATTCGAGGTATCCTGTCTGGTCTGTCAACGCATTGTATTGCATAAAGTCTAGAAAGATGACAGCGCCCATAAGACTGATAGTGACCATGTCTTGTGGTATGGTAGAGAAGCACGCTTTGCTTTGGTATATGTCAAAGCATTTTGTAACGGCTTGAAACATGAGGAACAATATAGTACCGTCTAGCAACCACGCTAACAATTCAAAATAAGATGCGAACCTCGAAAATACCGTCACGAGGGCAAAGGTAGAGACCATTATAACGCCATCAATCAGCGTGTGCCAACTGAGCATGGGTGTTAAGTTGACAACGGCACTGGAGTAAGAGCCGCACCACGCCAATATAGCTTGAATTAAAAGGAAGGTAATAGCACATCGAATGCGTATATCGGTGGTAACTTTATCACGAGCCGATAGTTCGGGCATGTTATGACGGGGGTCATTCCCTTTATACATCTATTAACCTTCTCGATTCTCGCCTTTGGTAAGCCAGCATCAAGGTTGGTTCACGGACCACTATCCAGGCGTATCCGCTTATCCACACCATCCAACTCTGAATAGCGACCAATACTACTGCCAATGGTAAGAATAAGCTGCCACCCAGGCGAGTCAATACAAACAAACCAATGTATATGGTACTGATATGTGCCAAGGCGGCCAAGGCGAAGCATGTTTTCCAGCTAAACTTGAGCTCGATAAAGGCCGGCCACCACAAAGCGGAGCATATATGGACGATTAATAGGGAGATAAAGAGCGGAGGATACTCCGGCACTGTGCATATAGCGAGCAGTGTAGTAACTAACTGTACAGTACATATGTATACTAGATATTTAGGTTTAGGTTTGCCCTTTAAATCGGTCAATGAATACCACGATGACGCGTTGGGTTTAGGTAACCATGTGATACCCTCCCAACGGTGCGACCATATGATATAACGTGCTAGAGCAAAACCCCATATCCATCCAGTAAATGCTATGAAGCGAAACATTCGGCATATATGGAAGTGGATAAACGGTCATATATAGTTTGAATGCTACGTGTATTCTCCTCAATCCATGGCGGTGTAGGCAGAGGCGAGTTGGAGGCAGGGCATTTGTTGTTCACCATAGGACGCAACGATACTATCAACATATCTTTCATGGTAAAAAAACGTCCCGGTTGAAACTTTAATATCCAATAGATAGCCCAACACACCCAACCGGCTCTATCCATCGAACTGCACAAATGCGTGTTGAGAATACATCGACTACATTTAATATTACGAAAGATTGGATTGTTCTCAACGGTTTCAAAATACTCGTGTTTCTTCATGGTTAACTCTACAAACAACCCTCTCACAATGGGCGGCGATTTATTAATGTCCAATTCGTACTCGTGGAAAATAGTAATCGTTGTGTTCGTGATAGTTACGTCTATAGGTGTATTAATCATCATATCGAACAACCCTGACAACGCATCGTTCCATTTGGTATTTGGTTTGGGTTTCCAAGACCATATAATCCATCGGATTATATCGGGATGGGCTACCAAAGCATTCATTGTGTATTTTATATGGATGCATATATGATCGTGACGATCATATATACCCTATATAAGAATAATAACCTTTAATACTCTATCATGAATCTATCTAATTGGAGCAACTTCGACGCAATATACGACCAACAACCACCCGCAAAGAAACGCCAACGCAGGAGAAAAGCCAGTAAAACGACTGAGACTGAGAAACCAGCAACAGAAACGAAAAAGACACCATTTACACTTACATCGTTGCCTGTAACCAGCAATGTATCTGAAGAAGAAATACCCGAACTAATGCAAGCGGCCCCAACGCCAACTGAAGAACAGCAAGGCACTGCTCAAATCGTAGCGGAACAGATGTACTTCAACAGACAAAATTCCGATTTTTGGCAACGTGATGACTTATCGCATTTAAGACCTTACGACTTTCCCTTCATCCGTGGNATGGTTCAGATTGCCCCACAAGATACACTGTCTCCAGAAGATACNAGACACAAAGAAACCGCCCGTGCCAAAATTGAAGTAGTCACCAGGGAGTTCGAAGAGAAAGCGTTGAGAGAACCAGTAGGGGACGAAAGACCGTGCATCATGCAAGAAAATTGTCAAGGCATGCAACTAGCACAGTGCAAAGACAATAGATTCGTGCTGCGTGAATTCTTGCTACCATCCGAAGCTGAAGAAGCCAAACGCACCTGTCAATGGCCAAAGGAAGGTAGACTATGTATATTGTGCAAACGAGCAGAGATTGCCCGCGCGTACATTAACATACGGGCCGATGGCATGGGCGTGAAGAACAATATGATTCTACAAGACTACCGAAATATCACTGGTGTTCCGGGTGAATATATCCTGGACGATTGTATTCTAAGCAGCGCATCTATATTCCAAGGATTGTTGGACCCTGTTGTTCTCCATATCAAATCTGGATACCGCGTAAAGACTATCAATGGCATTCGTCACTTGGAACAATGGAGAATGAAATACCCTGAACATGGCCAGAGTTTTCGGGGAGGGACCAGTCAGTAGAGGAATTGCCTGGTCCCATTTGTCCCTTTATGTTAAACGGTGAGATTTTAAGAGAAGACGAACCGATGAAGGTGCTCAAACAGTGTTACAATGGTACGAAATACGAATGGTTATTTCTTGGCGAGTTTACCGACCGTGTACACACCTTTGACTCCGCATCCCTGCCTTCTGTTAGTGTATGGCCCGAAACTGAAATCCTAGCTGCTGGAGAAACAGCAACAAAGATTTTAAACACGCTTATCACTATCATTAACCAAACCGTTGAATGTATCGAATCCTCAAAAGACAAACCACATTACCAATCACTCATGCGATACTTTGATGCACATGTACCACTCATGTGTGCGTTCGAAGATGAGATGGGAGTTTATGGTTTGCTCAGCGATAAAAAAGCTATCGAACTAGCGTCCGCGTACAAGCCTCAACCACATGAATCTATGCACGAGGGAGCTTTGCCGGACGTAATATCAGAACTCATGAAGTGTACCTACTGGAATGAAACAAAGACAAAGATGCAACCGGTCGTGCATCTTCTATGCAAGGCTCTTCCTCAGAGGTGCCAGATTAGAAATCTACGTGAGATAATATCAAACTACTGTAAGCAAGATGACAAGGTATACGACTTTATGAGCAAGACCGTGCTGTGTAGTATACTGGGAGCTTACGAACACTCGAAGACCATACTCAGTTGGAAAGCTAGAATCGTAGTCCTCAGGAGGTTTGTTTACTCGCCTCCCAACCGAACACAAATGCAAGTCTTCCTATTCGGTGGGTACCAGCATTTCTTATTCTATGTCATTAAAGAATTCCTGACCTATTCCATTCGGCTCATACCTTCGTTGTTTGAAGAGATAAGAGAGACGTACAAGTGGGATATCTTCGAGAAGTGCGTGCGCTCCGCAATGGACTCCATGCGTACAACCCTGGAAGATAATATCGTGAACAACGGAGCAAAGCTTATACAAGCTTGGTTAACGCACGCAGAGCCCATGTTGATGAACATAAACAAGCAACAGCTAGGTAATTTATTCCGTCCGCAACGATTAACCTTNACTCAAACCATACTAAACATGTGTGAGCGCTTGGACGAAGCCAACAACCAAGCCAAACCGTACGTGGTGTTCACCCGGGAAGACCGCGACCTGATGCGTGCTATGGCCAAACGCGTGGAGCGCAGGCCTGACGTGCCAGTGGAATGGTTACGATACTTCAATGTGAAGAAAGAAGCTATAGAAACCCTCAAAAATATACAGAAGCACTACCATCAAAATGCATTTCGCGCAGATGTGAAGAAGTTACTCAACGACGTATCACGTTATGAATTCGAAGCAATACGTGAGTTGTTTAAAATATTCTGGCAGGTACACCACCAAGTGCGCGTGTTTCCCTTGCCCAAACACTATTATATTGCACAGATACGAGCCCTTCGACGACGCTACGAGATACCAGATGGAGTCCCGATGGGTCCCAATGTTGGAACAGTCTATGCTTGTCTAGCTTGTCATACATTCAAAGCCTTTGTGGTGAAACCAACCGACAAGGTAACTAATTTATTTGCCAATGGTCATCATAAAGTTATTATAGATGACGAGACACTCAAGTGTTACTGTGGAAGGCGTAGCGACCAGAACGATTCGAAAAAGCGACCACGCGTGGCCATACAAGAGTTCATGGGTGAATCTGGAGCAGAGGCCGAAGAGAATGGTAAGAGAGCCCGTAAGAAGTCATGGAAGATGCGCCGTAAGAAATACATGAACGACGAATGCGCACAGACAGAATGTCTCAAGTTCAACATGACAGGTTCATTGTTCCAGTTCTACGGCGTGCTTTATTTGTTCTGTCCATTGTGTGCTTCTCCGACTATCTACGACCCTCAACAACACGGGGCGCATGGTTTGCATTGTGGTCAGTGTATGAAGGATGGTCAATTTTATACCCGTGTATCGTGCGTTATATGTGGTTCATTGAGGGGTGCTGCTAAGTGGGACACCATAAGCTACATCGACGATACTAGAGAAGGTGTTCAGAAAGAGAGGAGTGGAGTGATATGCCAGGGATGTGACCGCCCATGGATTCATTCAGAGGGTGCGCCGTACGTTTTATCGGTTTTAAAAACGCGGTGTACTAGAGTATAAGGGGTGTGTATCTCGCTCGATATATATATGTCGAACGTAAAAGCGTCAGTGTACACACCACCGGTAAAGACAGGTCCGGGTATAGAATTACCAATACTGGATATTGAAGTGGGAAGTGTAAAGAACTATGTTATTTATGTTTTAATGGTGTTAACGTTAATATTATTTATTAAAAAGTTAATCTCAACTGCCTGCCGTCGGCGCGACCAGTCAGAGCAGGTAAAGTGGAAATGATTTCATCTACATTCCACCCATTCTGTGTTAATTTCTTCTTGTCGTAGAAACCGGCGGCCATCCATTGGCTCATGTTAGGATTGAAATACGTTTTGATATCTTCGATAGACATCTTAAAGGCTGAAACGCTAGCTACATCCGCACCCATGGCTACAAAGGTCTCCCAATTAAAACCCAAATCGTTCAATTGATGTGGTGTGTATTGTAAATCGGCCAACTCGTTTAGTGACATGTTTAGTTTCAATAGCTCGTTCGCGTTCAAATTTAGACTATGTTTTGTTTGTGACCAGTTAAAATCCCTCAAATCATGAGGCTTAATACCCATAGCTACCATATCTTTCCACTTGAAACCGAATTGTAACAATTGAGATACCTTGGCCTGGCTTCTCAGATAGGTCCAAGTCATCTTTTCCTGTACACAATCTTCGGGTACGAAACCCATTTTCTGTAGGTCTCCTAATTTATATCCTGCTTTAATATATTCATGCATGGTGTCTGGTGCGGAGGCGAAGGGTGAAATGGCTGCCAACAATCTCTGAAACCAAGTCGGTTCAACTTTGGGGTTCATCTGTCTGCGTTTGATACGAGCCTGGGTGTTGGAAGCTATAGAGATTTTCCTATCGTCACCCAAATTGGGCTTTAAATTAAGATTCTGTACCATAGAACAGGTAGGACACCCCGTCGAGAACACGTTCTTACCTTTTAGAACGCAGCTTAGATGAAAGCGGTGACCACAATCAAAAACCGCTACGTTTTTTCCGGTCTTGTTCAATTTTGTATGGCATATAGTACATCCGTTATCTACTGTAGATGACATTTATAATAAACATAACTTTATATTTATAGTTTAGGTTTCTTAAATTTTACTTTCTTTTTTTCTTACTCTTTCCAGCTGCTCCGATGGCTGCCGTAATTCCAGGCGCGCTCGTACCTGTTGCACCTCCCCCCGTCAAGTTCAGAGTTCGGGATGAGATATCGACCTTCGTCGCCGTGGTAATACCACCTGCTGCAAGTGGGTTCTCAAGCAAATCTAGAACACCACCACTATCACCCAATAAGTTCGTGTGTGGTTTGCCAGCGGAGCCAAACACATCGTCCAGCGCCTTCGCGGCTACCTTCATCTGTACGAAAAGAGTAGACAATGAACCAGCGGCAAGGATTTGATATGACGGTTCGCCCGCCACCTTGGGCAAGCCAGACGCAGCCACATCTGCCCTAATCCTCGTATTGACATCACTGTATAAAACGTCTAGTAACTCCTGTTGTTCCGTTGACGAACCGCCTGAGGCAACGGCTTCTGACAGAGTTCCTGCTCTTGCTTCGGAATACGCGGCATTGATAAACAACTTAGCTGCTGCTGCGTCCGCCACTTTCTTCGCCAGTTCTGAGCCCGCAGACTTTACCATGGCATCCAGGCGAACATCGTTGGCCAACAGGTATTTAACACGCTGACCTTCTTCAAATTTGGCAATAGCACCGCCAGCGCTGAGTAGAAGGTCCAAACCGTCTGCACCGCGCACTTCGTCTATGGCTTTCTGAATTTCAGCTCCTTGCAAACGATTGACTAACTTATGATAGTTGATGATACCTTGATACCTTTGTGTCAGTTCCGGCTTGGTAGGAGAATCGCCGTCCACCAAACGGCTTAAGAATTGTCCAACAACAGAGTCGCGGGCATCGTCATTTCCACCACTGCTCGAAACGCCAGAAGAGCCCAATGAACCCCCGACAGTTGTCGAAGTATAATTCATCCTGTGTAAAATAACGTCTACTGTGTCGCCTGGGCGAGAGTATGAAATGGCTGTGCCAATAATAAATCGGTTGACAAGTGTCATGTCTTTGTAATCCTCCAACATATCGCTATGTGGACGAAGAATAAATTGAAGCTTGTCACGAGGGACACCCTGCTGGAGGGCACGTTTGTAATGGGTTCCATTACCATTTTGCCTTAAAAGTGGTAAGTCCATGCAAACCGTTTGCCCCGGATAGACTGTTTCCGTCCCGTTATTATATAACGTATTAAGGCCCGCTATGGTCGCTACAAATCCCTGCTCGTATACATCACGTGCTGGAGAAAATTCAGTAACCGCAACGCCCATGTATTGGATAGTGCCTAGGATAGCACGACGTACTTCGCGCTGGTCAATAGCACTGTTGGTTGTCGTCTCTAGGAATTCACTGTTTGCGTTGTTGACTGGTGCCGATTCGGGCGCTGTCAACCCATTGGCAAATGAGAATACGTGTAGTTCTTTGTCATTGTATCGTGCGTTAGCTTGATTTGATTTTGCGAGCAATTCGCCTTCCATTACGCGGAAACATTCATCGTTGGAAGCTGCGCGAAAGAATGGTTTTTTGACTCGATTGTACTTGACATCCTGGTACTGGCGGATGTCGTATCTCACATTATAATCGAATGAAGTTGGTCTTGCGAATGGTTTGATTCTACGGCGTTTTGCGTTGGGGTTGTACATTGTATGTTTGAGGGCTCAGACATTTATATAGGTGTTAAATACTAATTATGGATTTGATATAATAATTTATTTTAGATTCGAACAAAGCACTCCATACGGTCTAGTAATTTCCCGGTATCTGTTACCTGCTGCGCTTTAATTTGACGCTTGACCGGTGTATTTTTGAACGGCAAATGATGAATAACAGCGATTGGGATTTTATGTAAGCACTCCTCAAACTTCTTATTGCCTCCTGTTTGTCCCCGTCTGGCATATCGACCAGTGCCCGGTCCAGCCCAGCTATCTGGCTCAAGCACTGGAATACATTGCAAGTAAGGCTCGTTACCTACGCGGGCAGGGTCTGTTTCATTTACTAATTTGCGGGCGCCATCTGGCTCAAACAGAACTTCACCGCCTGCTGAAATTTCATGTTTAATGAATCCAACCCAAACCACTTGGCCCTTTTTCAATTCTCTATTGCCTCCAAAGGCACCAAAAGCTGCTCCGGCATCGTTGGACCAGTAGTTAGGCAATCGGCATCGACCTCTAACCGTTACATTTAGTAGGCGTTGGAACTGGCTACCAGTGTCCATATCATTAAGCATCACACCGAAGAAATGCCAGTCCTTCTTTAGGTTATTGAATCCTTCGGCGTCGGCGCGGTATCGTCGTTGACCTTGTACACCGCCAATACCAACTTCACGCGTTTCTCGAAGCAGTTGATTCAATACCGGCATGTTAGCTACCACGTGGAATTGATTACGTGAGTTTACAGAAACGTCTTCCGCCTTCACAAAGAGTATATCACCTTCATCGTATTTCTTTTCCCATTCCTTCTGGAACGGGCGGCAAAACAATGGTGCTGCTGCGGTAGAGTTAGTTTGTAAATCTGTAACAGAAGCCCTAATAGAAGGATTTTGCAACGATTGTATAGTCGGTAGGTTGCGTTTACGCGTAGCAACTTGTGTCGCAGGGATACGTCCCTTAGAGATGGCACCGGGTGTTGGAGCAGGGCTGCGTAGTGAATTTCCAAAGATTGAGGACATATTAACTTATTAAATATTAAAGTCTTATTTATAGGTGTTTTATGAAAACGAGTAAGGCGTCATCGACTTCGTATTGCCGGTCGCCCCTTTCGATAGAGGGCCTTTGTAATATTTTATGAGGTCCATCTTGTGTTTGGATAGCTGTATCCATTGTTTCACTGCGGATGTATTAATCCTGGTTTCACCAGTTTGATTATTTCTACTTAATATATTTTGTTTCCTAAAGTGATATTGCATAGTATCTACAAATCGTATCTCGCCCGCTATTACTCTCTTGGCGTTTACACGGTGTTTTGAAAAATGGTCCCTACACATCTCTGGTGTGATTGTCGGGGCTTCCAACCCTTGCTTTTCGAGAGGTTTCTGTACATGTTCTGTAAACATCTCGGCTTGTAAACGGTATATATCATCGTCTCGAATATTACCTGTCAAAGCTGTATCTATCTCTTCCATTTTACTAATTATTTCATGCGCATCTCCCGTACCACCATCACCATGCTTACACAGTGGACAATTACAATCTATACCATGGTCTTCCTCTTCATCGTCGGAGAATGCACAAGGACAAAATTCACCTTCGTCATCGTCTTCACCGTCTCCTCCAGCGGGCAAATCCAACAAGTTGAGCGCCATTACCGGTCAATGATTTACCTTTATAGTACAACATACCGCCATCGTGCGTCTTCCACCATACCTTGTAAGGATGTATAAGAACCTTTTAGCAGCTGTGCCACACATTCCTTCAACTCCCCGGACACGAATCTGCTAATCTTATCCGGTGGAGAGCGATTGTCTCGCATGAAATATTTTGCCGCCCATGGCTCAAGTTGGAGTGCGAAGAATATCAAGGAATGCTTGAGCAAACGGTTCGAATCCCTCACTGCCAATTCCATCATCCGTACCATGCGTTTCGAATTCGTAGCATTGTCTTCGGTCCTGGTCTCTTTGAGTTTTTTTACAAAGTGTTCAATGGTATCTTGTAGACATTTTGGGTCTGGGTCCATAATAACACGATACAGCATGTCTTTGTCCATTCGAGCGTCTTCAATCTTTTCCATGCGTTGGTACAGATGAGGGTATTGTGAATCGGTAGTAGCTGCCATGGTTTGATAATCCCATGACGACATACATGATCGTAAATAACAAATCCGGAGTAATAAAGCGTTGTGTATCCCTACAATATGAATTTAGATTCTTTTGTCACGGTAGTAAAATGGTCAGTTCAAACGAAATATAGTTTTTTCACCCCGGCCCAGGAGGTTATAAACGCTGTGCGTACGTACAATACCATACGCGTAGAAAAAGCTAAGAAACTAGGCGTTGGGTTGAACCCGGAACTTATCACACAGTTGCGAAATTGTAGATTGATAAAACAGTTAAACGCCTGCCCTGTCAACGCGGAATGCGTGATAAGTAAGAATGTATTGGATGAATTGTCCGGCCGTTTGTTAGTGTTGCATTTCAAGGGTGGTACAAATATAAAGAGTGTTCACCAACGTTTTATTAGTCAGATAAATAAGTTTTACAATATTGTTCATTTCGACGATGAAATTTTTAAAGCCTTTGGTGAGTGGTACAAGACCAAATCTACCAGTTTTGACACTATCAACACGGAGAACATTGAGAATTTAGCAACACAATTTTGTGAATACAACGATGGTTCCAAAATAAATTTACTCTATGTGAAATTCAATACTATTTGCGATTTGTAGTATACAAGGGACGCACAATCACTTAATATGTACTCTTTTCTATTCGTAATGGCGTGGTGGATGGGTGACATAGGAATATTGTGGTACTTATTATTCATCATGTGGCGAGGAAGTACGAATCAGTCGGTGGGCTATGCTATGATACTGGTATACGCCAGGCTGACACAACATTCACTGCTCTTTATACCTTTACATTTACACCTCGTGGCTACCATGCTAACTCACATCATCATACTTAACATGTATGTAGGGGTCTATATCGCGAATAACAAGAAACAAATAATGCTTGTAGCCGTCTCTTTGTTGTCTATCGTGCCAAATTACTATAACCCGAACGAAATAGAAAAATGGAGACTGATGATTCGAGTGGCAATTTATTGTTTTATCACGTATAGAATACAGAAAGAACAGGGTCTCCCGATATCAAAATATATTATGTGGTCATGGATATTGTTTACACATGAAGCTAGTTGGGTTTTTATTCCGTTCCAAATAGTATATGACACTTATAACTATAAAATAATAACTAATAGTATGGTTTAAACACGCCTACGTTTTAATGGCGACTCAAAATTTTCTTCACTTTCATATCCTGCTCCTTCCATGTCGTCCGAACTGACCTCGGAATCCGATTCCAACTCGAACTCTGATTCGCCACTTTCGTCCGTTTCGGACTCGCTCCCGTCGAACTCTTCCTCTTCCTCTGCCTCGGATACTTCACTCTCTTCATCGGAATCGTTGGGTCCCCAATCGTCATCGGCATCAGCTTCTTCGTTTTCGGATTCAGTTAACGGGGCGAATACACCGCGCCAGTCTTCTACCGAACCACCATCTTTCTTCTGTACTTTGAGGAACCGACTCCAGTCGTACGGGTCCGGGCCGTTGTCGTAGATGTCTTCTGTTATGTCTTGCAAGTAGGACAGTACACACTCATAGTCTTTCTTGTCGAATACGCTCGTAATCACTTTATGCTCCGAATGTAGGGCGAAAGATACGTCGAAACGTGAGGTGCCAGGTGTGTTACGCTGAATCACTGCCATAGTTAAATCTTCATCTTCCACGCACAATATTTCATTACCGTAAGCAATAACCAACTTACCATCGTCTTCGTTGTAAGCAGTGACAAATTTGTTGTTCTTATCGTCGTAGCCAGATACGCTATTTTGCATTTCCAGCGCAGACGGGAAGTAGTCCTTCCAACCAGTCCAAGTCTCGTCCTCCTTTACGTTGGCAACACTCAGCTTGGTCCAGCCGTTGGCACACTCTATTAGAATGTTCTGATTGTCTAGAATGATTTTTTTCTTGGCACCGTTCAAGAGATGCATCTCACGAGCCCCTGTGTCGTCTTTGGTTATGGAAGCGAAGACGTAATCGTCTGGGTTGTTATCGGCTTTTATTAAAGTTCCAGTTTTTCTCGTTTGGTTGGTTTTAAATGTAGGCATTATATCTTGTCAGACACCCCTTATATAATCTCTTTCCACGATTTAAATGGATGAATGTCGATTAAATCCTTCTCTGACTCATTTAAACCACTTATATCACCGAAGCAGTCGTCACAACAGTCATTAATACCCGTTTCGACCAGTCTGCGCTCCACCTTTGAGCAAGCTTCTGGGCATATATTTTCCAACACACTGGAGAAGCTTCCATGCGAACACACTTCGGGTTTAAAATATGTAAGAGCATTGACCACGCGAAAGCAAGAGTTTAAATAACATTCATCCTGGCTTTTAAAATCAGCCTCAATGGCAGCCCATCCCAACCGCAGCTTAGGGTCCTTGAGCACCGCCGCGACGTGTGTCATGAGTCTCATCCTATCCACCTTCCCCTGTTTACCATAATCTAGGATAAGATTCTCTGACAACGCAATGCATTGTGGCATGGCATTCATCTCTTTGCGCGCTGCCACCCATTTCATCGTTTCGTCCGCATCCATGGCTCGCAGAGTTTCGTCCCATTCCGGACAAATAATGTCTAGTGCGGATGTAACTTCCATGACCTCGTTCATGATAGCTTGCACGTCAGAATCGGAACCAACGGGATGATGAGTATATTTCACCTTGTATTCGTTTCGTTTTCCACAGTGTTTACAGAACACTCGCTTGTTGCGGATGGTCATGGCGGCGTGACCTTTGAAAGCGTTCACAACCGATTGCATGTGTTTAAATCCGCATATTTTATGGAAATTGTACTTTGTTGTTTCGCGCGACATGAGTATCTTGATGGCGTGGTGGGAATATACTAGAAGCACGTCCAATAACAGTATCGTTGCGAACAATATTTTCATTTAGAGATGACAAACGTTGACTATATAGTCTCACTAACTTAACGCATATGCTGTCTAAATGGGCGTTAACTTCGATGATGTTTCTCTCCGTATCTGGCGGTCCGATTGGTATGGAATCGGCCATGGTTGGGTCGAATATTTACGCTATCATGGGAGTATGTCTATGGTTATTAATAACCTACATGATACCCATCTCTCAGATGTCTTATGAGATGTGCATGATGTTCGACGTAGAAGAACCAGGCGGTGGGCCTGTAGGATGGGTGTACCAAACCTTTGGTAGGCGTCTTGGAATAGCCAACGCAGTGTGGGACATATTAGACACGCTCATAGACAATGCTATCTATCCTGTTCTATTCGCAGATAACTGTGCGGACATGTTAGGAATCAATCCAGAATACAATCCGTATATCAGTTGGACAATGATAGCGGTGACTTTTCTCATAAATTATGGAGAGGTACAGGGCACAGCTGCCATATTTCTGTGTCTTTTTATTGTATCTCCATTTGTTGGTATGGTGTTTATTACACCTATTGAGAACATGTATACCCAAACGAACAATGTCATCACATGGGCTTCGATACAGCAAACGTTTACCGTCCTCACTTGGTCCATAAATGGGTACGATATGGCAACTCCATACGCGCACAACGTAGAGGATGTGGAAAACAGCTACAAGTTCGCTTATTTTTTTAACAGCGTTGGTACGTGGTTGATGATGGTTGTAGTTTTCTCGTTGGGTACATATTATATACACGACCCCAACGATTGGGTAGATGGAAGTTTCGTAACGATGGCAGATAAAGCCGGGGGCGTTGGATGGCGATATTGGATGGGTACTGCTACTTGTGTGGCAGCATTTGGCGTTTTGACCGCCGAACTCTGTTCCACGTCCTATCTGTTTGTAGGACTTTCCAAGATGGGTCTCTCCGAGCGGTTTGAATCTCCCTCGTTCAATTTGGTGCTCAATGTGATTATTTTATGTTGTTGCGTGATGATAAATTTGGACACACTCATCGAGTTGTCCGCTTACTTGAACACACTAACGCTTCAATGTGAGATTTTCGCCTGGTTGTATTCTCACCCGCTCGAGCATCGAAGAACTGTGTATGTTTGTTGGCTAACACTTAACAATATCATGATATTGGCCTGTGGTAAGACTACATGTATTGTCGCTTTATTTGGTTCTATCGGATTGGCGGTGGGTGCCATTTGGCTTACCGAAAGGAGTATAAACAAGAAAGAAGTAGAAGAAACTCAAGAAGAATGATACAGAATTTAATCGGTATATTTCTGGTATTCGTGGCATCCACCGCCTCTAGCGTGGGTATGAATTTCCAGAAGTTAGCACACCGCCAAACAGACTACAATGACCCTCGTACGTGTCGAGTAATACGGCAGGAAAAGCGCATTGACAACGTATACACTAGACCTTATATGGTGTTGGGGTTTGTACTGTCTATATGTGCGATGGTGTGTGATAGTATGGCTTTGTTGTTCATAGGAACAACTATGATAGGTATATTAGGATGTATGAGTATACCCATCAATGTGTTTGTATCTAGGTTTTTACTATTTGAAGAAATTCAAACAAAAGAAAAATACTTTATATTACTTATAACGTTAGGCTGCGTTGCCTGTGTTTTTACTGCTCAAACCCATGCACCGATAGAAACATTTCAACGATTTGCAAAGATAGAGACTGCCATATTCATATGTATTATGTGGACCCTAGCTGGAATCATGTACCTGCTGTGCCATTTGGTAGATAAAATTCAATATCAATTGGTATCGTTAGCGGTTATATCTGGTATAATGGGTTCGCAATTCGTGACGATGGGAAAATATCTTCTGGATATGATATGGTTATTACAATCGAATATGCCCTTACCACCGACCATGCAAATCGTCGGCGTGTCTGGTATAGCGCTCCTTGCATTGCCTCTTCAGGTTATTTTTCTGAACAGAGCATTGGAAAAATTCAACGCTACGCACGCTGTGGCCATATTCCAGTGTACCTGGTGCGTTCTAAACGTCACACAAGGTATTATTATATTCGGTGATATGGCTAGTGTTTCGACAGCAGAATATATTATATTTATGTCCGGGTTTGGTATGGCGGTAATAGGTGTTATTTCATTATCTAGACAAATTGGAGCTGAACCTCTTGCATGTTCCGACCGCAGTCCATCATCGACTTCCCTTTAATATGGCGGTACAGACGGTCTGGGTGTTCAGCNGATGGGAAGTTTTCCTCTAGTAAACCACCAGCTTTAAGCGCGCCAATCACAATTTCAGAGCAATACCATCGAGGTGACATGCCAAGGTAAGTGTAGAACATGGGTTTAGGAGCTAGCAGGCCCGCCCAGTACATAAAATAACCCATATGATTAAATGACTCACCTACGTGTGAATTGCAAAATTGTTTCATCGATTTAAACTGTTTCTCTGTGCATTCCATCGACCTAAATTCCCACTCTTTACGACTAAAACGTTTCTTGTTCATATGTACCGAACCTGAATATACTATGGAACATGCGTCGCCATAAACTTCGGACTGGTTACGAAGTTGGTTATTTTTAGGGATAAAAAGCAGTTCGGCGTGTATGTAAGGTGCACCATTGCGCACAGCACGCGGAGCTACAAACGCTGCGGCCGAATTTAGCCACGATTCTGCTAGCACAGAGCTGTCACTGCGTACAAAACATACCATTACTTGTCTCTTACTAGGCATAAATATAATATATATTATTATCCTTTTATACTTTATTACATTCAATCATCATTATCCGAGACTTTGTAGTAGTCGGACTCAGAAGACGATTCTTCCGACGACGAATCGTCACATTTCGCTCTCACTATCTTCCGCCCATGCGGCAAATACGGGCTTCGACACTCTGTCTATTTTTGAAATAATAGTTGCCAAGTCATCCGCGTCGTCATCGCTTGTAGAGGATGCAAATCCACCACTCGCCGACGTCGTTGCCCAAGCAGCTTTCTCCACACTCTCATCTCCAGAGGATGACGATGCCCAGTTGGGAATCATTTGGTCCACGTCCGACATCGCTTTGAGCATTTGCTCGTCGCTACTACTACTGGAAGCTGCCCACGCTGCTACAGTATCTTGGACCCAGGAGGATGTCCACCCACCTTTCTCGTCGTCCTCTTCTACCACCAAGTCTGTGTCACCTTCCGTACCCGATGTGAGCGCAAAGGTCGCTGCCATACTCTTAGCCACCATTAAAGAAGAACGTACCGGAGCCGTAATATTAATAGCTTTTTGTGGTACCATGTTTTGAACCTGCGAATCGGACACTTTCGTGTAACCAAGTCCAGCGTCGGTTGGTTTTATGTCAGCAGCGGTGTGAGGAACTTTGATAAAGCTCAAACCATCAACAGAGATATTGGCATATTTCGCAGTACCATTCTCAGCGTAACGTATAGTAACGTACTGACCACTAATGACCGCACCAGTACTATCCTTCACTCGCCCGGTGAGACCTTCGCTACCGACCATCACCACATCTCCCATGATGCTGGTGACGTCGTACGTATTCTTGTCATCGGCCAAATTGCGCGAGGTGGCGCCCGGCCGACCCAGCTTATTCAACATGTCTTCTAGGACCGCCTGACTGTTGATATTACCGGACACCTTGAACATCTCCAAGGGGTCTTTGGGAGTAAATTCTGCCCGAAACAATGAATCCGGACTGCTCACAAACGTTGGCGGGAATGAATCATCGTTGTAATTTCTGAAATTGTTTTCATTCCTATCGCTAAAGCCCCTGTTCAAGTCCTGGGACGTCGTCTGACCCACGTACGCTTCCAATTCGTTAGAGAATTTTTCCATTGTAGCCCCACGCTGTACATCTTCCACAGATAGTTTATGGTAGAGTGCCACGTATTGTGATTTACGCAGGCCCAAGGATATGGTGTTTATATCGGTGTTTACGGTACTTATCGTGCGTAAAATGTTGTTTGAGTCGTCCTCCAATGCTGACACATCGTCAGGGTTGATGCTGATTTCGACCGCATCCTTATCAATTTTGTAGAGCCCGTCACCGAAACTAATGACTTTGCCTTTGCCATAGGTGCCATTGTTGAAGTACATAACTGGCGTATTGTTCTCCAATCTTGGTAAGAGATTTTCCTTGTTTACGGTTAGGATGTCTCTCCCAGAGACAATCTTTACTGTATCATCTTTGTTGGCATGGTATACACCTGTTTGGTATTCCTTGTATCGACCCTCTGTTTTATACAACACTGTAGATTCCGCCTTGTTGGAGTACGGGTTTACAACAGCTATATCCGCAAACAGAACATTCTTTACTATGCCGGTTGTATCGTCCGAAGATATCCTGACATCCGCGACCACTACTGCCTGGTATTCGCTGTCCGACTTGTACTTACCGAAATTAAAACGACCATTGTTCGCGCGGGTGCTCTGTAATAATTTGGTTTCAGTTATAATGCTGTCGGTCAGCGATTTAATTTTCGCAGGGTCGTTGGCTGCCGCAATCTCCGTGGCCCTATTCGCTTCCAACTGGACAAGCGCATCAGCCATCGTCTTTTCTTTAGCAGCGTTAAGTGTCGTTTTTAAATTAGCAATATGAACACTTTCGATACGCCCACTAAGCCCCACCAAAGATTCAGGGTCGTCAAANNCTATTTTAGCATTGCCAGCGTTGTCTAGGTCCACCGAAAATGCGTCTGAAAGTACTCTTAATCGGTTACGAACGGACCCATGGTTTCCAAACTTGGTTATAATTCGGGCCTCGTCTGGTGACTTTTTGTTCACTACAAAGTGTACAAAGGTGCCGGGTTTTGGTAGAGTTTCATAGAAGTTTAGAACGGATATCTGTTCCCTCGTAACACCAGCGCCAGGCGTTAGCTCCACATCCCGGTCACCCACCGCCGTTCTTCCAAGGTACACGATACCCTTGGCCGATTTCGATTGTGTGTTTGCTTTGGTCAGACGAAACAAATTTTGTGTAGGTGTGAGACTTTTTGTGAAACTATCTACCCCCTTGACATATATTTTATCGCTTAGAACAGGCTGGACATAGCTGCGTCTTACCGATGCTTTGACACTTGGTGTGTTTGCATCGGTGTAACGGTATAAAGCTATATCTTTCTTGTTATTCGAAGAATCGTCTGGGTTTAACTCTGACCACATCAGTTCCATACGGTCGCCGGACGTAGCAGCGCTGTCGTATGCCAAATATTGACCGAAAGGGTTCGATTTGATATCTTCCGACTCTTTCCAGTAATACCCACCGCCGAATCGTAAATCGGCCGGGGCGATGGTTTGGTTCGTAGACAAACTTTTATTCTTCTCTTCAATAGCGATGTTACCAGATATGATATCTTTCTCCAACCCTAACAGGTCCCCCGAAGTAGCCTGTACCATAAGCTGTACACGTGTCTCGAGCTGAGCTGCTGCCACCTGGGCTGCCGTTTCAGCTGCCGCCAACGTTTGCTTGTACTGGATGTTTAAATTCTTCAAATCCTCTTTGGCATCAGTAATTTTCTTGTCCAATGATTGTTCTTTCTTCTGAATTCCGGAAGCGACATCTTTGTTGTATTGGTCGTTTGCGGAGTTAAAATCTGTTTGTAACCTTTCGATATTGGCAATCTTTTTAGAAATTTCTAATCTTTCCACCGACATGGTGGTCTGGTAGTTTGTCAATTGGGCTTGTTGGCTCGCGTCCAGCCCGNTAGAAGCTTTTCTGGCTTCGAGCGCGGTTATTTGTCCTTCTAATGNTTTGATATTAGCTTCTTTTGTTGCCAATTCAATACGAGCATTCTCCGTGTCTTGTTGAAGTTGGGTTAACCTGGTCAGTGTTGCCTGTGCCGCTGAATCGTTAGCGCGTATCTGGGCCAATTCGGCATCTCTATTCGCTTTAAGTGCGGCACGAGCGTTTTCGGCAGCTTCCAACTGTGCCTTTAAAACTGCTTCTTCTCTTTCAAACTTTTCACGTTGCTCTTTCTCTGCCAGTTTCCTAGCTTTTATAAGAGCAGAGGCACGGCTGGACTTCATGGAGAAGTTTATCTGTCCAGATATATTACGCGAATTAAAGTCGTTGATACGCTGTTCATCCGGTGTCAAATCGCGCGGATTCCTGGCATCGTTGAACTTGGTAGCCATTCGAGACTGTAGGTTTTTCCACGCCGTAAAGCCGATACTTGGGGTATCTCCAGACACATCCACCGTACCACCAGGGGAACCAGAATAGTTGTGTGCTCTCAGCTGGCCCGCGTTCAACATACCCAACGATTCTTCATCGCGAAAGGTCCTCAAATATGGCTCCAACATGAGACACGCTTCGTCTGGCAAATCTTCCGTGAAGGGGTTCCAATAACCAGGGCGCCTATGTGGGCCTCTAGCGGCACCAGCAGCTATCGCAGCATTGTTCTCACGCTCCTCCTTCGCCATTTTAGAAGGGAAAGTAGTCTTGGTAAAGCTGATAACCTGTGTTACTTCACGGTCCTTGGATACCAACCCAGGAGCATGTTCCGTGCTAAAGTTGTCGTAATGACCCCCGGCAGACCATTCTACCATCTTCTGTTCCATATCTTCCACCGCTGTAGTGGCAGAGTTGAACCGGTCAATGGCTGAATCACGCGCGCTAATGCTTAGCGATGTCTCTGGGTCGTTGAATGCCCGTTTCAATGCCTTGGCCTGTTGTAAAACATCAATTGGGTTTTGAGAATCATAATCGTCGGTCGAGTTGCTAGGATTCGTGACTGTTGTCTTGAAAAGTGTATTCAGCGCTGCTACCGTGGTAGACGAGTCAACGGCTTTGAAACCTGCTACTAGTTGTGCTGGGGCTGCGACTGGCAAACCGCTGGACCCACGCACTGGAGCTGCGATAACAAGTCCCGAGATTGGGTCGGTGAATTGAGCACCGTCCATCCTCAGTTTCTGGTCGAAATTTTCCTCAGCTTTTTCCTTTATATTATCTACCTCAGCGTTCAGGATGAGAACATTTTGCAATCTAGCTTCGGCAGAGTCTACCAGAGCATCGTACGAGTTTAGAATTTGTTTGAGTGGAACTATTTTCTGCTGGAATGTCTCCATATTCACTTCGGACGTGATGTTTAACAGTGCGCGAGCTTTACGAGTCAAACGCTTACGGTCTGTTTCGGTCACTTGGTTCCACACTTTGGCGTCCTCCCGTGTTCCTTTAACAACTTTGTCGCCTGACGGACCGTAGCGTCTTGAGTGTGGGACATACTTGTTACCACGTATTTTTTTGTTGAGAATGGCCTCCATTCTCTGTTGTACATCAGAGCCGGTAAGCACGTTCGACAATGGTACCACATTACCATCTGCTTTGATGAAGCATAGTCGCACAGCGTATTCTGTAGTCCCCTTTGGCAAGTTAAACTCTTTGAATGGGTCTCCGTTCTCATCGGTTGCCAATATCCAATCTGTGTTGTCTAGTCTCGACCGTGAGTGAGTTGGTATTTTATATTGCCAAGCAAACCCCACTTGGGATATGAACTGAACCCCGCGCTGGCTGGTTTTGGTGTGATGAATACCGACACCGACACCGTAGTTGCCACCACCAGAGTAGCTATCTCGCACCACTTCTTCTTCTGCGGTGGCGTAGCCGCCTACTTGTCGCTTGCCATTCTCAGCTGCGTATTCATTGTCCCACCATGGGACATTTGGCCGGATAGTGCCGTTGACATCGAAACTAATTTCTACTTGAGCCTTCAATTTGACATTGTGTGCTTGTAAATCTTTTTGCAATGTATTGGCGAATCCTTTCGTACCATAGGTGGCAAACTGTTCCCACGTTGCGATAAGGGCAGAGGCACGCCTAAAATTATTTGTTTTAATTTTATTACGTGCTTGACCCAAACGATAATCTTTTCCTTCGGCCTGGTCCCAATTCGGTGTCAAGCCTTGGACAGCGTACGGGATAATCAGCAAGTTTTTCCACGCTATAGGATGTATATCCATAGATGATTGTTTCAACCCGCTTACACGCTCTTGGATAGCTTCCACAATAGTCTGATGGCTAATTATTTGCCCACTGCTAATAATTTCGATATCGTTGGGGTTAATCCTGTCCACCGAACCTACTGCTCCACCACGCGTGTCTTTGAATCCTACTGCTCCACCACGCGTGTCTTTGAATTTCCATTTAGGGCTTGAAAAGAAGGTGCGCTCCAAACGGTCACGGAACATGAGCTGGCGGTTTATTAGCATATTGCTGTCTTTTTTCTGTTTCAAGATAGCCCGACGTCTGGAACGAATTCTCGACACTTGTGTGGCCAATTGAGAAAGTGTTTTTTTGCGCTCGGACGTCGGCATGGTTGGCCTTGTCAAGAGAGTGACCTTTAGGCCTGTCTTTATCAGTTCCTCTTTATTTAATTTCAATTCTGACATTTGTAATTCGCCTTTCATTTTCTGAACTTTCGCTTTAACAGCATTGTAAAGGTTTACAATTGTCTTGATTTCGGTAGCATTGCGAGCAGAGTATGGGTAACAGCAGGCATCCGCATTCATTTCGGAAAGTGTTTCTCGTAACTGGTCCAGCAATGGTAAATAGATATTTTCGATGGGTGGTAACATGAGAGACAAATCCGTCTCTTCGGTGATACCCAAATCCAAGGCGACGTCGCCGGCAGCAGAGCTATTCAAGAAATCAAACCAGGATTGTCTATGTGCTCCTGGGTTTAATGTACCTTCAAACATGTTGTCTACGGCGTCCCTCAGGGTCTGTGGCAGAGTCCTCTTAAAAGGCTCGACTATAGTAGTGCGTTGTGATTCCCATGAAAATGGCGTACTCATTGTTGAATCCTTATCATCTAATAGAACACTTATATATAGGTATTATTTACATACCAACGATGAAACGAAAGAACAGGTGTAATAACTACATGAGGGGCAAGATAGGCCTCTCAAACAAAGATTTAGTAAAAAGCCGGTGTAAATTATGTGTTGCTGTGTTATTATTTATTATTGGTGCTTACTTTTCAGTCACGTGGATTAATTGGGATGCTGCGGTTATATTTCATAACCCGACAGAAGCTGATATCACTGTCACTACCACCGAAGTCGATGATGCCACTTTATTGTCGGAACGTTGGAAAGAAAAGCGGACTTACATGGCCGATGTCTTTACAGAAACCTGCGATACTAACCAATACGACGTCATTACCAACTTAAACATACGTATTTTGGGTCTTTATGTCCCGGATTCAATTGTTTTTCTGTGTGAATCCAAGCGCATGCTGGTCAATATGCGCCTATCACCATCTAAACAGGGTATCCGCCTGGTATGCAACGAGACCTATGGTATACTATGGAAGGTGGAAGACGAACGCTATCATCCTTTAGACTATTCGTTTATAACGGAAGATGGCATCGTAAGAGAGGACCACACCACAACTACGTACGAGGAAACCTGTATGTTGTACCAAGCCGAAGAATTATTAAAGGGGGAGTGGAAACCACAGAGTATATAAGCATCCGCATCCATACCAAATGCCATCAAAAATAGACCCGAAGGAGATACCCATTAATCCCGGGGTAATGGATTTAGTCTACAAGTATTTTTGGGGCATCCCAACGATTCAAATGTGCAGAAACATGATTAGACAGCATCTGTTCTCAAACGGTATCGAATTCAAGGGCAAATCGGGTGCGAATGCTAATAATTTCTCACAGCATATTATGGAAGATTTCTGGCTACCATTCTGTGAAGATGCTCTAGACCAAGCGCTTACATACGGGTTTGTAGTCTGGAGGACGAGAAAGATAGGCGACGTCGTGGTCCCTATCGTTTGTTTAAAGGACACCTATAGACTTACCATAAAGGAGGTAGACGGTGTAATAGAATATCATATATACAATATGGACGAGAAAACCAACGAACCGTTGAAGGGGGCATATGTATACGATGAATTCGGTTACCGCCCAGAAATCGATGGAGACCTGATGTCCATGTTACATACGTTGATACCAGACATTCAATATTATTTTACCATGGTAAATTGCCAGGTTCAGTTAGAAAAGAAACGAGTGAAGCCTCCTCTGTTGACTCAGATAAATCCCCATAGAGGAATGGGGCAAGGTACGGGCGAAAACGAAGGAATTGACTATGATTTCTATGCGGATGCGGACATTGCCGAGGCTGAAGAGGAGTCCAAGTACAAACGTAATAGGGCGGCTGTAGACGCACTGCGACAGCAGCAAAAACTGTACGATGATTTTTTCGAACCAAACGCAATGCCAGACGAGATAGCTCCCAACACTATTCTAGACCAGATGGTACCCATCCCTTCAGGGCAAACATTAGCCTCATACAACATACAACAAGGGAGAAATGATATACCAATTATTCTTAAATGTCTACAGGATACCATATGCGGTGTATTAGGTGTTCCTAAATCCATGATTATGAGTGACACTCCTCATAAGTCCGATGCGGTGGGAACGCATCAAATGTTCCAAACGACTATTGTATGGTGGAAGCGTCAAATATCTGAAATGTGCCAGATGATATACAACATAATCAATTCCAAAGAACTTACTAGTCAGGTGGGGGATAGGCTTTCGAAACGAGCAAACAAGGCAGACAGTAAAGACATATACTTGATGACCAAGAGCATGTCTTCGCGCATCACCTTTCCAACTACACCATTCACTACGAACGAAGAGCTGTTTCAATTGTATACGCAGGGCGTAATAGATTGGAAAACATATTGTACCTACATCGCTAGGAACACTTCTATCCCTATGGATACTATACCAGACGAACCACTAAAAGACAAAGAGAAGAAAGAGTTGATGGGTATAGCCAAGGACCCACCACCAAACCAGGGATTGCCGGGTGACCCCAACGCTCCTGGGTCAGTCAAGCCTGGCGCAGAAGCCCTGGATAGAGCTGGCTCGCCAACGGAGGAGAAAGAGAAAGTCATGAAGGCCGAAGAGAAGAAACAGGAAGAAGGCGCTGTTGGTAAAACGAACGTTCAGAAGGATGACAAGTCAGCCAAGGACGAAGCTGTTAAGAAAGCTGTGGGCAAACCAAGCGATGGAAAGGCCAAGCCTGCCGATACCAAGGCCAAAGATTCCAAAGCCGATACAGCCAAGACCTCTTCCAAAGCTACCAGTGGTACCAAGAAGCCAGATGCCGCACCACCGAAAAAAGGAGGAGACTCTGACAAGAAACCACCACCGAAAAAAGAGGGGGACAAAAAGGCTGAAAAGGCTAATGACAAAAAGCCGGGAAAGCCGCAGGATAAGAATGAAAAGTCATCGGCCCCGAAGAAAGACGATAAATCTGGGAAACCAACAAAGTCCAAAGGTTCAGATGGTGGCAATGGTTCCAAGTCCAAGAAGGATGATAAATCTGGCAAAGATGATGATAAGGATAAGAAGCCAAAGAAGGGTAATTTCACTAAGAGTAAGGGGCCAGCACGAACTAAGAAGCCTGACGACGATAAGAACGATAAAAAGCGGAAAAGTGAAACGAAGGCAGATGCGGCTGAAGAGGATAAGAAGAAGAAAAAGAAGAAGGATGATAAGAAGAAAGGTAAAAAATAATATTTTTAAAAAAGACGTTAATTACTATGATACATCTGGTCGTAAGACGACATTATTTTATAATCAATGTGCGCCAACAAATGTAGTGGGCCTTGTTTGGTGACTGTGATAAACATAGCACCGTGACGTGGCACAGCTACATGCGCTTCGGCTTTGACCCGCAACTCCAACGTTTTGTTTCCCTTGGCGTCCTGTGACTCTTCCAACAACCTGCTCAATAGTTCGTGATTAAGTTCCATGCACGTCGTGGCGGAGTGAATGCCTGGGCGCCTAAAGTTAATACGCAAAGTCAAATCACCATTTCTCATTTTCTCAATCATTTGTTCAGCTGACATGGCAGTACCGTACGTCTCTGTCGTCTGGTACAACCGTTGGCCAGCATTCGATACACACCGACACTCGTTAGGCTCGAACGTATCTTTCGCCATCGAGCGAAAATCATTCAAAGTTTCCCCTTGCATTTTTGCGGTGTTTGGGTCGTACTCGTTTGTACCTACCGGAACGGGAACAGCTTCAATTAGAATGTGATGGGCAGCGACATGCGGCGTAGCAATCTCAGCAATTGGCGCTTTCTCTTTTTTTTCTCTATTGTATAATCGTAGTCGAGACATCTTGTATACAACATGGCGAAACCTTATATATACTGTTTAAAAACTAAGGCGAGACCTCTTCGTCCACAACGATTTTTCCTTTGTTTCTGTTGTCACCAAGGCTGCTCCGCTTGGGCTAGTGCGAGACTGGCCAATCTCACTGAGGTTTAAAACGATTAAACCAATACATGACGCCCATATAGCGTGCAAAGAAATGTTGTCGATACCCATATTGACCAACAGTGTCGAATCGTCATGGAGACGACTTAGTATGCACCAATAAATCACTGAATATAATATAAAGCGCAGCGATTCTTTAATTGCGGGTTTGGTTGCGTCAGACCAAAGCTTAACTTCTTTCTTTTCGTAGTCTATCTGGTATTCTGGATTGCTCATGATATCAAACAACAAAATAATAACATGAAACACTATCATACTGGAGAACAAATGTCTCCAGTGTTTATCGTCGTAGTCGTCCACAACATCGTGGAATTGTAACGTTAGAGCCAACCATATAGACCCTAGCACAACGTCGTGCAAACCCCAACGCAACATTTCGCTCTTGTCTTGTTTATCTTTGTTGCGACCACATTGGCAGAGTGTTACAATGAGTATCAACCCCGACAAAATATACAAGATGGACGCGTAAGAAGCCCACGCGGTGAATTTTCCAAAGTCTGAAGGTAAGACCGTTGTGGTAGCATTGGACTGGAGATTGGATACTATATCGCCCCAGCCGTTGTCATCGTCTAAAAATACAGCTATCTGTATTATTATGAAAATTACAGAGAGCAAACGAACGAGGAGACTCGAGAGCTTTCCATTTGCGTCGAGTCCAAAGCACGAACAGTTGTCTTCGTCATACTTGAAGTCGGGAATCGTACCATTTTTAAAATATTCCATTGACAACGTTGCGAACAATATCAGAGGGACTAGCGACTCCGCCCATAGTTGACCACTATACTCTTCCCATAGAGTGGCGTTCCAGAATATGAGGGCCCAAGGAATACATGCAATACCAATTTCAGCAATCTTCATTGGTAGACGCATGACTGCTCTTATACGTCGCTTCAACCGTTTCGACCTATAAATGAATTGCCTCTTCATTTAATATGTTCGCGTTATTAACTGTCGAATTAAACACTTGTGAAGGCCTGTCTTGCCCGCTCAATTTGGGCTTTCTAATATATCTTATCATAGCAGTTATATCATGCTGTTGCTGTTATCCTGGTTCCTGTGCCATTCCTCAAAGTCAACTAGTCAAGAACCAAACAACTGGCAAAAAGCCCGAAGAAGGAGCTCTGGATAAATACGAATTCTTTGGTTCAATAGGGGACGTGCTTAAAGAAGAATTGGTAGATGACGACCAAGTGGGCACAGGTGTTTACAGAGAGTTGACAACAGATGAAGATGCTGGAGACTTTCTGAAACGAAGAAGCAAGAGAATAAAATACTAGTATTTACATATTATTTCTGTTACATAACAATGTCTAAAAATATCTTTGAAACTGCTCTTAGAGATATCGGAAATACCAACAAAGGGAAAAGTACTACAACCATTAAAGATAAATACACTCCTAATTTCCATTCTATATCCAGAGGCATCACCGCAGCCGAAGAATCTATATCCAAAACGCGCGCACGCCTCCTGCGCGAAGCGGAACACGACCCCGCTCTTAAACTCCTACTATACCGCACCACTACAGAAAGTAAAAAGGTACTGCGACAATGGTCTGAAATGTTGTTTCGGCTATCGATGGCGCAGTTTGTCATTCTTAACCAACTAAACGGTAAACGTGTCAACGCTGATATAGTAGAAGCGCAGTTTCCAGAAGCAAGAGAATCGACCATTAAACATGTACTCAAGGCTGTATCCTTTGTCGTATCAGAATCACTATTCGAAAACAACAAAATTTTAATACAATTGATTGAAGAACCTATACGGTACGAAAGACTAAACAGTTGGCTCGTCACCAAACAGAGATACATCGATATCATGCTCCGGGGCTTTTTGACTTGTCATTTGACCATATCCGCGCCGGCGTATCGCATGGAGAATAAAGAAAGGTGGTATGTTGTCATCGACCCCGAGGGTAATCATGGGATATACAAGGAGAAATCAGACCGAACGGGAGGAGTAACGACGTCGATAGAATACCTGGATACGAACATAGAAGGCTTAAGCCAGGCTCAAATCAAATTGGTAATGGACAACCTCAGCATTCTATCGCCACGACAATCTATGGTATGGTTTATCAATGAACTGTTCGACTGTCTCATGGCGGATTTCGATTGGGATAAAACCGTTTACTTTGCACAATTCATATATAAAACACTATGCCGAATATAATATATGAACGCAGATAAACAGAATCAAGTGCATCGGCGACTGGTACAACACGACAAGGTAAACAGTGAGTTGGCATACTTGTGTAAACAGGATAAGATGGGAGTATTTTCACCACGAGTACATACTACGGTATACGATGATAAGACGAACACGCACTGGGAAGTAGGAGAGGGTCAGACGGTGGAGGATATCCGCTCCTTAATAAAAAGTTTTAAAGCTAACGATTAATCTACGAATATGTGATGTATATTATAATATTATTATAAAAGTATAAATGTCAAACTTCACTAATCACAATGCAATTATTAAATTTTCAGGCTCGTCAAGTGCCCCAAGAAAGGGGTCCGCAATGGCTGCTGGCTATGACCTTACCGCTGACAAAGACTATTCTCTGGGCCCTGGAGACCGTACCAGGATTGGCACCGGTTTGCACCTGGCTATGCCAGCAAGATGGTTCGGTAAGATAGAAGGCCGTAGTGGTTTGGCCTTCAACGACGGTATATATTGCTTCGGCGGTGTGATTGATTCCGACTACCGTGGTGAAATTAAATGCTTGTTGGCCAACACGGACAAGAACAAAACATTTCACATTAAGAAAGGTGACAGGATAGCACAGATGGTTATCATGCCCCATTGGAACGGTATATTCGAGAAGGTACCAGTCCTGTCTCCCACTGCTAGAGGTAGTAGCGGCTTCGGCTCTACCGGTTTTAAGACTGAAAACGGTAAACGTCAGACAACCATCGCTGAACTCTGGGAGATGCCAGACGGGCGTACACGAGAGCAGCTTAATCAAGAACTGGCTGGTCTGTCACCATATGACCAGCACACATTTGCCAGTTAATCGTTTGACACCAATGGCATGAGGTCCGACAACAAGGCTTTAGGGAGATTTTTCCTATCCTTACGCCATGGTTTGCGTCTAATAATAATCATTAACACCATGAGAACAATAACAACCACCTCCGCTATCTCGTACACTTCGTAGTATCCGTATTTAATATATTTAGCAGCCACTACAGTGAACAGTGTTCTAAAGGTACACGCAACAGTGAATGAGAGCGCTCCGTATTGGCGTATTAACCGCAGCGCAAAGAATTGAGCAATAACAGCACATGTAGTTAGCAATATCAGTTGTAGGATATAATATGGCGAGTGAGTTAATGCCCGTGCGGTTACCAATAGCGTGTCTTCTTCTAGGAACAGTTGAGGAATTACAAGCAACAACATAAAGCTATTGATGTAGAACATCATTGTAATATTGCTAGCTTTGAATCGTTTGTATATTTCCTCCTGTCCAATGGATGTGTAAGAGTCGGCCAATATAAAAATTAATAACCATACAATACCAATCGTTTGAGGCATAGTCCAGCGCGTTCTACTAAATTCATACCAAAATACCCATTTAGCACTCAGTGTTGCTACTATCCCCCAAGCTATTCTTTCTATATTACTTTTCGACCCGTATATACCCACTATCAAGACCCTCAAGCTCTTTGCTGCTCCAAACTCCGCGAAAGATACCGATTTCAATGCTTCGTACTGACCAATGGTTGCCAAGGTGTTAAACACCGCGGGCAATGCAAACGGCCCTGGATGTGTCGGCCGGGTCATACTAAAATGTAAAAATATACCAGTAATGACCAGGCTCATGATGCGTGTAAAACACATGACAAAAGTAGGTCGCATGTCCGGTATTTGGATTATTCTACTTTCGAAATATCCCGAAGCAAATAGAAAAATCCAAAACCCTAGAATATTAAGGGGTAAATCATATAGCCGTCTCTTAATACGATAATCCATAGTTGGACGCCATGGTCTCCTGTATTTCATCCATACTACGCTACCAAAAAATACAATAGCGCAACTTACCAATAATACGAAAACGTCCATTCTTATTATTTAACGGGCTCTTATATACACATCAATGGGTGTCTTCCAATCTAAAGATACACTCTCTGAACTTAAAGTTCGGTTTATAGATAGGCCCAAACCGGTCGAAGAATCCATAAAACAGATAGTTATCAACATGGGGCTCTTGCTATGTCCTCGTAACAAAGCGGCTATCAAGAGGAAGAGGATAGTGAACGGCGCGCCCATGCTGTTCAGAACTTGCACAGATATAGTAGACAAGATAGAATTGGACGCTGAGGATTTTGATGACGTGGTAGAGATGAACATGCAATGTGAGTTTCGTGTCCATTTAACCCGCCACAACTTTACACCGGACCAATGGCTCGCTATCTGGGACCAGACACAAACATTGATGTCCAATCTTTACAACACCATTTCTCCATACGATACCGATTATTATCTAGCAATGGTAAACGTTCGAAGGTCTATCAAATTTATATATAAAAAGGTAGAACACTTCTAACAATACAGGATGGACAAGCTTATCTTGTTTCACTTGCTGCTTTTATTCGTTGCAACCCATGCCAATATTTATAAGCGCGACTGTAGAGCACGATGGGCATATGGGTCGGTAGACGGGTTGGAATGTCCTAGCTCTGCCGTGGGAGACCAGATGTACCACGTATACAGCAGCCCCAGCACGCATAAAACACTCGATGTATTTATTAAATTGGGAGCCAGGCCTAAGAAACCATACACGGCTTACGATAATTTGAGAAAGACCTCGTACAACTACCCAGAGCAAGATTTTTTCGTGGTGGTAGACCCGCACGAAATACCATCGTACTTGTCGGGCGACTGGAATTTAGCACTGCGAAAGATACGCAACCTGGAAAATGTACACCTTATAGGCACTATACCACCCAACGCTACAAGATTCTTACAAGATTATATCATAGGATACATGAAAGGGTGGAAACTAGCTGGAATATACTTTCAACAACCAGACTATCAATACTATTCACTATACAAAGATATGATACGGATGTCTGGGGGCATTGCAATCATGGACTTTATACGGGCAACGCACGGTTCGCGCACCAGTCAGCCCGGGCACACGCCTCATTTCTGGTACGAATTGGTAGACTATTCCGTGGAAATGTACGGGGGAAATGCAAGGTTGGACACACAGAAGCAGATAGACTACAAATACGACTCCAAGTTTATAGCAGACTTGTATACGAAGGAATACGAGACCGCATTCCGGTTAGCGTATCTAAAGAAGTTCGACGCTATCATGTTTCAGGAATCCAATCTATTCGACATTGACACTATAGGGTACTACAATCGTCACACTCGCAACGGGCGCAAATGTTTACACGAGCACAAGGCAATCCGACCTTGTTTGAGACCGACCGACATCTTAGCGGAATTGGCCATGTTGGAGGGGGACGAGTACGCCCAAAGTTTTCCAGTTCCCACCGTATTTTCTCACCATTCGACGGGCTACACCGCGGTCATTCCCAGAACCACAAACTTCTTTGACAACCCCACCACAAAAAGAAAACGTCGCAGGGCCTTTTTGCGCAACATATTAGACAACTACAACTATCCCAATCTCCTGGTAACCGATACCTTTGTGAAAATTCCTACCGGCTTGGTAGACGAAGCCGTGTGGAGAGTCAGGGTCACGGAAGAAGAAAAACTTTCTCTAGATACCATCGACATGAAATTTGAAACGCGCCCTATCATTGTTCCACTATACCCAAACGAAGTGGTGGGAATAAAGACAGACAAGGGCGTTATATCAGTCACCATGGTCAAGGACGGCGCAAACTTGAATCTTAAAGACCTGTTTAACACGGACTGGGCCGGGACCACTCTACATCTGGACAATACAGAAGAGTATCGATTCCAGAACAACGGGTCTAGCTATCGTATGCGCGTAGACGCTGGTCTATTTCTGGTCAACAATTCCAACTCGTACTTTCCTCCTGAATCCTGCTACGGTACTCCATACACTCAGGCGGTAACCATGGCACCAGGCAGNAAGTCGCAGTTCTTTACCACGTACCATATAAATGGGCCCTGGGTCCTGTCGGACTGGCAGCAGAAAATGTTCTGCTGTTTAAAGGCGGACTATAGCTATTCTAACGGACAAGCGGCCATTGTCGATTTGAGATTAAAGAGACACCTGTTGCAAAATATCACGGCAGCTCTCAAAATTATATGCGAAGAGAGGTCGGTGTTTGAAATAGCCTACGACAGGAAAGGTCCACCGTGTGAGCGTTGTATGAGAGCTTCGGAGATAAAGAAACGTTATTCAGAACAAGAATACCATTCGAAACACAACCATATTGTCGTACAATTCGACAAACCAGTTAGAGCCAGAGGAAGCTACCAATACGTGCTCAACCAAAGTTACGAGAACCGAACATTCTATATTAACCAAAGTTTTGTTCGTCATGAAAACGAGCTTTGGATACCAATCCGCGGCTTTCGGTGTGGGACCAACGTTACCATCGACATGGCCAGTGTATTTGTAAAGAGTACATTCTGGGACGATACTAGCTTCGTTGCATCCGTGACAAACTTATATTATTGGATGCCCAGCTGTATCCCATCACTTGGGTCTCACAACCATACAGGAGGACATCACCATAACCACGACGACGAATTACAACAAGACATCATAATCGGTATTATATTCGTCATAGCGATAGTAATATGCATCGCGCTTCTGCCCAGGCAAGCGAATCCACCACCACCAGCGATAGCCGGACATACAATGTTATACTATAGGGTGCGGAGAAAGAAAAGGGAGGATGTGTGGAGAGAAATATAAGTGTAAAAGAGACGTGTATATAAGCTCTAAATATATTCAGTAACCATGATATTAATCGTATACTTACTTCTACTAGTAGTGGTTAACGCTGCTAATTATAAATTCTATTATGTCAACGATGAATTCGTTCAGTCCGCTGGAGGAAAAGGGCAATACGCTCGCATCGGTGGCGAAGTTACGGTCATCCAATGGATAGTTCCCGATGGTAAAGAGTTGACTATCTCTGACCCGATAGAATTTCCAGACTTTGGAGTCGTTGGACCCGCTACCTACCATTACGTTTTCGGCCTATCGACGGGAGGGGATATCAAAGTGGCTTGCAATGGTGTAGACGAGATTACCCTCTATCGTTCTAGTAATCCGCCTCAAACTCAACCTGGTTCTGCTACATGTCCTGGCAATCCTGGATACCTGTACGCACATCGTAAATGGCTTCGTCAGTACAGCAGAATCAGAGGAAGAGGAGTTAGGCGTTTACTAAGCACAACCAACACCATTAAACTTGGTCTATCCGCGTGGGGAGAACCGCACTTCGGTGCGCTCAACCACTACGTAGAAATAGAACAAGTCGATGATATACAGTTGGATTTGACCGACATAGGGGATGAATATCCACATAACCTAATCAAACCCAACGGTGAGCTACATACCGCTCTAAAACCCGGCGAGCTTAATATTATCAAAGCACCTCACTCCGTTGGTAACTATTCCATAGAAGCACCGTCTGTATGGGGAGATTACGTACATCCTGTCATACATGTAAGAAGAAAACTACACGAATGGGGAGGTCATAAACATCCCAAGTTGATGGCTGGAGAAACCTGGTCCAATGTATGTCCTAATATTGTAGAAGGGCAATACGCAATAGGAGCTGGTGCGTCGGCAGTCGCTGGCTGCTCCGACTCCAACTTCCCTTCTGGAGCCCATACCAAGTCTACCAGTGCCAGCTGTAGCGGTTCCGCCGATAGTTTAAACTGTGCAACAGGCTACACCATCACCGCAACCTGTACCTACACTTGGAAAATGGACTACACTTCGAATGAAGCCAAGTGTGGTACAGATTCGGTTACAGAGGCCAATGCTGACGAATGTGGATGTTCGTGTACAGTTTCAGTGGCTTCGACCTGCTCTTCCGGGTGGTATGGTTGTAACGACGGTGCTTGTTCGGACGATTGTCCATCTGGATTTTCATATCCACCCGGATATGGAGGGGGGTCACAAGGCTCAGACTGGAAATACTGTGGTAGTACATGGGACACCCAATGCTGGTGTGTAGACACTGGTAGTCCAAGTTGTACGACCAATCAAGCTAGTACCGATTGTAACGCTTGTAACAATGCCGCAGCGACATGTACATTCAACGAGGCGAAATCTTGTACAGTAGACGAATCGGCGACTACTACACAGGCCTTGACAGCTACCACTACCGCTTGCCCAGTTCAATGCGTAGGAGCTTGGAGCGCTTGGGGAACCTGTGGTGTTACTCAATGGGGAAATGCGCAGAAACAAAGGACATACACACAGAGCACAGTAGCAGCATACGGTGGTGATGATTGTGCCACAGCGGATGGAACGGTACACACTATAGACTGTATTACAGCCCAACCTACCTTTGTGTCTCAACAAGCCGATGGGTCTGAAGATAGCAGTGGAAGGTTGACAGTTGAACTCAAACTAAGCATCACTACCACACATGCGGAATCAGTCATATGTGCTGGGTTAGCAACGGGTACGACTGTTTCTGTATCTGCTATCACGAACGCCGAAGATAAAGTTTCATTCGTTACTACATCAGCGACAGCTACAGAAGCTACTATTACCGGGTTATCGGACGAAACGGACTATGACATTGCTTGTACCATCGGCACCGGTTGGTCTGATACCATTGATAAACTCACCCCTGATTTGTTCGCTGTTGTAGGCGATGCGGAGATGAGTGGGGTAGGAGCAACGGTCGGGACTTGTTCAAGTAGCTGGACGGACGCAGCGGATGCTCGGTGTGTTGCGATGGGTACCGGAGATACCTGCTCTTGGGATGAAATTAAAGATTTAGGCCAATCGGGCCCAACGCCTCTAGCCGTTCAGACGACTGACCTCACTACCAAGGCCTTTAGTTTTACAGGATTAACAGCCGCTACGAGTTACAAATGCTGCTGTCACAGTAGTCATGGGACGACCGATGCTGGTTCCAGTGTGAACTTTGATACCTTGGGCTTTACTGCTGACTTGGCTGTGGATTCCAAGACCACTGGGTCCGTTACCTTTACGGTTGCGGTCAAGGTGTTGGCATCTGTCACCTGTACGGTACAGACCAAAGCAGACTGGGATGCTGCTGCTACCGCAACCACAGCAGAAACCATGACGTACACACCGTCAGCCTTGTCGGAGAACAAAGAATTCACAGGATTGAAGCATTACACACAATATTATATCAAATGCACCCAGTCTACTGATTCGAAACAGGTGGAGGTTATTACCGAAGCACCAACGTTTAGTCCTCAGCCGGCTGCGTCAGACCATACCATGACCGGGTTTACTGTCAAAGCAACCATAGATAGAGATGAAACCATAGTATGTTCTGTATTTGCGGAAGATGAGACAGCAACTCTGGCAGCTATTATAGAAGGTACGGGAGCAAGCTCCACCTCTGGCGAGTTGTCTATCTCAAAGGATACGGAGAAAAGTATACAAATAACCGGGTTGGTATATGGTACAACCTACGACGTGTACTGTGCTCTAAAGGGTGATGATGATACCTACGATGGCCCTTACCATACCAAGTCGGACCTATTACAGACTGCTACGGTTCAGCCATCTATTACTGCTCAACCAACCGCGTCTGAGATTACGTACGACAGCTTCAAGATTACCACGACATACGACCATGCTAAAATGTCTAGATGCGTGGCTGTCGCGGCAGATGCTTCGGCTCCAACGGCAGCAGACCTAGCAACAGATTTTACTGGTACGGTAGCGTACGTAGAGTCAAATTCAGTAGCGAATACTCCACATGTGACCATTGCCATTGACGTAGGTTGTTGTGGTACAGCTTATGACGTGTACTGTGGTCAGACAGACTTTGACATCATTTCCAACGCCCTGAGGGTGACTACTGTTCAACCGACTATTGCTCAACCTATTGTTATCACAGAAGCAACCTCCGCAATAAAGATAGAAGTTACATTCGACCATACCAATGATGCTGCCTGCGTCCTAGTACCTAGAGACGCGGCGGCTCCAAGTATTGCTCACGTTTTTTCCGGTCAAGGGGCGGTTGAATTCTATAGTGTCAAAGCTCATATAACGGCCTTTACACCCACGTGTGCGGGAACGGAATCGTGGAGCACTGAATGCAACACCGCGGTTAAAACGGAGCTATGGTTTGGTAATTCTGGTGCTGGTACAGAACCAACACTAGGCAAGCTAGAGGACGACCAGGAATACGATGCTTACTGTGCTCAGGAAGATACGGAAGTTCTTAGCGCCAAGAAGCAGGTGGTAACCATTAAAGAAACCATCACCTCCGACCTGGCAATATCTGACATTGCTTGGAACACTGCTACGTTTGCCGTTACCTTTTCAGACCCTGGCAATGCCAGGTGTACTGTAGAATATGATTCCAGCACGGCTCCTACTATAACGCAGATTTTAGATGCCAAAGCCCAGGACGGGGGAGCGGCGTTAGGCAACACGGACGTTGTCGCTGTTACTGCTGACACATCGTGGACAGAAAGCTTCGACGACGATGATATAATTGACTGTGTGGTGTACGATGTATTTTGCGCACACGATGACGGCGGTGACGAAGGTATAGATGGGTTGTTTGCGGAAGCAGATTTTACCACCACGTGTAAAACGATTACCACAGAAACCGCTCTATCTTCTGGATACACGATGGAGACCGACCCAACGCATCAAATTAAATTACCATTGACAGCTTGGGATAGAGTAACGGTAGAGACTACTTTCGACCATGCGGACCCAGCTAGATGTGTTTTATTGGCCAAGGATGAAACAGCTCCAACGCTAACACAGATTTTTACCGGTACGGATGGAGACGACGATGCTGCTATAGTTGTGGCAGACCAGGGTGATTCCTTAGCTGCCACGGCCTTTGCGGCAACTTTTATTGGACTAAGTGACAACACTGATTACCACGTGTATTGTGCACAAGGAGCAGAACCTACCGCACAACAGTCTGCTAATAATAAAGAAGCATTGATATCTGGTCCTTTCCTAGTACGAACCGTAGAGAAACGAATAACCACAGAGCTTGAACCGGATGACGGATACGTTATGGAGACTGATGGTATTCAAATTAAAACGCCGTTAACCGCGACCGACACTGTTTCTGTCCGTATCAAGTTCAGTCATACGGACCCAGTACAGTGTATGGTTACGAAATTTACAGACGACGCACCAACTCTGGCTCAAATATTTAACAAGCATGGACATGAAGATGCCTCTATAGACGAAGAAGTATCGGGCGAATTCGGCTCCTACGTCACTCCAGACCAAGGTACAGCAACCGCTGCTACCTTCTACGTCCAAGAAATCACTGGACTGGAAGAAGGGCACAAATACATAGCGTACTGTGCTCAGGCAAAACTAGACGACCCTAAGAATGTGGTATCTAGCTTTACCTTTGCAACTGCGTCTAAGAAAATAACTGCGGCCATGGCCTTGGGAGACGATAACAATGTCCTAGGTTGTGCGGATGGGGAGGACCCCGATTGTCCAGGTGAAGATGCCCAAATCAAGTTACCAGCGGTGTTTGATACGGTTGTCATGACCATTACCTACTCGCACGCGGGTACCGTACGATGCGCTGCGCTGCTAAAGGATAGAGCTATACCTACCAATAAAGAACTTCAAGACGGTATAACGCTGGAAGATTATGAATCGAGTCCTGATGCGGTAAATAATACTGCCGATACACAAGTAGTGGTCACCTTTACAGGTCTACAAGATTCTACAGAATATGATTTCTTCTGTGTACAGGATAGATACGACACTGCTGTAGATAGTCAAGTGTTGAGAAACAGCAAGCTAACCTACCGTACAGTGCCGAAAGTATTCCAGGAAGAACCATCGGTGGACGAGCTTGGACACTATGGTCTACAAGTTAAATTCAAGATGAGTCACGAAGACGATGGAAGGTGTGTAGTGGTTCCAGCAGTAAATGTAGCCACTTACGACTCGTGTATGGATGGAGAGGGTGTGGTAGCTAGCGATGAAGAAACGTTCGCAGCAGAAACAGAAGTAACCGTTAGAATCGAAACTGGACTAGAAGATAATACAGACTACAAAGTGTTCTGTTGTCAAGGACGTCAGTTAATATCAACTGGTATAGCGTTTACAACACTAGAATCACCTAGGGTAATACAGGATACACACGTAACGGAAATTTTAGATACAACAGCTTCAGTGTCGGTGGGTTTCAGCGACTACGAAGAGGTTGCATGCTTCGTTCGACCCATAACTGGTACGCTCCCCACAGAAGCAGAAATCTTGGGTGGTATAACCACTGCCAACGGCGATGCTCACGAGATAACTGCCCATGTATCGACGGATACTTTCTTTATTGAAGATAACAATGAGCTGTTAACGTGGTACATGGGTGGAGAAGTAAACCCCAATATCACTTTAACTCAATGGTCTACCTATACCTTTGTTAGGACTACACCAGGTCATGATTTGAGGATAGTGGCAGCGGAAGATTGTGCTGATTGTGGTAGTGGAACGTATACGACTCTGGGAACCTCCGATATAGCGGATGTTAAACATGGTCTACCGGTTCACTGGAGACCTACGGAGTCTGGTACCTACTATTATGTCTCCACAACAGCTGCCCGTATGGTAGGTGTTATCACTGTAACGGCCGCTACCGAACCTACAGCGGCAGCAGTAGTAGTAGCTGCGGCGTTAGTAGAGTGCGACTATCCAGAAGTAACCGATATGCCTGAGAATCAAACACTACCGACCAAGTTGACTGGTTGTGCTCAACCGGATAAATTAGTGTGGAAATCTCCATACGACAGTTACTATATCATTAACCCGTACAGAGAGAAGCCTACGTTGGCTATTGCCTCCCTAGATGTCAAAGGCTGGCCAGCAAAGATAGCTTACAATACGTACAACCAGAATGCGACCTTAGAAACAGCTGGCAAGTCCTTTAATTTCGACGGTCTTACCACGGATACCAAATACGAAGCGATATGCGGAGCGAAAGGTACAGAAGGCGAGTTTGCTATGTCTAGTTTAGTATCCTTTCGAACGTTGTACAAGCCTGGACGTGTTACCATGTCCTTGGCAGACCCTGAAGACGCAAAATTTCTACCGGGTGGTAATCCAGGCCCATTGCCTTATGGTCTACGAACGGGTTCCTTCCCAGAGATAGAAGGAGCCTTTGACCAGGTTGGATATGTAGACGAGCGGTCTATATTGCCCCAGCCATTAGGTCAGATAGGATTAACATCGGACGAAGCGGCTCCAGGCATTTATATTGTGTTTACAACGGATGGTTCAGAACCAGACTGTGACCAGGAAATTCATATTATTCCATCAGCCGGTGGCAACACTTCGCGTGTTCACCAAAACCAAACGTTGCGTTACAGAGCTTGTTCGGAGCTTTCTGGTGATGAAGGCTACCTCGATGGGGACGGTAACGAAGTCCAAGGCACCTTATTCTATATGAAATGTAAGACGGATTGGTATAACTTACCAGAGCCATATACTTCGGATATCGATACTTACCCGAAGTATACGAATGTACCGGCCTATGTACCGTTGAGAGCAGACAATGGCTTTCCTCAGAAGTGCACGATGACCAATATTTACACTGGTAAACTTCAATCTGCTTGTGAAGATGCTGGTAATTTTTTCCTTGCGACCTTTGAGAATGCCACATGCGAGGCGAAGATATCTGGTGTAGGTGTTATTGACGATGGTAACTGTGACGATGGAGGTCCTAATTCGGACTATTCTGATTGCCCGTTTGGAACGGACGCCGCAGGTCCGATGACAGAAGACAAGAGCTTGGGTTGTCCAGCACGTGAAATAGATGGCTTCTGTCTAAATTCTTGTAAATTTGTATGTGAACCATGCCCACGCATTCCGCTGGTAGTACCGTTCTGTGGACATAATCCCGATGGGACTCAAAAAGCGTGGGAATGTCCAGAATTGGAAGTGAATGCGGACCCAGTGACAGGTCTATGCCCCGACGAATGTCCCCGTGTCTGTAAGAAATGTCCCTATGATGCTCCAGCCCTAGGAGAAGCACCAAGTTGTGGCATAACCGGCTGGGACTCCGAGGTTGGATACCATAGTCTAGACAATCATCCTTGTCTGGAAGGTGACCCTGAAAACCCCGATACAGAAGGTAAAGATGTTGATTTCCAGAAACTCGTATGTGAAGATACGTGCGCATCGGCCAACGATGGTGTATGCGACGAGACAGAGAACAATTGCGACCCTGGAACCGACTGTACCGATTGTGGTGGAGAAGGAACCATTGTCACTAGTGATTACTGTCCTTCTGGTTGCTTACCAGTGTGCGATGCCTGTCCTAGAATCATGCCTGCTCCAGTGTGTGATGGTAGGGACCGTCCATGTCCGGAGTCTAGAAACGTTGAGTATAATTATGCCAATAAAGAAACTCCTCCATCATGTGCGGACTCTTGCTTTCCGCATTGTTTCCAGTGCCCGGTGTTCGTAACCGAAGAAGAATATACGGTGTGTCCATCTGGAGAAGCTCCATGCTCCTACTTCGAAGACCTCAGCAACAATGTATCTTGTCATGGTGAATGGACGGACGAAGGGTACGAGTGTAGTGGTGAGAATTCAAGGCCTAAATGTCCTATCGGATGCCCTTCACGTTGTTACCACTGCCCAACTATACCAGCTGGTATTACACAGGCGCCTAAATGTAGACAATTGCCCGCACAACAGGAGCAAACCGGTTGTGGCTCCTTTACCACTGTACAAAGTTTTAACGTTCAATTAAACCTGACTTGTGACGATGGTTCAGACTCACCGTGTTATGACATGGCCTCACTATCCACCCTCACCGAGCAAGAACAACAGCAAACTCTTCTTGTTGCTTTCCAACAGAGAAAATGTCCCGATGGATGCCCAGTAGCTTGTGAGATGTGTGGTTTTCTACCAGACCCTTATCCTTCCTGCGGTGAAGATAGGTTAGGCCAGGCAGCTGTAATTAAGTGTTATGACGGTTCTCTGTCTGAGGACCATAAATGTTTCGAAGACAGAACGAAAACCACCGACTGTAAGTATGGGGTAGACCCTGTATGTGGGGATGGTTGTGGTTTTCAGTGTAAATCGTGCCGCATACGATACAACGCTGGACTATTTAGTAAATGCGATAACGATGCGGTACCATGTCCAGATGGTGGAGACCCATACGCATGGGATGGTGTAGAGGGCGAGGGTGAGCTTGGCGACCTGTCCGGTCTGGTGGAAACCTTTTCACCGTTCTATTACAAAAACTTTTTAGACTCCTCGTACGATATCTACTGTCCTAGTGACTGTAAAGTAGAATGCTACAGCTGTCCAAGTCAGACGCTTACGGACGGAACACTACCTCGTTGTGGTTCTACCGGCATTCCATGCCCAGAAGACCCAGACGATAAACCAATATTACTCAATGTGTCCGACCCGTTGAGCACGAACTGTACGGACTCTCTTTGTCCTATATTATGTGAACAGTGCCCGGACGCGTTAGACCCATTGCCTAAGTGTGTCAACGACGCATCTCCTTGTAGAGATGGCGTGGTACCAAGCTGTGAGGACGGTTCAGCTGGTTATGACCTCGCGTGCGATAACGGAGACAGGCCTATCTGTACCGATTTGTGCGTAGGAGAATGTGACCATTGTGAAGTGGTGGACGACCCATTGCCAAAGTGTGGTCAGTTCAACGACGGAAATCACTCACGTAAGCCTTGTTTAGATGATTCAGATGAGAATGGGGATGGGCGATGTGCGGATGCTTGCTTACCCGGGTGTGAAGCTTGTACAGATAGAGCAGCAAGCCCACCGATGTGTGGTAAGAACGAAGACAATTCAGACATATTACAGGTGTGTGAAGATGGTACGCTAGGCTCTGCGTTAGATGTGGAGGGTCTGTGCGCAGACGGATGTGCCACACAATGTATAAAATGTGGTGATATAGCATCAGTGAGTTTGTCAAAATGTGGACAAAATGTGGACGGTACCAACGCCAGAGTTCGGTGCGATGACGATTCGGACGAGACAGAGAACGATGGGGTATGTGCGGATACCTGTAGGCCAACTTGTGATTACTGTACAGCGGTTACGATTCCTCAACCAAGATGTGGTCGTAACCCAGATGGTTCTCAAAAAGATTTTGAATGTTCAGACAACTTACCAATTGGTGAGAATGGTCTATGTTCTGACGGTTGTGCGCCACTCTGTACACCTTGTCCCGACATAGTGTCTGGATATATTATATGTGAAGCGGAGCAGGAAGCTTGTGAAGATGGGTCGGGAGCAGTTTGTGCGACCGCTGACGGTACCCCAGCACCGGTGATATGGGAGAGTTCCCAGCTGGCTGGAACAACCGTATGTCCCGAAACAGACAACCCACACCCTAGATGTGATGATTTGTGTACACCAGTATGTATCACAGCAACCTGTGACCAGTGCGATAGTAGCAAATCATTTCTCAAGGTGGAAGATTTCGACCAGCATGTGAACGGATACCCAACACAACAAATTATTCAGACGAATGGAATACCTATTCACCCGATGGAACCGTATCCCGATGGAGGATGGCCGGCAGAAACCTACATTGGAAATATTATAGATATCAACGGATACACCGCCCAAGACTTTGCGGCAGCGGCTTCTGGAACCTGCCCATTCTGTACAAAGTTTCAGCTTCCAAAATATGCCGAAAAGGGTACGCAGTTCTGGGAATTGGAACCGGACGTTGACGTTGGTATCTCTACATTTACAGGAGCATACCTTTACAACCATTATCATGGCACAGATGATGTAGCGGTACAGTTGTACGGTACCCAATTAGACTATTGTTCTGGTCATGCTACGAACGATTGTGTGTACCACTACAGCGCTTATCCTAGCTGCGTCCAGGGTTATGTTGGAAATTGTGGTCTCATAGGTTACTTGTACGACGGTTTGCCTGTTCTAAGCACTTGTAAAATAAACAATGTAGAGCTGAGCTCTTGTTACAAATTAAAGGAAGGTTCTGATGGTACCAAAACAAGCCATTACGATTTCGATGAAGATGGGAATTGTCATTTGGACATGGCAAATGGATACGATTTTGACGAAGGAGACATATCATGGCTTCAGGGCCGTGGTGTAGCGCTCTCAACGATTAAGAACTTTAATGGTTATGCGTACGTGATGACCAACAATTATCCTTGGATGATGCCAGGGTTTTACGGCACGCAATGGGGCGGCATGGGTTGTCCCAAAGCCTTTACTAACGAATGGACACCACAAGGAGAGTGTGTGGAAGTATCACCACTTTGCGTTGAAGGACTTTTGACCAGAACGCCACAAGAGTGTGATTGCACGGACGATACCTGGTGCGTGGAAACGGGTTACGATACGGCAGTCCAATATTACAATAGAAGACCGCCGGTAATTTCAAAGGTTGATTTCACTTCCATTCAATCGATTATTAATTCAGATTCGACCATTCAAGTTATGGTTCAAGTTTCCAAACCAATTGTCAAAGCAGAATCAATACTTATTCTCAACTGGGAAGGGTTGGATGCGGACGACCAACTGATGGAGTTCGAATATACAGAAGAGTCCACCATGTCAGACGGTGTTACAAAACAATTTTTCTGGGCTATTCCTACATCGAACTTGACCAATGTCCCTACTGAAGGGCCTAGAACCCTTATCATAAACCATGGTTCGGGTGTGGAAGACGACTCCCAACAACGGACCGGGTTTCTAGCAGACAATGGTTTAGTATACGAGAATGCTTGCAAGCCGGATTATGATGCCATTGGTTATAATTTAGACGCCTGTGTGTCCGCGTCTGGCGCGGCAATGCGTTCGACAGAATGTGTTATAGATTGTAATCCTGGGGGTTATGCCTTTGAGAACCAAACGGTCAGCAAAGAATGCGAAACAGAAGGTGGGACATTTATCTTTAAGGGGTGTTCGGCTCGTTGTATAGCGCCACCGGTGGCCCCATCTTATAACTTTACCGAATGCGATACGTCCGACGGGCCTATTGCTGAAGGTCTTTGTACGGTATCATGCTCTGATGGGTTTACAGAGGCATCTGGTGGTACGACAACTACCTGTCCAGGGGATGGGCAAGTGTTTCAACTAACTGGTTGTAATGCACAATGCACGATAGACTCTACATTGGACAACCCAGCGTACGATTTAACCAACTGCCCACACGATGGAGGTCTTATAGGCAATTGTGAGGTGGGATGTTCTACCAACTACGATGGGAACCCTGTCATAGCGTGCGAGAATGGTGGTCAACCGTGGAATATTATCACTGGATTTTGCGAAGCAGTGTGCATTGCTCCCACTACCGAAGGGTACGAGCTAGATGCTCCAGCAACACAGAACAAGGCTCTATTGACCTGTTCTGCTGGGTATGAATTGAGTGCATTCAGCAATTCTATATTTCCAGTCTACAGTTGTCCAGGGGCTGGCTTAGCATTTAGTGCTTCCGGATGCGCGATTGCCTGTCAGCCAGACTTTGACGCTACGATTGACACCTCTGACTGCTATCGAGATGGGGGAATGGTCAGAAACGACGAATGCAATCTAAAATGCATGGATGGGTATGGAGCTTGCTCAGGTACAGTCTGTAGCGACCCACAGCCTATCTGTACTACTGCTGGAGCTGTTTTTGGTCAAACATTGACATGTGAACCTGCCTGTAGCTTACCGAACGACCCAGACTTTTTAACCAAGTACAACTTGGCCAACTGTCCAGGGCCAGTGTACACTGAAGAATCGTGTTCGCTGAGCTGTGCCGGTGGCTTTAGTTCCAACGGACAAGTGTCTGTTAGCTGTAACAATCCAGGTGGCACTATAGACATTACCAACGAGTGCTCTAGTGCCTGTACGGTATCTAATCCAGCTGATTACCTGGAGTACGATTTGACCAACTGTGATACTTCTGGAGGCGCATTGACCGAGTTCGAATGTAACCCAACCTGCTTGGCCGGATACATTGCGGGCGAGGCGGGAGTCAGGGCAAAATGCTCGTTGGACACCATGACCTTTAGCTTCACTGGCTGTTCTAGCTCCAACTGTGACAACACACCTTCAATAGTGTGTGACGATGGAATAACATGCACGGAAGATATATGCGACCCTGGTTCTATTATTTACGACATTGCGGACGCGTCTGCCACACAAGCGGGATGTTATCACGTGCCATCGGCTCAACTTTGCGAAGACGAATACGGTTGTACAGACAATGCGTGCACTCCAGATGCCCCCGGTGCGGATGTCAACGGGTGTACTATCTCTATGAACAATGGTAAATGTGACGATGGTGTAGATTGCACTGCTGACGTATGTTCACCGTACGAAGAGTCTGCTACTAGCGCTGGATGCATATTTACAACGGACGATTCACAGTGTGATGATAGTTCCATATGTACAATAGATATTTGCGTGATTGGCCAAGGGTGTACCAATGAGCCCATTGTATGCGAGGATAATATATTCTGTACGGTGGATAGCTGCGACCCTGTTTTGGGTTGCGTTCACACAGCAGAAGACTCGCTGTGTACCGATGAATGGCCATGTACGCTCGACGTCTGTGACATCGCAGCTGGAACCTGCGTTCATACCGATGATGACTCGATGTGTACGGACGCGTACGACTGTACCATCGATAAGTGTGCTCTAGGCGTGAATGCTGGACCAGATGGCTGTACGCACGAATTGGACAACTCTGTTTGTGACGATGGAGCCTCCTGTTCTTCTAACTTGTGTGCTCCGTTGTCGTCTGAAGACTCTACCGGCTGTTACAACAGCTACGACAATACGGTATGTGAGGACGGTGTAGCGTGTACTAGAGATACATGTACACCCACGAATGAAAATGCAACAGCTGTAACGGGATGTCTGAACCAAAATATATGCGGTATCGACAACCCAGCTTGCACTTTGGACTTGGAAATAAACGAAGATGGGCTTGTTATCAAACCATACATTCCATGCGTTGAAGGAAAAACCTTTAGCAGCTGTGAAACGGTTCAAGTAACATTGATAGAACGCAAAGAAGAAATTAAAGTGAGGGAGAATACGGAGATTGAAAACTATCTAGCATCGATAGCGGATAATCCTCCGTCCGTTTGCAACCCCAACCCATGTCTTGGAACCAATTCAACATGCGAAATACTAACCAACGAGACCAACAACGCAACTAGATTCAATTGCACATGTCCAGAAGGGCAGAGGGGTGACCGTTGCGAGTTCCTGGCTGTCTCAGAAGATACCGAAGCTCCGAAATACTGGGCGTACCGAATACTAATAGGTTTCGGAATAGCCTTGGGGGCGGTAATAGGTATCAACTTGGCTTCTAGTATTGCGGCAAGCAACCAAGATACGAAAATAATAAATCAGGCAAGGGAGATACAGGCAGTGTTGTCGTCTAGGCAAAGGCCTAGAAAAAATAAAAAATTTATTAACAAGTATAATAATTGATATTCATTATAATTTTAGTAATGGTATCCGCATTACGTGTAGCGTTTTGTCCTCTCAGGGATGAATATTTTTTACCCCAGTAATATGCGTAGTCCAAGGTCCCCAACGTTAGATGAGTACACTCGTGTATTATAAGCGATGCTTGGTCCTCGATATCCAGTCTATCCCAATACTCTCCATTCACCCACATCACATTCTTTCTGTAATTTGGCAGCACCCATCCAGACGCTCTATTCTTCTTCATCTCGGTATTGTTCCTTATACGCGCATGGTTAACACACGGAAGCAAACGCGCAAACCAATTGCGCATCGTTAGAGGTGTTACTGCGTTGATACCTTCCATGTTGGAGTATATCAATATATCATAATGTGAGGATTCTATAGCGTTGATAACCCAATCGGATGCACAACGTTTGGGTTCATTTATGCGAATATATCGGCCTTGGGTTGCTTTCCAGAAGTATACGGTCATAGCAAATGACATGTAGCACGACACAACGAGTAATACGACCTCAAGTAACTTCTGGAGGCGCATTTAAAGTAATCGAGGGCATATATATAGTGCGCGTGTTTGTTTTAGGAGGGTATATATGGAGGAGATGGACAATAATAATAATGAGCCGTTTGAACCGTAAACTAACTCAAAATATTGAAGAACGCATACCGGTCGCAGTTACACGGACAAAACGTTTTTCTAAGAAAAAGTCTGAGGTTAGTAAAACAAGTTATAGATTGCCGTCTGGTATGTTTTATAGGCAAGCAGAGGGTCCAAAGATTTGTAAGGATAAGTTTATCTTTTCGGCGGCTGATAAAGGCACCAACAAGCAAGAACTTGAAGACGGGAAGCAAGGATGTATCAAGGTTGACAATTCCCTACGTATGGCGAGCAAGCATTTGTCAGATGGTCTAAATGGTTTACAAATTGCCGTCTCGCAAATCAATCTGATAAATGATACGGATGGAACCAGTTTTCAAGGGTTCGTAGAGGAGATGGGTGCAAATGGTAACATAAGCTATAAGTTGTGGATTTCGTTGATATTAGGAAAGGACCAAATAATGGAAACTGTTGCACTCGTCGGCAATGAATTGAAGAAAGTAAATGAATTCTTGGTCAATCAAGATGAGGAAGAGTGGGAAGAACAGTTAGGACAGTATATTGAGAACCAGGAGAATGGCGTTGAAGACGAGAAAGTGATGGAGAAATTAAGACATCTCAAGAAACAACAAGGTAATTCCATGATGCTCGCAGAGAAGGTAACCGCGATGAACAATAGAATACAGGAGGCACAGGAGGCAGAAAAAATGGACACAGAGGCAGAAAAGCTTAGAGAACAAGATATAAGCGCATTAGTGGCTAAACAACAAACAGAAATGAATACTTTATTAGCTAGACACCGCGCAGATGCGGATGAAAATACTCATAAAACGAACGCCACTCTCAGTGAAGTTCAAAATGCTTCTTTAAGGGCAGCGGCAGAAGCAGCTAAAACTGTAAAGCAAGCAAAGCTGGAAGTAGCTATAGACATCAGCGAATACTCGAAAGATATCGTTAACGGTGAAAATTAAGAATGTGGTATCGTTGGTAATATCGAAGTGGTATTGGCATACTTCCAAACACCCAAAGCAAACTGTGATATAAGTTCCCAAGTACCGTTGTTTATAATCTCTACTGCGTCTATTCTACATATTAGGAGAGTGCATAAAACAAATAAAAATTCTATTCTATTCATATAAAATTAATTCTTACGTTTATATACGGTCACTATTCTTCTATGTCCCACCGCCGCCGCCGTATCCGCAGAAGCTTTCTCTATTTTAAGACGCATGTTGTTTTGGGGAAAGTTAAATGTTATTTCCTTTACAAATGCTCTATAGTCGTGCTTGAACATGGCCACTTCTTCGATATTTAACTGGTCGTTGGATGTGATATCTATAAGGTAATAGTTGGGCGGTTGTGGTTTTACAGACACGTGAAACTGGCAGGGTATCGACGGTAAGTTACTAAGCCCGTTCAATATACGCTCCAACATCGGTTTATCGGTAGCATTGATACTCTTTAGATTCCAAGCTCGCTTGGTGACTGAAGCCATCTTACGTTTCAGCTTCTTCGTCTTTGCTCCATTCTTCCACATGTCCACTTTCAGCCAGTTGCCTTTGAGAGAAACCATCAGTTTTCTCAAGCGTGGAGCAAGCGTTTTAATCGTTTCAAAATCTTTAAACATTATAGGGGGTAGATTCTTAAGCATCAAAACGTATCGTGACGGGAAGTTAGTGTTTGTTTGCACCTGGAGCTCGCCACCCGTTGCTCCCGGCATGGACTGTATGTGTGCTATAACTTTTTGTATAAAATTTCTATCTTCGGATTCAACGGTCGGTTGGGTTACCATTTCTAAAGAATCTGTAGCGTCGCCGCCAGTGCTGCTAGTATCAATGGATATTTCAGCCATTCGCAATAATTAATAGGTGTAGCTGGTCTTTTATACTCTACGTCGAGAGTGATTGTACCGGACCCAAAGTCTGCCGTGTAGTTAACCTGTATTGCCCCTGATACTTTACAATGGTGTATCCATGTATGGATGTCATCCTCTCCTATTTCTTCTAAATTGGATATCAAAATTTTAGCTCCTTTACCATTGCGCAGATAGCCAGCACAGGCCACATCACCGTCTACGTGAAATGTCTTAACATGTTCAGTTATCTTTTTTAAGGCTTCTGATAAATTATTCTGTATGAGAGCGGGCAATGTCGGATGGGTATCAGTCATTGTTGTGTCGTAACTGAAGTATTATATACTCGTACAGTGGATTTACTTTTTGGATTTACGATCATATATAGCGACTTCAATAATATTAAGCAATGGCAAAGGTCCAGGTGAATACGAGTAAAATCGCCAGAGATTTGGCCGACCTCTGGCGAAAAAACAACCCCGGGTTTATATCGGTTCCAGGGCATCAGTGTACGAACGAATCGTGTACCATCATACACATAAATGGTTGGGTCTCTCAGAACTCCGACGGTTTAATGGTTTCATTAAACAAGCCCACAACAAAGAAGAGACGCAACATACAACAGCTTTACATATGCAAAGAGACCGGAACACCACACTGGTGCCATTCACAATGTGGTGGACGGAAAGTGGTATCGGCAGACCAAGGCTGTGTGTGTACTATATCGGGTATACGTTACGAATCCGAATCGGCAGACACCTGGATACCACAATATAGAATCACGGCAACTGCCCAGGAACACCGGGACCCGCACGCCATTCGCGCCGGCAATGGGTACGAAAGTCATTCCACAAGCTACCGTACCCAGCAGCACGTGTCCTTTGCCAGGGACCAGATACATTTGCTTATGTTTAGCGAACGCAGACTATACGCAGAGCAGCGCAAGTATTTAGAGCAGAAGCAAGCGGCCGAAAAGATTGTGATGAAATATTACAAAGGTTGTGAGAAAATAGGAAGGCCTGTCATATTTACCAACATGGTAACGCTGTACATCAATCAAATTAAGCGTCGAAGAGTCTTTAAAGGGTTGTTGCCAAAGTATCACAAGACCGAAGATATAGTAAAGGCATACGCGGAACGCGTCTGTACATTGTGGAATATCATTACAACAAAAACACCGATGGGGAAAACGTGCTCGTCCTTGTTCTCGTTCAAAACCTTTGTGGCCAGTGCGTTGTACATTATGAAACGGGGAATGTTCTGCTCTGGTGTAGAGATTATACCGAAAGATTTCTATCTAGAAAGCGTGTTACCAGAAGCAAATACACTAGACCATTATTCTGTTAACAAACCAACCTTTACACAGAGCAAGAACAACATGACCCGCGCCATACGGGAAGCGATAGAGGAACACGGGTGTGATGTTAGGACGTTGGTTATGCCGTCATTCAAGTCGCCGTTTTCTTAAGTATAAAAATAACATAATATATATATATAAATGTCTACCAGAAAGGATAGATTTTATGAAGAAGTCCTCTACAAAGTATACTGTGAAAACCCTAGACCAGTATGGAATAATATATTCACCACCATAGTCATGGTTTTAACTGGTATAACTGCTGCCACCTTTGAAGTTTCCGAAGACTATCGTATACCTAAGATAGCTTTATGGTTACTTATAGGAATATGTAGCATAATACACCAAGGATGTATATGGCCCAAACTTCTATGGATATCTAGGTTGGATAGTTTGGCTACTCTGGTGCTTCAGACCCTGTACGTGATAACTTTCTACGAGACCGCTCCATGGTGGGTGTGGACTCTTGCTGTTGTAACAGTAATAGTGTTTATCTATTACTATTATCGTTTCTACCAGAACCCACCCATTAGCATGATTCAATATATTAGATTGGTCAACCTCTGGCATATAGGAGTTACAGCAACTACGATTGCACTTTACGCGACAGCAGGGCTACCACCAGAGTCTCTTGAAAAATAGAACGAAGCGTTTTATTATTGTAAAACCACCCATTATAATGACCTATTAATGATAGAGCCTCTATAGGGTCTAAATGTACCTGCTTTACTAGTTGAGGTCGGACTATCTTCCAATCACCGCCATATTCACAGACAGAACATAGCATAGAGCCATCACACATCACATTAGCGACGAGCATAGGTTTAGAGCCGGGATAGAGTGTGTATTGTACCCAATCTCCAGGAGAATAAGACATATAATATATTATAAAACTTGTTTATACGAAAAGTTTTTAACGTAACTCAGCTCTTCTCTTATGGATTTAAACACACCAGTGTGATAACACTTCGCAGCTCTGCCCTCTTCTCTCAAAATCCTCTTAAACCAGTAGTATTGCCTACGTTGAGCTTCGTTGTTTTAATCNGATTCGATTTCTGATAATGTTATATATAAGTAATTTTTTTTTTATTAAAATGGGAAATGTTATTAGTTCAAGTATAGCAGCGTCAATATTACCATATGTTATGTCTTCAACGGGTTCAGTTATAAAGGGCATTGGTACCATCCACGGTATAGTAACACCATTTGTGAGCCGTGCCGCTGCTAAAGGGCTATGGTTTGCATTACTAGGCTAATGAATAATACAGTTTATATGCATGGATGAATTTCTAAAACAATCCGCGCACCAACTCGCTTAAAACGTTTTGCCACCAATACATGTGGGCTCTATGTACGTTATGTATATTCCCGTAACGATTGATACGAAAAGATAATATGTGTTCACTTATATCGTCAGGGAAATGGTGAAATAGTCACTCGTTGGAGAAGGCACGCTTCCAAGCCTCTTTATCCCATCCTTCCAACTTGTTCGGCAGTGCCGCCAACATCCACGCCCAGAAAAAATTGTCGGAATCTTTGTCCGGATGCTCTATCTGTGGCAAAACCTTATTCTTGTAGTAGTGTACCAATGCTGCCTTAGCCTGTCGCACGGACAATGGTGTGTATATCATATCNCCGACGTGGCCTTCTTCTCTACCGGTGAGACTGGNAGTGCGTAGGTACGCGTTCTCTGGGTCCAATATATTACTGAATCTAATCTTCTGTCCTTGTAATTCTATTACAACACAGTCTAGATGGTCTGGTACCTTGAAGGTACATGTTATTGGTTCGGATTGGTTTTGATGTGTAGTCATGATGTAGTGTTTGGTGTGTTGATATATCTATAGTGTTATTAAACATGTCGCATATTCTTAGAGTATTCCCCACGAAAGAGAGCAAGAATGATTCAAGCACTCGTAGTGTTTTGGTAACCGGAGAAACATCTCACGTTTCTTAGTCCCATCAGGCTGTTGTACGAATCTACGCCACTTCCTGTCCCTTTGTGGTATGGGTTGAATCTTATAGAAATTTTCCCAGAATACATTTTTAGAAGACGCGCAGCGGTCTTCCGTGCAAGGACCCATTGTATCAACAAAGGATACGAAATGGTTCATCAATGTGTCTTTGTGTACAATATTATTACGCAATTTAGGCCACCATGTCTTGTCTTGTAGGCATTGTTGCCACCATAATCCGATAGGGTTCATTTGTATTTATATAAAAATTATAATACTAATCGCATATTCTTAGAGTATTCTTATATTATAAACTCTCCGCCGACGCTTGGCAAGGTACCGTTGTATCGCTTCCTTTTTTTTGTTGGTTGTATTCTTCTATTGTGTTTAAACTTGCCTTTGCAGTTTCTTTGCGTTAAGTCTTGCTGGTATTTTGTTGTTTTAATAACACATTCAGCCATATCTTCCATATCACACAAGTCAAACTCTTCCTGAATACACACGCGTCGATGTGCATTTTTAGACAACTTAATGGCATAAGCCCATTCATTTAAATTTTCAGGGCTCATATATGAAATCATTTTTTCAGTATCCATAACAATGATTTCAAGTACCTCGGGTTGTATCTTTCTTTGCTGCTTTCTTCCTTTATTAGCGTAGGCCTTGTATAGAATAGTTATAGTAATGGTTCCTTTAGGACCAATACCATGTACTATTTCACCATAACGGGCTAAATTGAAGAACATATTTTTTTGACACTTTTTTATTTCTATTAGTATATTACCATCCATAACAGCATCATAATATCTTGAATCTACACATTCCCACCCTAGTAATTTACAGAAATCTGCTTCATATTTACTGGGTTTGGTTATCCAATCACCGTGCAAATTATTAATATTTTGCTCGAGTATTTTAATAACTTTATCCATTTTTAAAAAGGTTATATGATTATAAAACATATCGCATATTCGTAGATTAAGCTTTATGTCCCATTGGTCTTCCTCTGGGGTTGTCTCTGTATTTCACCAAAGCGTGGTAATGCTCCTCCGCTGACAGAGCCCACTCTTCCCATTTGATTAGTATTGGGTCCGCTTGTTCTGCGCCTTTTGGGTCTTCGTCCTCGCTGTTGGTAGTTTTGGGTTGGTTGTCTTGGCCTGTAGGGATGGTAGTTTTGGGCTGGTTGTCTTGGCCTGTAGGGATGGTAGCCATTTGGGTTCTTATCTTCATAATAGAGTCTTCTCTGATCGTTACGATCAGGAGAGCGAGACCTCCACCTTTTCCTACCATCCGCATGTTGTGACTTTTCCAGTCGTACAAAATAAGGAAATCCATCTTTGTCTTTGACAGTCTTGTACCCAGGCGGGGGCGGGCCAAGCTTGCGACGCTTTGCAAACCCACCACGGGGAGCGTCCATCCTCATAATGATATCCGCACATACCGTTTCCGTCCTACCTTCCATAAGTTTACGAATACGTTTTTCTACACCTGTGGGATATGAACAGCCCTGCTGTAAGATGTTAATACAACACTCAGCGAAAGACGATGCTCCGTTCGGTGTTGCGCCATCGTCCAGAGCGATTGCTCGTAATAATTTTCTTGCCATTAAATATAAAACAGATGCTTATATATTAAAATTTTAACTGTACCTTTAAACGGTCACTCCCCGCCGTCCTGGTTTTGGGCGCTCCCTCCTGGGTTTTAATGAACTTAGTGAAAAGAAACAGTTTCTTTTTCTTTCCGGGGACATTTTCAACGGCTTTAAAACTGGTTGAGAACGGTGGACCACCCTGCTTTGTGGCGTCTATATTTATGTAAACACTAGCCCATGTCTTTTTAATTTCCGCCTCCCATGCCTTTTTCCATTTTCCCAATTGCTCATGCTTGAGCTTGAAAACGCTCACTAACTTACGTCCCACTATTATATTCTCCCCGCTCATCGGGACCAATTCTATTTCATCCGGTTTGCTGTCCGGCGTGGTGTAAGCCTGCCACCATTTCCAGCGCGCACCATGTATCTGAGACTTCATTATCACCCCACCCTTAATGAAAAACCCAAGGAACGGACTGACAAGTGGAATCACGATTTCGTGATTGATGTCGGGACCATTAAGTTCCAATTTGTTCTTTGGACCATATACATAATGCAAAGTAATAGTCCTTCCATTTCCAGGTATGTATATTTTTTTAATATGAACTTCTACCGCACGCTTTTCGCGACCATCTCCAGTGTTTATGTCGAATGGTAGAACCAACCTTTCTACGGGGCGATAGTACGTTTTATCATGGGTTTTCAAAAGGTTCATTGTGGATGGTAAAAGCCTCGCCTATATATGGTCATCTACGTACTTGGAGAAAACATTCTCATTGATAACACCGTTGTTGGTCATCTGATTTGAAACCATTTGTTCTTTTTCTTCGTCAGATGATGCGGGTTGTGAACTTGCACAGCAGTTACGGCATATACAATCAAGTGCTATAATTCCAGCGATACCCAATAAAATATACAAAGCCAGTGTGACTCCTATAAATATAAGAACAGCTACTACATAACCTTCCATTTCTTAAGTTCTTGGTACACTCTTATAGGTTATTTTTACGCCACTTCTTCTCCTCCTCTATATCCCCCATAGTAAGGGGCTTTAACAACCCACTATCGGCAGAAATAGTCACTTTCCCCGACGGGGCGAAACAGCCCACTTTATTAATAGCGCAATAAGACACACTACCACATACGGATAGGAAAATTACAATCAGCCAGACTACGAAGGCGGTATTGGCTTGGTCGGTCAAGGTGTTGTCTACTGTGTATGAACCTCCAGTTGTGGTTCCATTCTCATCGGTGTAAGTCCAATTTACAGTATTCGTACCGGACATTTATTAAAAGAACATACCGTTTTATACCATTCAATCCCCTGCGATACAATGGTCTTGCAAAGCGACAGCAGATGTCATCATCCAAGGACGGAAACTATCACCGCGCACATTGCCTTCTTTATCCACGCACCAGCAGTAGCCTATTGAACCGTGACATTGCAAAGACCTCCATGTGTTATTTTCTCCACACTGCGGTCTATAAGCTCCAATAAGGGCAGAAGTACTCGGGATACAAGGTTTTGATAGGGCGGCATGTAACATGAGAGCAATAATTAAAAAACGTATCATTATAATTAATAGACGTCCTGTTTATAATCTTAAAAATTCAACAGTATATACGGTACCTTCCCCCTACCAAATGTCATTCCTAAAGAAAGACAATAGGGTAGGCGAGTTAACCATCGAAGAACGTTCTGTGCTATGGCTGCACAAACATTACCCCAACCTAGAAGTGGCCGACATCGAAGCTGCTGCCAAGCCCCCAACCACTTACATTTTTCCAGATTACGTACTTGCACATATCAAAGAGACGTGGCACCAAGTAGACGGACATATATATTCTAAAAAAGTACACGGGGAGAATACAGAAGAAACGGCCGGAGTCGAACGGTCGGGAGGATTTGGCAGGGGGTCGAAATCGTATAAATACTATTAGTATATTCTAAGAATATTCTTATATAATAATACAACTGTTATAAAACCAAATGTTTGATGATATATCTACCATACTTTACAACTCACTCGACCGCCTCCCATCTCTCGACAATATTGAAACAGAAGCCCGTTTGGGACGATTTTTACCCGATGGAACTTTTCACCCCGGTGTGTCAGAAAGATACTTTAACGACATGCAAACCCTTCTTGGGAGATTTGTACCCCCTAAACCTCAAGAATCAATTGCAATATACTTTACCGATGGGTTACGGTCCGAAGTTTTTGCTGGTTCTGGCCGCGTTGAATCGATGCAAAAAAGAAAAGTCATTGACGATATCGATATGACCCCAGACAACCACTATGCGCTTCGTATCTCCGGCTCGCACGAGAAGCCTGTCAACAGCGCACTATTGAATTCCCAAGTGAAAAAATTCATCAAGCCCAAGTCCATACCCAAGCTGCTCAAGGAGTCCACCATGTTTCAACTATGCGGACCAACGGTATATTATAAGAAAAAAGCCCATCCCGTCGCCCGCGGCTTCGGACAGCTGACGTGGAGACCAGCGCACCCCGACTATGCTATCACCTTGAACAGACGTAAGATTAAGTTCCATGACACAGAGTACAAGAAAGACCAATGGGTGGAGATGCTCAACATGCCTGGTGTAATGGGTAAAAGACCCGTACCATTAGGCAGGTTTAGTATACTGGCACACATTCAACAAATAAAACCAATGGCTATTTTTAGCAATGTATCCGCTGCGCCGCCCTATATTCCTACGGCTTGGAGGTCGAAGAAGAGGAAGTCGTTTCAACTGTGGGAAGGTCTCAGCATTGATATGACAGAGACAGTGTACTCGAAACAGTCTATACAGCAATGTTATGATGGACGAGGGACCAAGACATACGAGGTGGAAGCAGATTGGGATGGTATATCTAAGGGAGTCAAAGAGTTTTCAGAGGTTATAAAACATGTATTATATTCAAAATAATGCCTAAAGTTAACCGTGATTATTTTAAAAACTATTACAATGCTGTAAATCATGGACGTATACGTCCTAACCTGAACGCTTCTAAAATATCCAAACCGCCTCGACCGTTGGGTCCTTGTCCGTGTGCTGGGTGTAAAGCAAAAATAACAGTGAAATATGCTGGTCAACGTTAAAATTTTAATTTATTAAACCTTGGTGATTTACTACGTGTTGATTGCAATTGTGCTTGTTGTTGCTTTAACCTCTCGTTCTCTTGTCTTAACATTTCGTTCTCCTCCAAAGCTATCTGTTGTATTCCTAGCTTATCATTTGCCTCATCGAGTTGCCCAGTTAATTCTGCAATCCTTTCCAGGTATTTTTCGTGGACTACCCCTTTCTGGGCCATCTCCCATCTATCTATTTTAGCCAGAGATTCCATCTTGTGGTCTTTCTCGTATTGGTCCAACGCTTGGTATACCATTTCCTGCCTCAATCGGGTCTTATCGTCTTCGTAATCATAATCTGGAAATCGTTGATAATCAATATCCAAGTGCTCGAGCCATTTATACATCCATAAATAATCATATCTATCTAACGCTGCTTGGGCATTATCGATAATTTCTTGCATCGCTGGATTATACGCAGGTTCGTGGACAGGAACGTCCCGTTGGTTCGCCCTGGGGGCCTTCTGCCATCTTATTATCTTTCCTGGTACACTATTCATGGTAAATTTAGGTATTTCTTTTTGACCACCATTGCCTATGAACCTCCTGCTTCGTCGGTTAAAAAGACCACCGGGGTTGGTACCGTTGTCTTTCCATTCGAACTCGGCGGCAGAGGCAGTTGCTTGTTTCGCACGCAACTTGATGACTTCTAATACAGATGAATGAACTATGTATTGTAGTGAGTCTGTAGCATTATCTTCTAGTGAGCACCCCAATACCATTTCAGTTTGGCCATGCTTTACCGTAGAGCTCATACGCCAGTCTTTAAGCCTTCTTAAGAACATTGCTTCTACATCCGCTTGCATATTACCTCCTTCGCTATTATTGAAGGTAACCCATGTATGATAAAGCCACATGTCCATATTTGGTGGTACAGCAGAAATAGTCTTAGCGCTTTTAAAATGTCTATCTATGCCCATTGTTTCTGTTCTGCCCGCTTTATAAATTCTATGACAGATTTTATCCCAACCTGGCTCCTCGACTTGATATTTTTCAGGCATAGCGGGGGCCCCAGTTTTTGTGAGAAAATATTTCTTCCATTCTAGGGCAATCCTACGCATTTCCTGTTCGTCTAAGAAATCAATACACACCATAATGTATATGCCTGCTGTACCCCTGGAGGGCTCACCGTATGTATTCTCCTTCAAATATTTATATATCTCACCTGGTGTCTGGGCTAACACTGACCCTACCGTTTGGCCTTGAGGCGTCATTGCAACAGCTTGTTCCGTCCAACCAAAACTTTTTCTGATTTGTTTTTGGCCATTGGGAGTTAATCCGCGAATGTCGTCTATAATATCTTGTACATCCTGTGAAACACTACTACTACCTGCCTTCTTACCACTACCACTCATAATACATAATACATTAGTATACTTTATAGTTCAATTAAACTCTCATCAAACTCTGTGGTAGTAGAACCTTTAAGCGTTCTATCTCCTCTCTTGTCTACCAATGCGTCCAGCGTTTTCAACTTCTCAATCAGATTGTTGTACACGCGGTCATCCAGTGTATTCTTTCCCAACAAGTGATAGACATCCACCGGCTGCTTCTGGCTGATACGATGCACCCTATCCTCAGCCTGTATCATAATACCAGGCACATGCCAGAGCTCGCCGAAGACTACCGTTGAAGCATGGGTCAGTGTAATACCTGTACCGGCAGCCATTATGGAAAGAATAGCTACTCTACAACGCCCCGCTTGGAAGTCACGCACATTGCGCTGTCTTTTTTCTGCCGGCGTTGAACCGTCGATGCGCATGTACGGAATGGTACCCATTAGCGACTCAATCGCATCAAGTGTACGCAGGTGGTATCCGAAAAAGAGAAATGGGGTTTCCGTCTCCAGCAAGTGTTGCGTCCATCGTTTAACTGCCTCAATCTTTGCCTCTCCTGTGAGTCGAAACAGTTCAGATATCAACGCTTTGCGTTCGTGATTCATCTTCTGGCGAATTGCATCGTCCCTCACGTGGATAAGGTCGCGGTTTAGCTTCTTCCATCTAGCAAAGCCGTCATTTATATCCGTTAGCAACGACTCATTAATCTCGAGCATAATAGTATGTCTGGTCTTCTTCGGTAAGGTGGTCAACACGTCACGTTTGATGCGGCGTACCATGTATACTTTCTTGAGCAGCCAGTGTAGCTCTTCATCACAGCTGTGGCCTCTGTCATCCATGCCATAGTCTGTCATGGTCGCATTACAGTATCTCTTGGCAAAGTGTGTGTAATACTTGGCAAAGGCAGGCCGAATCATATGCATCTGCGCAAACAATTCAATGGGTCTGTTGAGTGCTGGTGTTCCTGTCATGAAGATACAACGCGGAGCCTTCTTTGTTAACTTAACTACCGCTTCTGTCCTCTTGGCTTTACGATTCTTCACATAGTGTGACTCATCGCACATCACCATGTTGTAGTCTGCTTTACGAACCTTACATCCTTCGCGTGGAAGCATATCATAGCTAACGATGACGTACTTGCACACCGAAGGTTCATCGGTCTTCATCACCACCTGTACGTCTCGAGCGGATACCTTACCATGGCGTATGAGGGCATCTTCCCAGTGGAATCGAAGATAGCTAGGACATACTATGAGGCACCGACCTTCGTGCGCGTAGTAGAGAGCGAGGGCTACACCCTGGTGAGTCTTACCCAGTCCCATATCATCACAGAGCATGGCTCTACCCTTGTAGTATTGTATAATTTGTAGGACTCCCAGCTGTTGATGTTGATGTAATTCTTTCCACAAGTCGGTGAACAGTGGCTTGAGCGGCTCATCCGTTTCGAACTTGTCTAGCTTACGCGTCAATAGAGCATCTTTGAGCTGTAGGATGATGAGAGGAATACCCTCGTAGGTCCACTCGTTCTCCATGCACAGTTTCTGAAGTGGTAGCGCTTTGGCCATGGGAATTTGATATTTCTGGCGCTTCTTGGGTTGGTCCAGAGCGTTTTGAATGAGAAGCTTATGCTCCTGTTTCATGCGTCTGGGGAAGACTTCGACGCGTTTATCATCTAGAAGGTGTACTTGAACAGTAGGAGGTAGTTTTCTACGTTTACGCCACATGTTTTAAAATAGAAATAGCGTTATAACTTATATAGAATATTCTTAACTAATTCTAAAAGAAATCTCTGTAGTCTTTTGGATATTTTGGCGCAACTTTGTATCCAGTGTCATATTTATCTTTAGGACCGTGATACCACATCTTTAGCTCGAGTAAACTCATTTTCACATAACCTTTTTTGGGGACTCTCGCCTTGTGGGATAATGTCATGTAGTAAATACAAGTGCCCGATTTAGGATGTATTATGGCTACGTTTCGATTCCCAGGTTTGGCCACCAGAATACCCCATTTAATTAAATAAGCCCACGTCCGCATATCCTTTTTCGTCTTCGAAATTTGTTTATCAAATCGCATGGCGCGATAATCACTGGCATCTGTTACGTCGTCATCGTCGTAGTCTTCTTCTTTCTTCTTCCTTAGGTCTTTAAGATGTTTCTCCATTTGTTGATAATAATCCTTCATTCTTTCCTTTATTTGTCTCTTTGACATTTTAGGCTGTCTCATATCAAACGCGACTAAGTTTGGGTTACGCCACATGTTTTAAAATAGAAATAGCGTTATAACTTATATAGATTATGCTTAGAATATTCTTTCTCTTCTCTCTCTGTACAGTTTCTTTTCTTTATCCAATAGTGGTTTCTTTGCCGCATCGAGGCCCGCTTTATTGACATTAATACTGTATACCGTGTAGGCAATAATACCCACGACGAGAACACCAGCGGCAAGTGCACCAAAGTATCCTGAAGGTCCCCATTCGTATTTTTCTATTATGGTAGTACCGTTTACCACCATACCTTGTGGACCGGGCACTCCTTGTGCTCCCTGCGGGCCTAAGGGCCCTTGTGGACCTGTTGCACCCTGTGGTCCGGCAGGTCCTGGTACCGCTTCCTGTATCACGTTACTGATATTATTAGTGATTTGTTCAGTCACGTTTTGATGAATGGTGGTGTGGTGTGTTATATTGGTGATATTTTGCACTACGGTAGTTATGTTGAGTAGGGTTGTGTCGGACACCGGTAATACGGTGTCCCATTCGTCACACGTGGTGATGGTTGGTACTTGTCCGTTTAGATAGCATACATCTAGTGGGAATTCTCTGGCACATCCGCCGTAAGAGCATATACAATTAATCTCATTGAATAGTGAAACATGATATACACGGTAAGACTGGTCACACCATCTATTTCTGACGGAAGCTTCTGCCACCCCGTCCGTTGGATTTAAGTCTAGATTGGTACATACCTCTGTCCCATCTGCCTCCGCTACAAGCGTAGGGTCACTTGTAAACGCTACTCCACCAGAACACGTAGGGTCTGATGTAGAGTACGTTTTTTGTATGACACGAGCCGAAAAGGCCGCGTGCGCCAACAATAACAAAAGCAAAGTTACCAAGTTCATTATAGTCGTAGCTTGGGTTCATTTATACTAATTATTCAATCAAAGAGTATTCACAGCCACCGTCATCATCGTACATCAAGTTATTGTTCGGGTCATTGGAATCTGGTTTTCGGTCACAGGTGTGGTGTATCCACATTGCCGTGGCACAGTATACCACTAAAACCCCTACCGTGATAAGTATTTCAACCAACATTACTATATAGGCCATCCACTTTATAGGTAAATGAAACGAACTCGAACGCTATCTGACCAGGGCGTCGAATTGTTCCTGGATGGTATGTTTGTAGGTCCCAAACTAAAGAAGCGTACGTTAAGAAATTTTCTATTTAGTTGTTTCCATTCCGACTGGGACGACAAGGTGGACATGGTAGTATCCTCTTGTCGATTGTCAACTATGGCGCTGTACGGTGAGATATGGGAATCAGGCGGAGCGGAAGATATACCAAAACGTTTGTCTGCTGGCATTAGCAATACGGTTAAACTTATACTTAGCAATGATGATAAAAAAGTTACCAAATCGAGCTTGATGAGCAATTATCGATTCTTTCTTACGGTGATGCGCAGAGCGCATGAGAACAATGACCACCAGACCGCGATGATGATGTGGCTAGCATTGACTCATATGTCGGTCAATCGGTTGGCGTTTCACCGCCCCAAGAAGCATAAAGAGTTGATGAATTTGATGGAGGAGACGTATGGAGTTTCAACCACTTGTTACAACAAGCATTTGGTCAGTATGTTGGACAAAGATATCATGCACCCGGACGGTGTGGTAGAATATTTGCCCAGTCTTATCGCTTGTTCTATGTTCCTGAACAATGGGCAGCAATTCTCCAAGGCGTTCAAAGTGATGGGACATCGGTTGGACAGGGGTGCCATCTTCGAGATAAAAAGCATGTTGGATGTGATATCCGTGATGTGTTATGCCAACCGTGGTACGAAAGCTCACCTGTATGAGATAGAGCCTACCGCACCTGTTGATTTGTTTGAGATGTCCTGCGCGATTAAAGAAAAGAGAAGTCCCCGCCGTTCATTGAAACGCACCAAAAGCGCCAGGCCTGTAAAGTGGAACGAGATGCCAGCTCCAGTAGCTAAGAGTTTGAACAAAGACAAGAGAACATCCATATATGTGCATCATATGCGAGAGTCCAATTAACTATATTATTATAATAATTAAAAATGAATTGCACATTTAAAGACCCAAACCTTATTAAAAAAATCGTTGATGCGTTGGAATCAGGTGTAGAAATCCTTAATCTCTATGTATCCACGGGAGGGATAAATGTCACCGCAACTAATTCTTGCCACACCGATTTGCGTCAGTTGGTGTTAGAGGCGGCATGGTTCGAATCCTTCACGTGTACCCGTGACTGTGTGTTGGGAGTCAACATGCCATTGCTTAAGAAGTTTATGAGCACTGCTGGCCCGAAAGACAAGATAACTTGGTACCACACGGAAGGGTCGCGCTTTTTCAACATCACCATCGAAGGCGGTGGAGAGTCCAAGAGCATAAAGGATTGGACCCTTTTCCTCGTTGACTTTGACGAGGACGCGTTGGCCCCTCCACCCAATCCTACCTTTAATGTATCGTTCCGGGTGTCTACTGTTCTAGTATCCGAATGGATAAAAGATTGTAAGATTATCATGGGTAATATCGATTTCGGTATTGAAAAGGATAAGCACATTACTATCAAGAGTGAGAGCGACATCGGTGTATTCGAGCATAAGCATGCTATACCGTCCGTGATGGCTACTGTGTACCAAGCGGAGCCCAGTTTTACCTCGGAGAGACAGCGTATATCCAACAAGGAGGCCGACCATCTGAACACAATGATAAAATGCGCACCTGGTGTGGACCTGCAATTTCACCCCAGCATGCCACTCTGTGCTACGTCTTACCTAGACAGTGAACAAAACTCATTCATTCGGATATGGATTGCTCCAATGGCAGCCGATGACGATTTCAACAGCGATGAGGATTAGTATATAAGGCTAATTGTAATGATTAATGTTGCGTACTAATGTTGCTATAAGAGCATCAGACGATGACGAAGAGAGTCAACCAATGCTACGTAAAAATCCCAAAGGTAAAATGCATGGCGTAGCAAACTACGATTTAATGCGTTTGAGAGACATGGAGCGTTTTATATTTAAATTTTACTGGATGGTAATATTAATGTTTATTGCTGCGGGCATTGTCATTGTAACCGTTCTATCGGAGCGTAGCTTCGAAGAGATATTCATGGCGGAGAGTTTGCTGAGTACGGTAGGTATAACTGCTTACTGTGTGTTGGTGCTTCTGCTGTTAATGTGTCATTCACACAAAGAGATGCGCATCGTGATTTTATTGATGTTGTGTTGGTTCGTTGGAGTGGTAGCTGGATTCCTGTTGGCACTTCACTTGCTTAACATTACCATCGATATAAAACAACACGGCAGTCTTCGCAATACTACTGGATTTTAAAACACTAATAATATATATATAATACATTAAAACCTTTATATTAATGACTACCGAACTTACAACTCTGTTACTGGCTCTTTCGTGGACAGCGTCACTATGTGATGTGACATCATCTCTCCCTCAAGTGTGGAAATGTCGTCATCCGAGGACGACACATAATTTGGCTGTTGGGATGATTCTTCTTCGTCTTCTAGGAGCTGTATGCTGGAGCGTTTGGGGGTATTATCATCAAGCAGTGACAATTCTGATTCTAGTAGGCCCGATGGTGGCTTTTTTTGTTGAGTTGATTCTTCTTTGTTGTGTTCTTCGAGACGTATTATTGCCTCTAGATGATTCGGAGTGCAATGATGTGTGGCTAAAGGAAGCAGAAAGCCCATACGGACAAGACAAAGAGCCACAAACTCTGAACAAAAATAAGAGGGTCGAGATATGACATCGTTGCTTCCCCAGGATGGTACCCACGAGAATAGAGCTGCTGAACTATTGTATGGTTTTGTCAACTCACCTATAGCCCACAGCAGTGTATCTCGTTGTTTTTCAGGCTTGATGTCGTTGCATTTTAGCCATTCAATATCCGAAAATGGTTTCTCCGGTGTCGAAAACCACGGGTCTTCGATGTTCATTAGAAACCTAACGCGTAATTGGTCACCCCATAACAACGAGAACGAGACGTAAACTTTTTTTCCTAACTGTAATAATGTTTTATTGTCTTTGTTTTCAAAGAATACCGATTCTAATTCGGTGCATAATTTACTATTGTCCACATTCGCCGCTCTTAAATTTGTATACAATTGCTTCACGCACCCCATTAATATCTGTGGTTCCACGTGCCAAACTATTTCACAGTGACAGAATCGACCTGCCGTCCACCAAGCGGCTAATTTATTAAAACTGCCTTCAAATATGCCCATAGGTTTGAAAAACGAAACCCATATCATGATATATTAAATACCGTCCGGCCTATAAATAGTGTGATACTCAATTCATAATGTTACGCCGTATTATGGATTGTTTCAAACCGCCGGTCGCGGTGAACCTAGAGGAAGCCGTTTTTCGTTTAAAGGAAGTTGGTAACTTGCTCAGGCAGCAGATTTCAAAGTATGATGGAGATTTAAATCTAGCGATAAAGACATGTAAATTATCTATTACTAGGAAAGAATCTAAAACGAATCAAATATATTATCTTAAGAGAAAAAAGTTAATTGAACACCACATGGCTAGCGCAACCCAGCGTCTATTGGCTATCGACAAACAAATATTGACATTGGAAGGTATCAAGATGTCCGCGCTCCACCTGGAAACCGTGCGATTTACCACCAGTACTCTCAGTAGTTACATGAAACAGCAGGATATCAGCAAAGTAGAAGACTTAATGGAGAACTTATCCGACTACATTGCGGACGCTACCGATATTTCTAACATCATTTCCGAAGACATCAATCCACAAGGGGTGGATTACGATGAGGAAGACTTGGAAAGGGAATTGATGGAACTTGCTCGGAATGAAACTTCATGGCCAGAGGTTCCTCGGCATAAGCCTTCTCCAGTGTTTGACGCAGATGATGGTGATACCAGCCCTTTGTTGCCGGTAAAGATGTAGTATACGGCTTACCACAATTTAGAAGGTGTACATCCAACGCTACCCTTCTGGGCATCCATATACTGTTCCAACCAAATATCCACGGGAACATAATACCAACCTTTACATATTTGACCAAGCGTTGCCTTAGTTCCAACAATGGTAACGGGGGACTGATAAAGGTGTCGTATTCACCTTTCACCCAAACGCTAATAACATTAATTTTTAAATCGTTTATTATTTTCAAATAACCCCATCGGGGTTCTATGTACAGTCTACGCTCGCACGTTGCTATCAATTCCTCCACACCTCCTATGTACAGTATGACACTATGGCCTTCGGTCAATGCTTTTCGTATCATGTAATCGGTGGCAGGAATGAGGCCCCACGAGCGAGCCACCCATCCAAAGATGGGAATGTAAAACAGGATAGGCGCTACCGCCATCACTGTATGTTTGTTCTCAAAATGATATATCATCATTCCGCAGCATAGAATACCGTGCGGGTGGGCGACTATCAACGAGTTCTTCGGAATGAAGGCATCACCAGTCCAATGCTGTTTGTAGCTCTTGAACCATGTACGAAACTTTATACACGATACCATATCACGCCATAAGCTTGACACTATGATATCATCGTGATGCCTCCATTGGACCCACATGCTGAAGGTGGTACAACCGACTAACAATGCCGACCCAGGTAGAAACCAAAACGTGGCCGTCATAACTAGCAACGGTAACGAGAATATCCATATGAATATGGTAACAAACATAAAAAACGCAACTTTATACATTTATATCAACCCCAGAGTAATTTAAATAATCCCCTACAGTTAACATAGCAGATTTTTTCGGCTTTACTAGGGATTTAACTAGTTGCCATCTGCGTTTGTATTTTTCGTCACACGGTAGCGAGACATAGAACTTGTTAAATTCTGTCTCTTTCCAAAGTACCGATTGATTCATTATCTGCTCGTCGCATTTGTCCCACGTCTCCGCATCTTCCGGCGTTTGGAAGTCTAGCTCTATCTTGTAGTATTCGTCGTGCTCGGGCCGGTGTAATTCAGCCTTGGCAACGCGGTTGGAACCGTTGTACATGTATATTGTTTTATAAGATTTAAAGTCGTCGTTTTCTTGAAGTGCGAAGCGGTATACTAAATGTTTAAACCTGCCAAAGCACGCTTTTTCACTCTCGTATAGCGGTTCTTTGTTCCACCCATCGCTTGTTAAGTCTCTTGAATAGCAGTACCAATTTTGCGTTGAGTAATAACCACCCATGATAGATAGCAAAAATGTCACTTTATACCCTGGCATTTCCGTTGACGAGATACTATAAATAGCGACCGTCCTGTCTACTAAATGTTGATTATCCTTCTACTATTGCTATTAAGCATTTGCAACGCTGGACCGACCTATAGAGAATGCACGCAGTGCAACTATATCGAACAACCAAAACCGTTTAGTGCCGATGTGAATGCCATTTCAGACCGGTCATTTGACAGTGACTGCGTTGGAGCCGGCTACACCGACTTCCAGTATTGTCTAAAAAAAGCATGCAATCGAGACGGGGACAACAGCTGGAATAATTTTTTACACTACCCCTGTGAAAAATATATACCAAGCGTTTGTCCAGATTGTGGAGAGCATGGAAAGTGTATCAACGTGACGAAAATGATGTTTGCTAACGGTTACTGTACCAAAGGTCTCAACGGCCCCATTGATGTTCGAAACGCGGAGGCATGCGCTGAACGGTATCAATATTTTGTGCTTGACAAAGACCACCACGAGTGCTATGAAATGAGCAATATGCATCAGTGTGACCGCGGTGGTTCCAATTGGATACAGGACAACAACTACGACAGCTACGTCTTTACTCATACCTGCGCCTGTGACGATGGCTGGTCCGGAGTAGAATGCAAAGAAAATGATTTATGTTGTGAAGCATATTCGGCCGAATGCCTCGGTTGTAAGGCTGGACTGGAGCCGTGGGAATTTTGCTCCAACCTGCTCAATGTACCTCCTTACAACGTCCACCAAGCCTCGGAACTCGGGTGCGATAAAATATTAGAATCGAAAGCTGGTATCACTGGCTTGCAATACAAACACCTATCCTTCGTATGCGATGGACCTTCGGACGACGCTTCGGCCTCCTGGAAAGTAGACGGAGAAACATGTGCCGATTTTGGACGCAAAATACAAGGCACAGACATATGGCGATGTGCCGCTTCGGGACATATGGACTTCTCAAACCACCAATTGCCCGTTCCTAACGATGTATGTTGTACATGTGGCTATAAAATACCAACAGCTGCCGTAGATTGCATAGGACAATGGACCGATAAAGGTCACAATGGTGAAGACTGTGGTACATATATCGTGACCACGCCCGTAGAAGGCGAAGGTCTAGACTGTTCTATAGTTGCTGGCACGGTGGTCGCCTGTAGCCAGCCCACCAAAGATTGCGTCGGTGTGTGGACACAAGAGGGGCCAAAGGGAGACCAATGCGGTAAATTCATCATCACTCAGATTGCTCAAGGAGGTGGCCAGCCTTGTCTATCTCAGAACGGGGCAGAGAGAGAATGTAGTACCGGTGAACAATGCCGTCTAACCGGGGGAGAACAAGTGAAAGATAGATGGTCCGGGCTAGACACTGGCGATAACTATTGTAACACGTGTAGCTGTAACGATGGTGTCCTATTATGCACTTTGATTTATTGTGACGGTGCCAGACCTTGCACGCTAACAGACGGTACCACCGTAGCTCCTGGATGGGTAGGGCGAGATACTGGTGATAACTATTGCAACACTTGCCAGTGCAAAGACGGTAACTTGCTGTGTACCAAAGTAGCGTGTCCCTCCCTTTGTCCTATACCAGGGTGTATTGCACCGCCAGAAGACTGTGTATACGTTAAAAACGAAGAAACAAATGAGGATGGATGTCCTAAATTTCCATGCGGTGTGCTGGAATGTAATAGCAATCACCACGCTTCGGTCGAACGGATGTATATGACCAGAGACCAGAGCATGGTAACATTATACTACAGTGGTGCCAAGCCCAATAGCGTGCTTGGTATTGTTACCGGCTTGCAATATTCAAGGCCAGAAGATATTCCACTCGCTAGTAGACATATAATAGACAAGAAGCTAACTCCCACAGCAACGGGGCACGTTACTCTGTCTATCGGGGGAAAGGGAGGACCATTCTTCGCAACCATGTGGAATGCGAACGGTTCGGAGGTATCGGACCGCGTGCTATTTGACAAATTCTCTCCAGAGTTTTTAGCCCGCAACTGTCCCAAAACGGGAGAAGCGGACAGGCAATTCCCATGGGACGATGCGCTTAGCATGTCTGGTGGACGTTCACACAGCTGTGCGGACTATGGTACCTTCAGCCCTGAAGACCAGGATTGGATGTGTAACATGCGTATTGCTGGATGGGATACGGACCGTGATTTTAGCACCGCTGTAAACACATGCTGCGCTTGTGACGGTACTGGTTCTCTGTATCATAAATGGGCCAATGAAAATGGTATAAACCCATACAGCTGTGACATTCAATGCCCGTACCATGAACATTTTCACTCTATCATGGCTACCTTTCGGTACATGCAAAATACAAACACTGGCTGCGATACGGTTCACATGAGGTCTTGTGGCGGTGAGACAGTATGGTCGCCATGCTCTGGACCTACACGATGCAAGTACACACCGGTTTCTCCTTCTGCTACAGAACTGGCCATGATAGAAATGGGTACCAAATTGTTTTTAATAGACCTAAACACCTTTACCGATGCACAGTGGGTGTACATCTGGGCACTTCAGAACGAGACTCGTGCCAACAAAGACGAGCTGCTACACTTGCGCGAGATGCACGACAAGATAGATAGGATGGCTGAGATAAGAGAACAATTATCAGAAATAGAAGTACCAGAGCGTACAGAGTCCAACAACCAGAGCTGCTCTTGGCTTCAGCAGTTGATAGATAAAGCGGGAGACGACCTGTTGTACCGCGATTTGACTACCTACCCACGTTTAATCGAACGTTTGCACGAGATTAGCAAGCTTATCGAGTCTGGAAACCCCAACGCTGCCCGTGAGATTCGACACGCCATGCGATACGATTTGACCGTGCTGATTGAGGACGTGAATACGATAGAGCAGAACCAGGCAGAAATAAACGAGAAGCAATCCAACCGAACGACCAATGTCGAGCTGAAGCAGGAAGATATTATTCAGCAGTTGTGGGAGTTGGAACAGTCCCACATTGGACTCTCTACCATGGTGCAATCCGAGATAGCCTACATCAGGAAAGAACTGGTCAACCAGTCCACCACGGACGAACAAATTTTTGCCCGCTTGACAGAGTTAAGTTTGGTTGCCGCCTTACACGAAGAACAGCTGTACAACCAGTCTGTCCGAGATGTCAACCACGCCGCTGGCATAGAAGCTCTCATAGCAGAGACCGAACTCATTCGCCGTTTAAGCGGTGAGAACATGACAGACATTCAGAGACAGTTGGACAGTCTGACATACGACGTAGGCCGTGTAGATTGGAAGTTAGATGACCAGGTAGAAGCTATCGCATGGCAAATACACCAGATTAAAAAGGAGGTAGAAGAAGTTTCGGACGAAACCAGCAGTCGATTAAAGATAATGGAAGATGCGTACGCAGATACGGCGGAACAGTTGGGAATCACAGTTATGTTTCTAGACGACCGTATCAACCAGATATACGATGCGGTTCTCACCAAAGCGGACGCTGGCGACCTCAACGCGTTGGAATTGTTGCTGTACGATACAGAGATAGAGCTAAAGGACTATGCGGACATACAAGGGGCCATGGCTCTTAACCATTCGCTGTCCGTAACAGCGGCTCTGGAAAAGATAATGTACGACAAGTTCAACGAGATAGGTGAAGTTCCTACCTTGGCAGAGATTCAGCTAATGATTAAACAGTCGTACGACGAGGGGTTGGCCAAGGCAGAAGAGTATGCGGATGCTGTAGCAGCCGAAGCCCATAGAGCTGCCAACCAGTACGTAGAATGGATGGCCTTACAGGCATTGGACCAGGCAGCCGGCTATGCGGACCAGCAGGCGGAGGCAGCCCGTCAAGCAGCAGCTACCTTTGCCCAGTCCAAGATAACCGAAGCCATCGATGCGCTATCACTAGAGATGCACGCAAAATACCAAACCGCGGACGATGTGCGTGACATCGTAGTCGATACGCTGTGGCCTATATTCCATGACAATATAACGATGCAAATAGAGTCAGTCGCACAGCGTGAGCGAGATGCCATGTTCTTGTCGTTGGAGCAGCGGGCGAGCCAGTTGGAATATTATGCTTCAGTTGTGGCCGAAGCTGCTGCGACCCAGGCGCGTATAAACGCTACAAACACCGCAGTCTTTCTGGTATCCGAACTTAGAAATGAATTACACTCACTCAACGCTTCCATGCAAGCAGAGTTTGCTGAAATCCATATCGAAATACCCAACATTAAACAAATGATACACCATCTCAATTGTGAGATAAATATTGTCCAGGATATGATAGTGGTGATAGAGCAAGACATCATAGCCAACAACGCATCCATTCGGGGCAATGAGCAAGAGGTAGCGCTGGTGAAACAACGCGTGTCGAGCCTGGAACAGGAAGTTGCCACCTTTCGAGACGATGTGCTTGCCAATTACGTCAAACAGGACACCTTTGATAGCTTGAGGATAGCATTCGAAATAGAGCGTGAGAAGAGAGAACAACAATACACAGAGAGTAACATGAAGTTTGCACAGGTAGAAGCTACCGTGAGCAGTCTAGAGACCCAGACCTCCATGTTGTTTGTGACACAAGAGCAGAAAATTCTATTCATTCAAGAAGAGTTGGACTATTTAAAGTTGTTACACGGTGAACAAATGGACTCGTTACAGTCTCAGTTATCTGTTCTCAACAAGATACAAGAAGACTACCCTTCTGTAGACCTAAGTAATCAGGTATCTCAGCTCCACGCGGAGATTAGTATTGCTGGGCATCAGATACTGGAGAACGAACAGCGGCTCCTTTGGGCGCTGGGAAATGTATCGGAAACGGCTACCTTGTTGGAAAGCTTGACTGGTGACGTGAACGAACAGCGGGCAGCCTTGGTAGAGTTGGAATCGAATGTTCTTTACGGCGACGCGAACGCTAGCTTTATCTATACATCCATCACCGACTTACAGCAGCAGATTGAGGAGAAGATAGACCGCAACGAGTTGGAGGCTGCCAAGGCGGAAGCAGTTTTCCAACGACAGCAGTTGAACGAGTTGGAGGCGAAGCTCGAGGCTTTGAGGATTGGCACGGACAATTCTGGTCTAGACCTTCATACCTATGTGAGGGTACAGCAACTGGAAAATCAAATACAAGCTCTACAACAGTCTCAATTGATATGTGGGTATGGAAACATCTCTTACAACTGCCGTCCTCTCATCGACAATATGTTGGAACAGATGAGCAATATCACTTTTAACAACACAAATAATGAAATACGGTTACAAGAGATATGGGACGTTGTCACCGGTAACATAGCGGTGATGTCCGAGCTCAGAAGAGAGCTGGAAACCATGGGCGCCACGCCTGGAAGCACGGTATCCAGCGAAACCATTCTAGAAATTCAAGACAAGATAACTGAACACCAGACGTACATCGAGCAGTTTGTCGTAAAGAATAACGAATACGACGACCGCATTGCTTACGTGTACCAAGAGATGATGAAATTTGGTAGCGTTACCATGAGCAATAAGAAAGACTACGACGAATTGAGGACAGAGATAGAATACTTTAGGGAACACCGGGAAGATTTACCCCAAGTCATGACACTGGTGGAAGAGCTACACAGGCGTGTAGACAGGCTTACCAACACTACCCTCGAGCATATTAATATTAATAGAGCTTTAATCGAAGGGTTGGAACAGAAAGTAGCAAGCTTGGAACCGGAATTAAATGTACTGGGCGCCACCGCAGAAGCCCTCCGTCTGGAACTGACACAAGAGATGGCTGCCCTACGCAATGCATTCTTGGACCTGCCAGACTCTACCTTCATTCAAGAATTGGTAGACGAGTTTACAGAACATATTCAAAACCTAAATGTCGAAGTGGCCAATACCAAGACAGAACAGCAACACTTTATGTACCAGCTAAACAAGCTAGACACCATGCGCCTTGAGATAGACCACCTAAAGAATCAGACCGCTCAACTATTCGAAACCACGCTCAATGCCACGCACGCATTGATAACAAACTCCAGCCTACTCGACCCGAACATTGATGCTACCCTTGCACCATTGCTACGTCGTATAGACGTGTTGGAGAGCGTTGTAAATGCTCATTCAGCAATGAATTTTAGCGTTCAAATAGATTCTATTTACGAGACTATCAACACGCGGACGGAAGAAATTGTGCAACTGCTTCACGAATTGCGAGGTAACGTTGAACTCACGGAAACCCAGCTGGATGATATAGCAAAGCGTGTGGCCAATTTAAACCCAACGCAAGAGGTATTGTCGATACGGGACGAGTTGAATCGGCTGACGGAGTTGGAGCGAATCCACCCATTGGTGAATTTAAGCACGGAGATATCCTCTCTTAACCAGCGCGTGTCGGCATTCGAGACCATGCTACCGCCCGCAACGTTGGAAGCTATTCTAGAAGACATAGCATTGCTCAAACAAAAAATACAATGCAGCCCGTTCTGTCCTTCGGAAGGTGAGATACTCATCATTCAGGACCAGATAAAGCTGTTGATGGACGCGGCTTCGAACCATTCGGAGGCTATCGAAGGTCTGGAAACGCTCGCAGAACTGCTTGAAAACAGCGCTTCGGACAGGGATACCAAGCTGGCAGAGATAGAAATAGAGTTGGATACTCTCGAACATGCTATTACTACTGTTATAAACAATGGTAATGTCCTGAATCTGGGAATCCCAACCATTGTCTCGGAGCTCGAAGAGGACAACCGTGAGACCCGCGAATTGGTAGCCCAGTTAGCAGCCAAGGTGGACGAGCTAAAGAGCAGGCTTCGGTATTACTCTACTTGTTTACATTCGAGAGATTGTCGCCCTGGTCAACGGTGCGACAAGCATTCGGAGTGTCAATGGTCTCCTGGTTCGATAGTGTGCGCGTGGGAAAAGCTACACTGCGCAGACAAATGCCACGACTCTGGCGATTGCCATATGATGAAGCATGTGTGGAAGAAAGAGTACAAATCTCAAGAGTGTTCGGCAGCGCAGCGAAACTGCTCTGATTTTATTCTGGACAACGACGACCTCAACATTACATTGTTAGGACCCAGAATAGTGGAATTGATACTTGGACAAAATGTATCCACGTACAAAGACCCCGGTGCTCTATGCACCGACGCTAGATGGAGATACGATATTAAAACAACGGTGGTGCCATCGTTCAACCCCAAGCTAGTGGGAGATTATAACTGGACATACGATTGCAACGGGAAAAAAGAAACTAGAACCGTGCGTGTACGGTACCCGCTGTGCGACCCAAACTATTACATAACCTGCCCAGACGGTTCAAGAGCCTTCCAGCGTAAAGAATTTCTATGCACGGTTGCCTGCCCATCGAGTGGTTACGACTGTCATAAAGATAGATATGCCGGGCCGGCTTGTAAGTGTTCGCCTATTACGGGTGCTTGCATGAGTTTCTACGGTGATATAGAAGCTACATGGGACGGTGAATACTGTGGTTGTAAGTGTAGAAGTGGTGTAAAATTAATAAATAATAATTGTGTTTAAGTATAAAATTCTCTTTTGTTACGCTGATTAAACCTTTGAAAGCCCACATCCGTTCTAATAACGTGGCGTGCCTGTACTTGTGGACGGTGACAACTTGTCTGTCTGGCAAGGCAAACGACCAATAGAAAAACGATAACGGCTATAAATAATATGAGAACGTTGGTTTCCCCGTCGATTGCCAAAGACACGCTATCTCTAGCATGTTGAAAATAACTATCTATTTCATGTGTATGCGTATGTTCTATGTTAGACATTTAAAATATGTAACTCTTTTATATAGTGATTACCACGTCCTCGCAAGTGCCCGATTCTGTGTAACTAATCTTCGTACCGGTGGACGTGTTTTACGACAGAGTGCATACAAGAAACATAGTGCCATTAAGAATAGAATTCCCATTCCTAACACTAAAATATTCGTACCACCGGAAATGGTAAGTGAAACAATGTCCGTACCGTCTCTCAAATGCGCGTGGGCATGTCCGTGGTGGTGGCCAGAAGCTGGACCTGGGCCAGTAGGATGGTCAATCGGCGCTATATCATCGTCGTGGCTGTGTGGATGTTCCGGGTCCCAATCTGCTTCCGACCCCAGTCGTACACCAACTTTAGCCTGTTGGCGTACAGTGTTGGCCGGTGTAGTTGGGTGGCTAAGATGATAAATACTTAACAAACGACGTCGGCTTTCTGCTCTACAATATCCTATGGTCGCTTCGATGTCGAATACGATGGTCACTACCGTCGAATAAAAATTAGGATTGTGTTGTAACAATTCTACAATGAAATCGTCCAGTTCTATTCCCATCCATACGTCAACCCTCGAGCCGTACTCTATACCATTGAAGCTACAGTTACCACAGATAGAGTCTTTTCCACATCGCTCGCCAATGGACAAACTATTGCGGTACATCACATCCTCCACCGTTACAATATCCCCATCCGGTAGGCCTTCTTGCAATGACCAGTGAATATTCTCGACAGATAGACCGGACTCTTGCATTGGCTGATTCAGTGTCAATGTGAGGGCTACTTCATCGTCCCTGTCTAGCGTGTCGCAGTCGTCTCCTTCACACTGTATGTAGGTTTCGCTATCGTCATCGTAATAGAACACGTTCGCCGTAGCTTCAGTATGGACATTAACTATGTCAATGGTTTGGCTACTACCGCTGATACAGTTAACTTGCAATGATTTCATAACACTTTCGGTCCCTACCAGTACCGGTTCGGCTTGTCCTTCAGTTAATTCATAAATACTGATTTGAAATGTCTGGTCTCTAGCAATAGAACCCTCCACATGCGTTTCTTTCGATTCCACCCGTATGGTTTCGTTTGGGCCAAACAAACAGGGAGGAGAAGCACATACAAAGTCGGAGATGGCATCACTGTTCGGCACATCGAACGCCCAGAGTAGGTTGGGAGACATACCTTCTACGTGTAGCTCTCCCGCATACTTGTATTCCAGGTTGTCCGCATTCACCACGACACATTCGGTTTGTTCGGATGTGCCGCCAGAGTACATGGTTACAATGATGTCAACATCCGGGGTGTTGCTGACTCCTAATTTGGTTTGAGCTTGGACAGTTGTCTCCAGCGTTACAGCGTACCGTTTCATCTGTTGATTGAGCGTATCCATACAACCTTCACGTTCCAATTGGAAATAGTATTCAATATTGGTATCGGATACCTCTTTACACGCGTCTGGCAATGCTTCCAAATCTACACGAATAACATACTTGTCGATTTCGGAATAACCCCAGTCGTGCACGATGTTAGCGGTGACATCTTCGACGGCTGAGCTGGCACCACTAGAGTCTAGCCCATTGCACGACGCTAAGAAAGCATTGGGCCCCACATTGGAGTAATTACCGTGTTGTACGGATACTTCTACCAGTACATGCTCACCATTCCCGTCGTATTTGTCCAGTTGGCAATGAAGTTCGTCCACGTTCCGAAGCTTGCCTTTGGATAATTTATTATTGGGGGCAAATGGCTTACCAAAACCAATTTTCTTTTTGGGTTTTGGAATCGATTGAAGGTTGAAGTAGTTCTCACATTGGCATATACCGTCGTCTACCTCGCAGGCGGAGCTCGATACCAACGAATCAGCGGTCGCATCCGCACAATTGGAAGGGTTAACTTCGAGGTACCGGACGTGGCACTGTCCGTTGTGGCATCCTCTAGCGTCGCAAATGTTAGCCATACTACATTCTGGTGCTGGCCTCAACGCACCATGGACATGATTTAGCTGTGCGCTGGTCGGTGGCGTATCTAATGTTGCCATGAATTCATCTATCCATATATAGCTACCAGACAGAGTGGCTTTCATAGCTTCCAACGCTGTCTTTTCTGCGTAGTCGGCATCAAATATCCCTGGCGCGTGCGCGGTCCACGGGTTGCGCCTATCGGCAAACATGGGTTCAAAGCTTTCGCAGTAAGGGTTTACCAAGCAAGCTTTGAGAAGTGTTGCGTACACAGCGGCCTGACCATTGCGTGAGAAGCTGGTGGTGATAAGATGCGTTTCGCTGGATACGTCTTGGCTGTGCACTACTATACCTTCTGGTGCCAAGTGTGTCTTTACGCCCACCATACCCAAGTCGTTGATACCAATAAAGGTTCGAAACAGTTCGTTCCACCCTACCCACAATTGGTCTGTCATGGTAATGTAGTCTGGTTTGATAGGGTCTGTTCGGTCTACCATGGTCTGTATCATTTCTCTAACATAACTAAACTTGAGAGATTGGTTGGTAAGCCCGTAGTCTACGTATCCTAACTTTGCATTGGGAGCCGTCACGCGCGCAGTGTAGAATGCCTGTAATATATAATCCGGCACGTCCAAGGCGCTGTATTCTATTTCCGAATACCATAGCTTGTTGGAAGACCTGTACTTGACGGTGGTAGTCGTCTCCCATATCGCGTCTTCCACCACGTCAATGTATTCCGCATCCCGGTAATTGGTCACGACTGTCTGGATATAGTTGTTGAGACGTGCCTTGGCTGTCATTTCAGAATCTGCTTGTTCTACCCAGGCTGGTAGTTGAAATATAGAAACCAACGGTCCCAGTTTAAATGATTTGTTTTGACAGGAAGCAAAATCGGATACCGCGGTACATGCATCAAAGCTATATTCTGTTTCGTTGTACGGTTGTATGGTGGCCCAACCACAGTCTCTATCGGCAGAGTAGGTGTTGAAGGTTGCCACCGCTTCTGTCGTGTATTTCTCCGATTCCCAAGCGTAGAGTTGAATATCTGGGTTATATGTGGATGTCCCAGACGATGGATACAACATAGAGGCTTCGATGTTAGTACCTATCATGATGCTGCCCTCCAGTTCGGCTGCCGAGTATACGCTAGGGTTAGGAGCTGCCACTACCGACTCTGGACTGTCGCACTGTTGATGCAATCGAATGGGACAGTGGAAAAAGTCACAGAAATTTCTATTGTTCCTTCCTACCGGTGTTCCGTCGGGACATACAAAGATTTCCTGTGTACATACGTATGGTGCGCATTCCGATGTTTCTGTAGGGCTAGAACGCATATCCGAAAATGATACGATGGAATCGACACAGTTTGTTTGGTTGGTTTTTAACCGAACCTGGCGACTCATATGTTTGGTATGTTTTAGGCATCGTAGCCCAGACCATCCAGTGTAGCATTTACAACGTTTGTTGGTCCCACAATCGTCACCGGGCCCGTACAAATCTCGTGAACAGTCACTATCTTGCGTGCACGGAGTTCCTATGTAAGAGTGTGCGGAGGCGAATGTACCACAAAGGGCAAATAGAAGTAGGTATCTAAACATTTATAAAGTTATACAATCCTCTTATACTAGAATAAATTATAATAATCAGTGTGAAAACGCAGTCTTGGGTGAAGCTTGTGTCTTTGTATTCGGTTGGCGGGGACCCAAGAATAGTAGTGGTCCATCGTCCACCCGTCGGTTTTTTCCTTGAGACCGAACCTCTTGTTCGACATATATTTGTATTTGCTATCAAATTCCACTTTTAACAAAATATATTTCCCCTTTGGGCAATAGTGAATTTCTAACTCTTCCTCCCTTAACTTGGTGTCCAAAAATGAATAGGCTTGTGTGTAGTTATGCACTGTTGAGAATAAATGGTTGTTGGTCTCTTCTGTGACCTCACGCACAACTACGGATATGATATCCTCGTCTACCTCGTCCGTCTTGCCGCCTATATCGGACCAACGACCCTTTTTCTCTGACCGTAACAAATAGTATCGTTGGTTTCCCTCTGTGCAATACACTAGTAGACCTGCCGCACGAACGGGCTTGTCGTTGTACTTAAATGTTGGGCGAATTATATTTTTCTGTCTTGTAGTAATTTTCATTGAACTGTGGTGAGTATTGTACCGTAGTTATAGGTTCGTCTATTACTTGCCAGCTTGGGTTTTCGGATTTAGTTAAGATGTGCAACGGGATGTCTCCAAATATAGCAGGCCCTCTTCGTTGTTTTTTTACGTTACTTTTACCGGGTTGGCAGGTGATGGTTACTTCATTAAAGCCAGAATCCCAGTCGTATACTCCAGGAGTATGACGGGTCCACGCGGTTCGAATGTCGTTGAATCCCATCGTTAGAGAGGTTATGCCAATGCCTGACATAACTATCTCTTGGCTACACCACGGGTCTATACAAAAATCAACTTGTTGATAGAGGGGGCCACTCTTAAGAATATGTATCCATTCCGTAAAATATTCTTTGTAAGAGGGCGCGCTGTCCAACTTTTTAGCAAGATGTTGGGGAGAAATAATAAGTCGTACACGACCATGTAGTGTAATATTAGTTTCAAATGGGGTTTCGTTTAGTAAACGTAACATATAAATTAATCTTTACTCAATTAAATACTCTAAACGCCCAACAACTACATGTTGCGCAATACTTGGAAGGTTTTAATGTCCAATGGTGTTACCGTGTCACGCCCCGCTTGGTGGGCAAGGATATTCGCTCCTTGAAACATAGTTGTAATTTCGTCTTCTGCTGCGGTTTGTAATGCTTTAATACTTGCTCCGTTGAATCTGATGCCGTCTCCTACTGTCTCTTTAGTCGTTGAAGCCACCAGTCGTCTAAACGTCGCTTGTGGTAAGAATTGTGACGGGCTCTCTTGGAAATTCTTGATTTCACGTGCCATGCGGCGTTCTTTAAGTGTCATTTTTACTTTGGGTGCTTCTTGGGTTTGGGTACTCATGTTTTCTTACCAAGAAAGAGACAGTGTATATACTGTAATTTTATCGATTCATGGATTTTCAAGGTTTGCATCTACCATGGAAGTAGATAATCCATCCAGGATGGAGGGTTGGATGCCTTGTCGTAGAAGAACTCAGCTTTAGCCGGGGCGAGAGGTTTCAACGTCATTTCCAGACCGTTTATAGCGCGGTCCAATATTTTTCTAAAACTGGTTATATTACGTATATTGCATTCTATATGACGCAACAGCCATCCTTTTCTTCTATTCCTAGCAATCCAAGCGTTGATATCGAATATTTTTATCTTTCTTTCTTCTTGCAAATCTGTCTTGTTTCCCACAACTATAACTCTAAAATTAGCTTGTTGGTCTTGTATCTTATCTAATATTTCCTGTGCTTCTTCCAATGTTTCCGGTCTAGTAATATCGTAGAACAGGAATACTATGTCGGTATCTATTATATATTCTGGTATCCACCCCCACCAGAAGCGAGAACCACCCATATCGTAGAACCGTACCGGTGTAGGTCTGCGCTGTTGACTAGAGGTATCCCGTACCGTACCGCCCGTAATAGATATACCCACCGTGGGAGATTCGTAAGTCATTTTCTGATTGTACACGTCGAGGATACTGGTTTTACCACAACCACTAGACCCCAGCATTAAAATCTTTAACTTACCATATATCATTGAGAGAAAGGCACCTGGATTTATAGTTATTTATATTCGATGGCGTCGGCGTGACTATATATTGGATTCGACTGTGATAAATGGATAAAGATATTGAAGAAGCCACGGGACTGGTCAATCCGGTAGAATGTGAGCCAGCAGACGCGTTGCGAGTATTTGTATTTTTTCCTCTTAAGTTCCCAAAGAACATATCACTGACTCTCTTCAACTGGAAGAAATTTATGATTGTAGCTTGGGGAATTCAACTCATGTTCTTCATTTCGCTCGCTGGCCTTGTAAAGCCGGCATGGACATTCTACACAAAAGTGGCGATTATAACGGCAGCCGTAGCCCCGTTGGTGGGATATTGTATGGTGTTGCTTAACATGTTCAACGGTGGGTGGGGCCGTGAGAATTCAAGATTCTGGTGTCACATGCGTATCATGTACATGGCAGGTTACAACTCTATACGTTGGGGGATATCCAGCGTGGTGGACCCGTGCATTACCATTGCCGCCTGTCTCGTCAATGGTGACAGCGTGACCAATAGCATACGAGCTGGTATATGTGTAGTGTATTGCTATTACATTTTGGCAGAAAAAGAGAGACAGAAATCTCAGGCAATAGAATGGGACAAATTCAAAAACGATTTTGATGTCAACTTGGAGAATGTAAACGCGGTACAACATAGAAACTTACAGAATGTACCAATAGAACCAATCATTTTCTGTATTACCTTCAATATTATCCCGTGGGTAGTGGCGGGGTCCAACGTCGGGTTCTTTATCATGATATACGGACTAGCCATATGCACCAACGCATACCGCTACTGTAGCAGCAGTCAGACATTTGTTGTAACCGATACACAATACGACATCATACAATGCCTCTTTAGAACGGGAATATTATGGTCTTTTATTTGGCTCGTATAATCTACGAATATGCGAATAGAGTAATGATGTTGTATACATAGAGTAACCTATTTAACCTTACAAGTTTAAAATGTCAACATCCCAAACCCCTCCTCTCAACAATCCTGCTCTTTGGTGGCCAAACCCAACAGAAATCATAATGTACTTAGCTATCACGGCCTACCTCGGTAAAAAATTCAACTTCCACTTCTACATGAGTTGGTTTGTGGACATCGTACTACACGTGTCCCTGCCCTTCATATGCTTGGGCATCATTGGCATGCTCGTAATTCTAACTGGTAGTCTTTGGTACACGATTCGGGTCGGCATCGTCTTCAACTTGCTAGAAGGACCTATCTGGTGCCTGGCAAACCTAATATGCTTTATGACCATTGACCCGACCGTATTTCAAGGCGTGATGGGTGTTATACACGAGTTTGTAGCCGAAATGCCAGAACTCCACAAAAACCATGTACATTACTATAGGCAAGCTCGGCGCAGGTTCGAAAATGGTGAGTATCCTCAATGAATATGCGAATCTGTCAATGTCGGTATATACCAGTACCCGGATGTCGCATGGCCTGTATGGTGGTTTGTTGGGCGTGTATATACATAGTGGGTTGTGTGGCAATGTGCCATCTCATAGCATGCTGTTCTGAATATTGGTATAGATGTTGTAGGTGGCTGGACCTTGATACTGACCCAATACCGTTGCCAAGACAGGTAGTCCCACTACACGCACGTGCTACGGTTCCAACGCTAATACCCCCCACAAAGGTACTGCCTATGACCAGAAAATATGTGGTGGTAATAAATCCAGGAGAGCAGAGGAGTTTGGGGAGTCATATAGTCTGAGAATATTCGTATTTATTAATAATATTATATATAATACAATGTCTAGAGCAGCTGCTCAATCTCTACTACCTGCCGAAGTGGAAGCGGAAATACATAGGCGTTTTATCGGCCAACGCTATTCCTATAAAGTAAAGCATATTGTAACCTGGGCGAAGAGTCTATATATTGTACCTACCGTAGAGCATGTAGGCTGGGACGATGATATGTGGCGAATGGGCTCTGAAATCGGTGACAAATGGGAAGAGGCGCGCGTATCCATAAAACCGAAAGAGGCACAAGCCATACAGTTTGTTAAACCTACCCTCATCCAATGTCCAGCTTGTCATGTGAACATGGTACATATTATAAAGACAGAGCAGCGTAGAGGTTGCGACGAACCTGCTACATGCTACTGTCTGTGTCAAAATCCAGTTTGTAAAGAAAAACTAGGTAGATGGAAAAGATTTAGAACAGAAGCTTAGGGTATATAAGTGCGCCTCTGATGCATAAATGAAGATTCCACTCCCACAATTCGTATCCAGATTAAGAATAGTAACCCGTATCGGGGAAGATATTATGCGCACACATCGTCATTTAGGCGAGCTCAACAATAACCCAGCAGCAAAGACAAAGCATGTCGAGGGATTACAACGTATTCAAGAAGACCGTATCAAGGATTTCACAGATACATTGGACCATGCTCTCAACGATTGGGATGCCAAAGCACTTCATAAATACTGGACGGGGTATTAAAGGGTTGCTCACATAAATAAATGATTGTATCTGTCATACTCGTAGGAATCTTACCACGGCGATAAAATCATGTGCCCGTTGGTTTAAAATATTAAACATTATACATACGTTTATAATAATCGACCTTATTTGTCACTCTCAACACGCCAATAGGCTTAGGTTTAAACCCTTCTGATGCTTTCGCTTCTTGAGCCGCTTTAATAGCAGCAACCCCTTCGGCAGCCCCCTTGACCTTGCCCTCCTTTACTCCTTTTAGAAGCTTCACGTACGTCCCACCTGAAGACATAAAACCGCCTTTTTTAACTATTATTTTGAAAAACAAAGGATTGGAACTTTCGCTAAGCCATACAGCATGTTCACCATCGGGTAATTTATAAAATTTTCCTGTGTATAATATACCACCGCCGCCATAGAAAACTACAGCGTAATATTTACCCTTGTCGGTAACCTTCCATTTTTTATGCTTTTTTCCGTCTGCTTGTACATCTTCTTTAAAGCCATTGTTGATATGTTTCCACTGTAAGTCCTTAACCATTATATTATTGGATAATGTTCTTAAATAATACAATATTCTTCTTAGTATTCGCTAAGAATATTCTAATATTATAATAACAACAGTATAATATTACATGTCTGAAGAACATCAAGATTTTATCAAAGCAATAATCGCCCTTATAATACTACTTATATTCTTAACCAACCATTTCTCAGAAAATGAATCCCTGTGATAAAGAGATGATGAACTACGACAAAATGGATTGGCAATTAACCGTGGAGGAAAGGAGGCAACGAGAAGTCAAGGTTCAAGTAGCCGTTAACAGACTGGAGCGTATGGAACATCATACACCACCTAGAAAAGGAGAACACTGTTATTTCAATTCCGGACGTGACCGGGCAATGAGTGGTATGACTCCAGCAGCGAGATACATTTGTGTAACGAGCACCAGTCAGTCCTGTGGTGTGGACTTTAGCGTGGAAGAACCAGTGGACACGAAATATTCACACTACCACTACCATGGCAAGCTTGTGAGTATCACGGTGGACCACGGTATGGGAAAGTTGTGGAGACAGCGAATAAGCTAAGAATATTCTTATACTATAATATTATTATATAATTATTAAATCATGAATTATATAGAGTATTACCCCCAAACCCTCGCCCTCTTGGGCCCATACCTCCACCTAAAGGACCGTACCAAACTGAGAACCTTGGTATCGAAAGATGTTACTATAGATGCGGAAGATTACGACACGTTGTACAATAAAGATTTAGATAAACACACTTGTCTGTTACAGATTATACGATGCGATGGATGTGACAACTATGTTAAATACAGGTGGGCACGTCATACAGAATGCAATGTTTGTTGTAAATTATTATGTTACAACTGCTCGAGGAAGGTATGTGCTGGCGAGTGCCCAGGCTGTGCTAAGACTTGATATAATCCAAACGATTTGCACAATTTTGAATGTGTGGGTAGATGACTTTGCCATCTTTTTTTTCAAATTGCCAGCCCGGGCGTGCTGTTGGGTCGCCGTCCATGTGGGGTATCATAGCAGCTATCTGGTGCACAGGCATTCCAATATTCATTATTTTAAAATCGAATAATATATTTGCTCTGTCATCTACCCTTCTTTTTAAAATTTTAATCGGCATAGAGAGGTCGTCTGTATTCCAATCACAAAGACTACCTATAGTCATAGCGTACTTGGCGTTCGCCCATCCTAATTCTACCGGCGTGATGCGGCCTCGGTCCACATCTTGCAAGTCTACACTCTTGTCAAAATATACTTGCGCTACGATTCTTTCTTTACCACAATACACTACCGTATCGTTTACTTTGTGTCCCCCTTCCGGTGCGAAACTATATGCATCGGTGGGTGATAGTAGTGGGAACCCCAACCGTACACCGTCGTCTAATATATGTATAGCTTCAGTATGGTCGCAGGGAATACATCCCGGTACGGGTCGTTCGGTGGGGAATTTATCTACGCACGGTCTCGTGGTCCTTACATAGCTCCATACTATTTCCGATTTGTTACGATGCGCCGTGTTAGGAGGCAAACCACAACAGTCCCAGTACCTATAATCCCGGTGGGTGGTGCCCCACTTGTCTATGCTTTTTCGACAGCTCACCGGGCCAAGGTGTTGCCGACATTCCCAAGAACCGAAGGATTGGAGCCAGTTGAAAGCGTTGCCGCATTTTGCACAGACGCGCAGCTTTGCCCAGTGTTCCCAAGCTGATTGAACCTCCTTTTCAGAGGCGTACAATTTGGCTTCTGGTAACTGTCCGTTGTCGGTCATGATATGCACAGGAACAAACTATCTTATATAGTATAAAGGCGTGCGACAAACTCATAATGACCACCCAACATCCATATCTCATAATAAACGGGGAAGCCCAATTGGAATGGATTATGGGAGAGAACGCGGCTAGCAAAGGAGTACATCAAGTAACGCCATTCTTTAAATGTCAGGTGGGACTGGACACTGGTGAAGTGGTCCAAGACTTCATACGCTACAATAGAAAATATTTTGCTTTCTACACCAATCACGGCAATACATACGAGTACGGAGCTCAAGAGTTGGTGCCCATCAGCATGGAATCCGAAATAACGCCGTGCTACCACGCTGGTTGGTACATAGGCTTCGGCGACTCGAAACTTCTATTTGTCAACCGCAAACGACCCGACGTCTACCTCTCTTATTTTCGAACAACGCCGGTGGTTTCTTTAGTCAGGCTACCTTACACGGATATCCTAATGATAGACGACGGGACCAGTTGGTCTCGTAATCAGCTGGACATAGACGAAGAGTCGTCGTCGGGGCACCCAATTGATTTGTCGCGCAAAAAAACCATTTGCGACACCGGCCTCTTGCGCATGGACGAAGATGGCTGTATACTGGCAATTGCCCACATGGGAGGTAAAATAACCGTCGTATGGACCACTAGCTGGAAGACTCACCACACGTTGCGAGCTCCAGAAATGCACGAAATGGTACTCAGTAAGAAATGCTTGGTCGGTATTACCGCCGACCGTGAACATGTGTACTACTGGGACCTAATCACCGGTGACGTGGAGCTGGTGCTTACCAGCTCTTGGCATCGGCCAGTTTATATTTCTTTCCAAGAAAATATACCAGGCAATAGTATTACTACGGTTGACCCGGATTCTAAAACCATGGCAGTGTGGGAAATGAACGGGCCTACTCCCCGATGGAAAGAGTGGGAACCGTTCAAGATATCCAACCGGGTCCATCTCATATGCGTTGTACCCTTCACCTGGGAAATATCCAAAGCCGCGTTCTGGTCCAACATCGTATTGATGAATGCGGACGGTCTGATGATGAAGGTAAGCCTCAACCTAAATGCTCGTCAGTTTACCTGGCCAGTACAGCTGGTGAAGTGGATGGATAACCCTTCGGAAGATTTGTACCTCGAACCTCTTATGGGAATGGACGGCACCCTGCCCAGGGTCATCCAGGACGCTTGCATCGATAACATGACACATATTATATGTAAAATTTTAGAGAATGTGATGACGGGAGGTAACCGTTGTCGGTGGTCCTTGCACAAAATTCTTAAGGACGAAGGAATAGAGACTTCGTTTATTATGACCTTGGAGTTTGCCATTATCAAAATGTACAGTGATGAATTATTCGAAGACCGTGAAATGTGTACACAGCTGGCTCTATGGTGTCGTACCATGGACTTGGGCATACAAAACCTGTTCAACATATTACCATTGCCTTGTACCGTTTCGGACTTTATATTTTATCTGACGATGGCCAGTACCTTGTCCGGTAAGTTTGAAGAAAACATAGCAACCCGCGAAGGCATGCTGGAAACCTGCTGGAAATTTTTTAAAGAAGAAGAGAATACGGCAGGCCAATTACTGTACAAATTACATATATACATTACGGACTGGACCATCTATCTAGAAGACACGCGATGCTTTGAATTTGTCCTGCCTAATGCGGTTTATCGTTCGTGCAAAGCAGGATACACGAACGAATGGATTGCTATTTTCCAAAAATTAGAAAGGGTTAACATAAACCACAACGTGGAGAATTGTTGGAACGAGCTGGTACGCTACGTTTGCAACAATGATATATTAAGAACGCATTCATATCCCAACCCGAACGATGGAAAGTGGGTCAGGAAAGAAATGTTAGACATACCTGCCTCGTCGTGGATATTAATAGACGATGTTGTACAGCAGCTGAAAAACGATGTAGAGGTTAGTGGAAAAGTCCAATGCTGGGTACCAAACAAGAAAGGGGCCAATGCCATCGAACGGGCGTTGACACTCTTGGACATAGAACTGTGGGAACATAAACCAGAGTGGAGAACCGTAACAGAGAACGAGTACCCGCTATTATCCACTGGTACAGAACTTATATTGGGTTCACAACGAGGACATATAATTGAATGGCCCGTTTTAGTGATGGAAAACGGTGTTATTTGTTCTGTAAAGGAGTCAACTAAGTGCGAGTACCGTCTTCCTGCTCTAGAATTGAGCGTCCCGTTGACTATTGCTCTCGAGGTGGAGGATTACATAAAGAGAGAAATAATTGCCGGTACAATTGGTTCGATACCCGACCGGTTGAAACCTGTGGTGTTTGAACTCCTTAGCCCAACACCAGTCAAGTCTATTACACCAGTGAACATCGATGACGATAGAGAAGGCACGCCGGTCACTGCGGTTTGTTGCGCTGGTAGATTTTCCGTATGGTTTGGAACCTTTAACGGATACATTATTATCATACCTTCTGATGGCCTGATGAAACAGCCTAGTGACCGAAAAACGATTGTGCTCCAAGATTGTTTTTCTGATGCTATCACCGGCTTAACCTATAGGGCCATGAAGGTGATAGGTGTCTGTGCTGCCGGTAATATAAATATATGGGATTGCCAGTCTTACAAGCGTATTGTAGGGCTGAACGACCAGGGAGCTAAAGCCGCGCGGTTTGTTAGCAGCGATAGCGTTTGGTATCTTACCAACAATGCTCTGTACAGTTGGAATTTTGTACTGGACACAAAACCCGTTTTGGTCTGGACATCTCCTTTGACCCCGAGGGCTCCCCCCAACCATTACTCGTTGGCTTCCTATGAACATTACGCGATTGGTACCACTAGCCGTTTGACACATTGGCATACGCACCAACCCCCTACCATGACCAATAAAGCCTATTCGATTGGTCCTTCTGTCATATGTATGTTATCCGAACAAGATTTTGTTATAGGTAATAGTAAAGGACAAGTAAAAATGGTATCCTCAGAGGAAAATGAATTCGAAGATATCATATACCAACACAAAGACAAGTCTCCTATCACCTCACTGTACAGCATTGACGATTCGGTCAAGTATGTATTAGCAATAGGGTGTGAAGATGGTACCTTTGTTCTTCAATCTTTGACCGAATCGGCGGATAATTACCCCCCACTCTTTGAATGGAAAGCCAATGATGCGGTCATTCACATCGTGTTCACCAAACCCAGGTTGATACTGGTGACAGCAGACTATTGTGTGTACGTATTAATATACGCAGACCAGCAGGTTACTCTAGCGGCTCGCTCGCTCATAAAACTTGCCGGCCTGCCGGATTGGAAGAAATTTCTACAACGCCCAGGCAACAGTCCCAAGATACAGGATATAGTAACATCGGGGGCGTTAAGAGGAAGAGAGCTAGACGATTTTTGGAAAGTGCTTGAAACCGTTACCGACAGCGAAGAGTCCCAACGGTTGTGGTGTGTTCCCGATGTGTTGACGACCTTGAATATATTCCAGAGTAAATCAAACGCTCCGGCACGGTACCAGAAGATTGCTCAGCGTTTGTTCTGTTACTCTGGAAAGAAGTTTACTTGTACACTATGCTTGGGTTCAAGCTCATCACCAAAACGATTTCCCATATCTGCCTTGAAAACCTGTATGCATCGATTCCATACCAGATGCATAGAAGAGCATATATCCAAAACGAGGGAATGGGATAACGAATGTCAACAGAACTGGGCTCTCCACGTGCACCTCCAATGTCCTATATGCCGCGAGCCTTACAATAGAAGCGACGTAGCGGATGACAAGTTCACCGCAGATTTGTGTAAGTACATAAGCGAGTCAGAAGATGAAGTATAAGAGAGAGTTTTATTCTTTTTCAATGGAGATGTTAGAATCAACAAACGCTCCCGAATGTTACATATGCTGCGACGAGACAGAAGAAAAATCGCCGTGTATATGCGCTGCTCCTGTGCATATGAAATGTCTCATTAAATGGATAGAGAAGAACGACAATAAGCGTTACAGTTGTTCCATATGCCACACTGAGTTGGAGGGCATACGCCCAGCTAAAATGAAGTCGGAACTTGTATTTAAACGCCACCCATATGCCGGTACTGGGTTCCTAGATTGCGGCCAGATGGGAATTCTCCTTGTCAAATTTATATACTTCATGATGATGGGATTCATCGGTAAATACTTATTTGCCATGATGGAACACCCACAATGGGTAAGCGACGATTTGTATTGGTCCCCTTTTGACCTTCTATTCCTCGCATGCGCGTGTTTTGGCACTATGATAAGCACTACTGTCATAGTTGTTCTGATTAAGACCTGGAAGTATTTAAGCAATTCGAATGATGATAACTATGAAGAGTTTGATAGCGATTCTGATGATGATTATGCTGTTTAGCACACACGCGTGCCCAACCATGAAACAGGTGTGGACTTGTGCCAACGGTGGCGAAAGGCACCATCGTGGATGTCTAACAGCGTCGGACATCCATAGGGCAGTACGAAAACACACTTCTTTGTTCAGTCAACCGTTTATATTACACACTGAAGGGCCGCGTTTCCGTAAGTTGTTTCGCGACTGCGATACCGACAACGACGGATGTATACACCCAGCAGAAGCAGAGAAGGCCCCCAAATGCAAGAGAGATTGCGAGTGGAAAGATATATGGATTAAAACTTTTTGTCCTGTATAACTATATAAAATATATTTTTAACTATAATGTCAACAAAATTATTAATAGCATTAGCTGTACAGCGCACCATATACAATGTACTTATACACAGAGCTGGTGTGGAGCGTTATTCTGCCCCTCTTATTCTACTCATGATAGATTCAATCCATCTTTTTGTATCCGTTATTATGGTGTCCTTGACCGGTTGGACTCGTGCCCCCACCAACTGGAGAGCAATGATATTACCCGCTCTTCTGGCTCTCGTCAAGAACAATTGTCTATTCTGGGGCATGATGTATCTAGACCCCTCTCTCCATCAACTGGTGTACCAAATCAATATTATATTCGCATCGTTGATAACGCCCCTACGCCTCTCGAATCGCCAACGAGTGTCGCTGGGATTTCTTTTCGTTGGTGTCTGTATCATATTGTACAACCGGGACGACGCCCTGATTCTACCACAACATCACCAGCTGGCTGGTATATTCTTCACCATCGTGGGGGCGGGAAGTGCCGCAATGTCCCACCAAGCCTTTGAAGATATCATAAAGAAAGAAACAGGGTCGGTGTGGGTCAGGCAGTTACAGTTGTCGGCCTTGGGCGTGTGCGGGGCCCTGCTCAGTTGTCTACAAGAGTACGAGTATATTGTCAAGTCAGACCCTATATCGTCGCTGATGATGGGGTTGGTCGTTGTCAAGTGTACAGGGGATATTATTATACCATTCGTGCTCAAGTACACATCGAACGTAGTAAAGGGTTTTAGCGATACCTTGGCAGTGATGATGTCGATGGTGTTGACACAGGTGCTGTACCACTGGCATCCACATGTCAATTTTTGGGTAGGAGCTGTTCTCATATTCACAGCAGCCTTCATGTTTAATCACGAGAAAATACCAAAACGTGCTAAAATATTAACCGTTTAACTCTAATTTATTTTACCTAGTTTGTACCCCAACTACGACTCTATTTTATGAAAACAACATCGAGAAAAAGTTTTGTTGCACACACGTGTTTCATTTCATTTACGCGTTGGTTGCCTCCCAGAAAGTTCTCTTTGGTATACGAACGCCGACATTTTAGGAGAGTTAAATGGTCGTGAGAAAAAAAATCGTGTGTGTGCAGACATCCGTCACACCAAAGTTTATTCCGTTTAACCATGTCCTGGTTGGTACACAAAAGAGAACATTCTAAACGGTCTCAACGCTAGTCTGATGAAAAGTCGCGACAACTGAGATTTATTTTTCTTAAAAGTTTATCTTCATAAGAATTGTTGTAACATGTATCAATAGGGGAACCATCTACACGGTTGAGCAACGATTCAACTACCCCGTCGTAGGATTCGTTCATACCTGATACAATATGAGCAGACACGGAAGGGCATAGGGAATGTAACCTTTTCTCCGTTTCTGGATAGAGTAAGATATCATGTGATTGAATTGTTGTGACGATATGATAACAATTTAAACGGTATGAGTGGACAACAACCGTAAATAATATAAATAGCACAGCGAAACGCATTTTATTACAAACAAATCGTGTATAAATAGTGCTCCTATGCAAGCAATATGCTATTTAGGATTTATGTATCGGTTGCCTTGGTATATATTTTGTATCTTCTGACGGTCCACATAAGCGATTTGAAATATTTGACGACGTGGACGATAGTGAGCCAAGCTCTTTATTTCGCTTCGGAACATCATTGGAACATAAAGATTCCTAACTTTTTCCAAAACTTAACATTCACATTATCCATATTCTTGATTGTGTACTGGCCATTGAAATATTATTACCACTGGGACACACCAACCACGGAATCATACTGGATACATGATATGATGATACACGGAATCAATATATTACTAATAGTCATAGCAGTGGCCACCAAACCTCGTTTGGAGTATAGATTGGCCTATATTCCTATGTTAGCGGGAGGAGCTTACCTCGTCTTTGCGATAATATACACCGCGCAAGGACACACTATCTACCCTACCAATTTCTTCAAAACAGACTATAGATTGATATACGATGCTATAGCAGTATTGGTAGGGGCACCAGTCATCCATTGTACGGGTGTCTGGTTAACAAAACAGAAAGACAAATTGGATAAGTATAGTATACTACCTACCACCAAGAAAGGGTGGTGGCAAAAAAAATTATTACAAACAAATGATTAAAATTTAAGATTTAATTTATTTAACATCTCACCCGTATCCATACTATTGCTACTGCTACCACCACGTCTTACAGGCGTGCGCGACCTCGTTCTAACTTTTCCATCACCCATCGGAGGAGGCGGACCCTGTAGTGTATGGGCTTTGGAGCTCCTCATTCCGGGCATCGTATTTATCCGTGGCTGCGTGTAATGTTTCTGCTTCTTGGCGACAGTTTGATTCGCCCGTTTCGAAGTAAGACTTCTACCCCTAGTCTGTCTTTCCACCGTACCTGGCAGAGCTGCTGGTTTCTTGTCTCTCTTGGGTGAAATACCCAATAGACTATTTTTATACGCACCCCCTTGTTCTTTAGTGACCTCTAGAATATCCTGTGACAAGTTTCGTCCCAATCTGTCTGTTAATATCATATATTGTACTTCTCTGACGGATGGTAGAGCGCCCGTCCGTATAAGTCTTCTGACGTATGTGGCTTGTGGTTTAAACAGTAGTTTATCCACTCCAGGCTGGCGATGACTCATACCCCAGACAACATAACCAACCAAAGGAGAGCGGTAATTGTCTGCTCGCCATTCGTTGGTCGGTGGTACAGTGTCATCGCTGTCAAATATCTGGTTGATGCCCTCGTAGAATGCCGTGGCGAATCGTAATTTATTTTGTAGTCTGTGTATATTTGGGTCATTGAGTTTCCTCGCATTGGATTCGAGTATACCTTCAATCATATCATTCAACTGATGCGCTTCATCGATGGCGTATGCGCCAATGTAGGTGCGCTGCTCAACCGTTACGAAGTCGTCCAACATGAAACCGACCTCTTCCTCCTTGATAGCTTGTGACTGTAGCAACGCTTTCTCTTCTTGGAGGGTTTTAATTTCTTCTAGACTGTTGGCCCTGACCGCTTCTCCGGTTTGTGGGTCATCCTCATCTTCAACTTCCTCCTTTGCACCTTCAAATGCATCACACCAGTCGTTGTAATCGTTATCTTTACAGTATTTGTTTAGAAATTCTTGCTCATCCTCATTTAACTGCCCGGGACCCGAGTCGGTAACTTTGAGTTGTAATACCACTTGATGTTCGGTCTTGCCTTCATGTGCATTAATAAAATCAATCACATCTTGTTGCTGCTGCTTTTTTACATCCACCTCTCTAATTTGACCTTGTTCGTAGAGGCCATTGTTTACTTCGACTAGTGCATTCCTATGCCGTTGAATGTCTCTCTTATCCTCCACTGTAAGTCGGACGACTGGTTCCAATCCATGGCGATATATCTTTTTCAGCTCTTGTTCTATTAGGTCTACACTCTCAAAGCCTGTGTCCTCATAATAATCACGGTCGGTTGCTGTCGTTGGAGCCCTGGTTACCACCGGTAGTGTGTACCTGGCAGGGTCATCGGCTTGTGTCTCGATTTCTTCAACTTCCAGTCTACGTATAAATCTACGCTGTACGAGTTCCGATAGTTTTATTTTTTCTACGTAGTCGGAGTAATCCTCGGTTCGTGGGTCAGTACGATAGTCCGTATTGACATCAGTATCGAATGTCACGCCCTGGGGGAACGCGACTCTGCTCGCGATAAAGGCTCGTAATCTAGGACTGAAACGAACATTTCCGTGTGTAAAAGGTTCTTGGACGAAGTAGTCAAACATAGTCAAACCCGAGTCTCTCAAAGCCTGGTCAATGACTGTTCTCAAAGCCTGGTCAATGACTGTATTGTTCCTCGCCTCCCAAGTTAGGCTAACACGATTCCAAAAGGCTCTTAAACGCACTTTAAAAAAGTCGTCGGCGTATTGTACTAGGTCTTCGGCCAGTTTACCGTACTGGCGAATATCTCCAGGTGGGTTCTGTATGTCTTCTTCTTCATTTACAATGCTAGCCATTTATGTTAAACATTAGATTTATATACACTATAAAACCAAAATATGTGTATAATATATGGCAACAGAATATCCAGAACCGTACGATAGAAGTGACTGGTCTGATTTTATAAAATCGTATGAGGAGCAAGTACGTAATTATGTAAGCCAAGGCTGTGATTTCTATTTCAATTTGTTATGGTGGAGAGCCATGCGATGCGTACCACTGGCAGTATTCCTCAGGCAGACTATGCCAGAATTCTGTAGAGGTTACTTGGGCTATCTATTTCGATATTTTCTAAATGGTGAACATAAAGAAAATTATTACACAGATGACGCCGGTGTAAAGGTCTCCAAGTACACATCAGATTTCGATGGTCGCATTAAAGAACGAGAACTAGCAAAGTTACTCATGCACAAGGCCGGCGAAGAAGGGGAGGAAGCCTGGCGCATGAGAGGTCAATATAGTAAAAATTCAGCCGATGACGATGGTGGGTTTGGTTGTAAAAGATTGTACTTCGCACACGGGACTAAGAAACGAGCAGCAAATGGTGGTAACAGAGACGCATACAAAGGTCACCAGTATTACATGCAAGCCTGTATTGAAATATTAAACAATGGCTGCTGCCGTACCGGACCCCACAGCGCGCTTAGAAAACTAGGAATCGATACGAGAGGTAAAGCACCAGGATGGGGCGAAATGGAGACTGTAGTGAGAAGGATGTGGATGTTGTACTCGCCCAATAATTCTGGTGTGTATTCTATTCATTTCTGGCCAGAAACCGTTCATATGTTTATGCGTGGCATTTATATCATCGACATAGAAGAAACATACTCTTGGGATGACCTAGCAGACGACTGGAATATACCCGGGACATACAAGGGACATGACCCACGTTTTGCTCCGTGGCTCGTTGGGCGTTCGATACATTGCTTTTTAAATGACCACGATGCCTTCGAATTGGTTTCATCGAAATTGACAAATGAGGACTTGCTAGCCAGATGTTTGAAAAGCACCGGGATACGAGATGAAAAGTTGTGTAAGATAGAAACAGGATGGATAATGTTTGAGTATGATGGTAACCTTGAAGAGTGGTGGGAAAATTTCGGTGATGTTGGTAGAAACACTATCATTCAAAAAGCTGTTGATGAAGCGCGTAAGGGCACAAGATTGGTGGTCGGCGCATATTTAAAGCAAAATGGGGATTTTAATGCTCTCGAAGGTGATGAAAACCTTTTTACACCTCCTAGACATTTGGGGTTCGAGGCCGTTAAGTTACACGACCTTGCGGATACAAAATACATATTGGGAACTGTAAAAGCAATTGATAAGCATTCAGGCCGTACGATGGGTGGGCACATCGCCAAGTACAAACAAACAGCCTTTGATGACGAACATCTGTATAGTTACCATGGGTTCAGTGAACCGGGTAATTTCAGGCCGCCTGATTTCGAAAATGATGAGGTGCCTGGTCATCCCAGGCACAGACTAGAAACAATACGCGCGTTGGTAGCTGGGGATGATGGTTCACCACCTATTCCAGACCCCAGTAAGTGTCTAGATAGTAAAGGGAATGTTAATGAAACGGTTACCAACCTTCAATATACGCCAAGGTCTGCTAGAATGGGTATAGCGATAGAAGCAGCGCATACTACTATAACCGTTAAACGCGTGGTGCATCTATGTATGATAGACCATCTGACAGCAGAAGGTGATATATATCCTGACGACGATGGAATAGAAACGATAATCAACCCAACATCGGGTAACCCATGGACATGGGAGGAATTTAGAGACACTGTTATCTGGGGTGACACAATAAATCATAAAATCCAGCAATGGATAGTTCACAACGCTATCTTACAATGGAACGATACCATGTTCTTATTCGCTGCGCTTGGTGATGGACATTTTTGGGTCGATGATGCCGATGGACCGTTGGAAATGGCGATTCAACTTGGAGGCCAGCGATATATATTTAATCACGGAATTCGTAAGTTGGAACAGGTAGATTGTTTGCCACCTCTGGACAGACCGGACAAGGATACCTTTGTACAATTCTGGGCCAACATGGTATTCTTTGCTCTTTTTGGTGGACTAAACCAGTACAAAGAATATTGGTTACCAAATCCTATCAATGAGAGCGTACGAGTTTTTTCTCTGGAAGGGATGTGGCCAGGCTGGTTGGAAGAAAAAAAATTGAGCAATTGGTTATATTTGGGTGGTTATGTATCAGAATATATCAACCACATGATGAACATTCAATCAGCGACCAAAGTGGAAGATTTGGCTATCAAAGACAGCACTATATTCGAGAGGGTCGTCGTGCCACTAGGTGGGTACGGGTATCTTGCCGAAGATGTGGTCAATGATTATTTTCCAAAACGTAAGAAGGTTCACGACCGTGTAATGAAAATGATAGAACCATATGTGGTCATGGAGAATGGGATATGTGTTCGAAAGCGTGCTATGGAGACAACTATACACAAACCAAGGAACAGAAAATGGTTCCACAGTAAGAACCCAGACAAAACTTTATTTCAAACATTGATGGCTGATGTAGACCCTGAAGATGTCGATGTAGATGAAGATACAAAGGCAGCCAACGGTGGGTGGTTTAAAATATGGTGGCAGCAGGTGTTCAACGGACAAGTGGAAGGTAAGAGACAATTTAAAACACCGAACAAAGGCGGTCTATTGGGTCAAAAAGTCCCGCCAGACGTAATCTTCGGGGTTGCGCCGTTGAAAAATAAAACATTCGAGAACTCGAACACGTCATTGCCGTATGCCACTCTCAATACTATAATGTGGCCGCATTACACAAATCCATCACATGGACGCGAACAAGACCGTGCGGTAAACTTGAAATTCTACAAAATACAGTTACGCAATGTTCTGGACACTGATGGTAAAACTCTGGACGATATGACAAATATTATTGAACGTATTAAACACAAACCAGGCGAAGACTATTTGGCCAACATGTACGAAATGGCTTTGTTCTACCAAGAATGGCACGTACAAACATATATGTTCCGTCAAGTATATTTAGACGGGCGTGACGAGATGACTGGTAAGAACTGCTGGGACGGTTTTCGAGCTCAAGATAAAGATACTGCTGCTGTCGTAGTTGAACGCCCGTGTTTCTTAAAGTTTAACGACCATGCCAGGCAATACGATAGAGTAAACAACCGTGAAGTTGTAAATGTTGGATTGGAGCCTTTTCTGCTTGATGATGAAGGGTCGAGAACAGGGTTTTTCCACCGTGGTTTAGAAAGTAATGCGATTGGGCATGAGATGAATTCTAAAAAAAGCGCGACGGCTGTTCAACGACGAATGACTATAGGCTTTGCCGAACAAATACAGCGAATTGAAGGATTTGGAGAAGACACCTTGACACGACCACCAGCTTTTCCAATCGAATGGGGTAGTATAGATGAGGATGACCATATTATGGTGACCTCCATACGAACACCTATAGAATATAGGTCTGTTGGGGATAATAGTTTTGCAAGCCAGGCTAAATGGTGGCAGAAAAATCAATTAAACCCGATGAAGTCGAAGTGCCAACCAGGCGTGGTCATGATACGTATACCAAATGGCCAGCAAGTTGACCTTGGAGACCCACATAAAGCCACGGGATTGGTATTCGCAAATGGGATTGTAAGACACTCTGAAATGATGATAGGTGGTAGATGCCTAGGAACATTCGACAAGGATAGCGTGGAATTTGAAGAAATACAACGCGCGATGTGGAACGAGTTGCCTAGCGAGGTGAAGGAACAAGAGGAGAATAACGATACCAGACCTAATGACCCTTATTTTAGTACGTCAGAGACTAGGAGAAAACCATCGCCACTGGTACGTATGATTTTGAATTATACTTATGGCCACGATGACGATGACGCTCCAGTACTATACGACGGGGGAGTTTTGCCGGGCGGCTGGCAAGATTATGTAGTACAAAAACTAATATCATTAAAGTTCTAAATTAAACATACCTGACATATTTTTAGCAATACTATGAGCTGTATCGGACCAACTATTGGACCACCCATCCTTTGACGACCTCTTCACTATCTCTACTATTTGCATGCACGCGTGCTCGTCCATCTCCCCCGGGCACAACCTCTCCAACACGTGGCGTTGTATTCGTATTCTCTTACCCCAAAAATTACCCACTCTGGGTGTTGCATCACTTAGGTAAACAAGCAAGCAGTACCAGAAGCTAGACTTCTCTCTTATTTTTTTGTAAACGTCTGAACATAGTTCTTGAAACTGTGTAAAGGTGGAAGACCCGGTACCTCCCAAAGCGTCCAACATGTCTGGTGTGATGCGCATCTCGTTCTTCACATGTTTGGGGTCATCGCCTAGTAGATAGCTAAAGTCTACGTGTATAAGCTTTCCATCGTCTGTGACCAGCATGTTCTCTAGATGTCTATCTCCTACACCTATGACATAAGACAGAACACAGGCCGCTGCTACCGATTTAACAAACCTGGTTCGTAGTTTCTCCACCGTCAAGTCTGAGTTTCTGTCCAATATAAAGTTCTGAAGCGTGGTTCGATGTTTGTGTTTTATATCGTATAGTGTGGTTACATTGTTGAGCATGACTATAATACCGCTAGAAGCCGTGACAGGGAAAACGTCGTAGCGTGTAAAGGCTACCGCACCTTCCGTTATCTTTTCCAGCCAGTAGGTCATGTCCATCGTCATCTTATCTTTACGTACGTCTTCTTTCTTGAACAATATATCAATCGTACCCTTGTCGGTGTAAAGAGGTATTTGGATAGGTTTGGAAGCACTCTGAATGGTTTTTATATCCATCCCTACTCTGTGTATCCAGATGTCGGGGTCCCACGGAGCACGTATTTCCATCTTGTCTCCTTGTTGGATGATAAAATCACATATGAAGCGTTCTCTTCTAGATGTCATGTCTGTAGATGCCACGCGTTCTAGGAATCTTAGAAACTCTTCAGACTTTTCCCAGTCTTTGCGTATGTCTTTGCTGACATGTCTCAAGCATTCGTTTAGAACTTTAAGTAATATGGTTTGATACCCTACGTCTTGGGATTGCAATTTTAGTTCGAACAAAAACGCATACACAACATCGACTTCGTGCGCTATATGGTGGATAAATTTGCCTGTAGCAATGTGGGGGCGTTGTCTGAATATATGTACCCACCAAGGCATGAGTCGAACGTGGTCTTGACAATCGACCTTCTCCCAAGCTTGGGCAGACCAGCGGTCCACCCCTACGTTCATCTGGTGATTGTGCGTATACAATTCTAGCAAGTCGTACACGGTTAACCGTGGCTTACAGCTATCTCCACACATTAAACCTTTACAAGGCGTTGTCTTCTCCCCTCCTGGTGGTACAACATCCAAAGCTTTGATGACTTGGATGGCCCATGCCGAATGCCCTTTGAGTTCCGGCAAACGGTTGATTATTAGGGATTTTTCTAACTTGGTAAACTTTGTGTGTGGCAATTTGTACTGGATGGAGTTCCAAAGCGAGAGTAAAGTTGTGACCGCCCCGCAGTATGACTTGGATACGAACATTAGCCGGTGTATTGATTTGATATCCAACGGTAGATTTGCTATAATATATATTTCCCTCCTGGTAGCGTTGGCTGTCTTGGTTGTACCGTAGCATACGGAGCATACTCTTTTCTCTTCGTCAACGAGTGGTTTGCCATCGTAGCTAGAGGCGATAAAATGTCTGATGAAGGAGGGAACCTTTATTTTAAAGCTCGAACACTCTGAACAAAATATACGCCCACAGACCCTACAATGGTGTTTCCTTACAAACATACCGAATTCACGCCTACATGTGAAGCATTGGTTGACACGCTCGTCCGCAGTCCACGTGGCAGGTGTCCTGCGAGGTATTGCTACCGGTTGAGTTTTGGACATATATAGATAGTCGGCTTCGTATTTATATGTCAATCTCAAAAAGAATAACCGTGCGAGTGGCTTTTGTGGGAGCCTGCGAGGTTGGTAAAACTAGCATTCTGCTGAGAGCCATGGGAAAGCCAGTTCCAAAAAAATATGTAGCAACTATAGGCATCGATTCGGGTATATACCGCTGCGTACAAGAGGACCAATACGTAACATTGAAATTATGGGATTGTAGTGGGGACGACCGCTTTAGTCCTATCATTCCGCGTTTTCTTCAAGATTCGAAGTTTGTCCTGTTCTGTTTCGATTTAAGCAGGCCGGAAACGTTCGATTCGGTAAAGAAATATGTCGAGCTGGTTGAATCTATCATGCACGGTAAGCCTTATACCTCTTGTGTAGTTGGACTGAAGAAAGATTTGGAAGTCGCCTTCCCCAAGAAAAATGTCCGCGACTATGCTGAAATGATATCCGCTACGTATTACGAAATAGACGCGACAATTGAATCTGAAGTTATTTTTCTAATGCATAGTATAGCAAGGGATTCGGTATCGGGTGGTAATTACATACTGGATGATAGCACTAGCGAAGAAGAAGATATTATTGTACATAGACAATGCCCGTGTATGTGACGAATATTCGAGGGTATTTATATCACCTGTCTTATTGTAACTAAAACTCAAGATGCCGAAACGTAACCGCAATGATGAAGAGGAAATGGACCAGATTAACAAGCGCGTGTGTTTGATAGACAACATACCCGACGAACCAGAGAATAGAAAGCGTAATTTTGAAAACCCGGAAGGGTATACTCCTAGAAAAAGAATGCGGTTGGTTGGACCTTCCACAATAACGTACAAGGCTCGTGAATACAGAGATTGTATTCGTAAGCTTTACAACATGAACAAGAGATTGATGCATAAAATCGAAATGGAAAAGATGAAGGTTCGGGAAAGCGAAGAGAAATATATTCATCTGAAGAACGAAGTGAGGAGCCGTGGCATTCAAGCCCATTACTGGCCAACATACCCAAATGCGTTGGTGACTCAACCAGTTGTGTACTAAGCTAAAACTGTATATAAGGATTACTATTTTTACTATAATGAACGATACAAACTTTCGCGTACACTATTCCCCTTCTATTGCTAGAATTTCTACACCCGTAGACCCTACTAAACAAGCAGTTGGAACTGGTTGGATTGTTGAATCACCTTCTAAAGAATACGTAACATTCATAACGAACGCGCACGTAGTTGCCCCGGGCAAAATGCATCGTATCGAAATGTGCTGGTGCCACGGCAAGACCATGCCAGCCGATGTGTCTGCTATCTGTTACGACCGTGACCTAGCACTTCTCAAAGTTCACAAGGATGTGTGGGACAAAATGGTAGACGAATACGTGACCAACCCCACTGAGAATGCCCTTATCAAGTCGGCCCCACCCATCAAACTAGGAGAAGAACACATGTTCTCCCCTATGGATACCAAAGTATGGTGCCAAGGTCACCCGTTGGGGTTGCCACACCAACAAACGTCGTGGGGCAATACCCGTGGCCTATACGAAATGCCAAACCACGAAATAAGATACCTTATCCAAGCTCCTATCAACCATGGTAACTCAGGAGGGCCTGTATTTGTACGCTTCAAAGGCGAAACCTACTGTGTCGGTATATCTACTATGAAACTGTCTGGCGAACAAGTGGAAGGCGAAGGAGGTATGATTACCGTTATGGAACTTAAATCTGTACTTCCTGCTATGTTGGCCACCGTAGACCCGCCTGTAGACATCGACGACAAGAGTGCTAGTATCCTAGCATATTTAAAGGGGATGTTGGGCGCCCACGGCATCGAAGTAACGAAAGCGGTCACGTTGAAACAAGCCAAATGGTTGGCCGAAAATTATTCTGCGTTTGAGCACAACTGGAACCTTCACGCTGTTGGTGGCCGTGTTTCTGGTGCTCCAAGAATGTTTCAATCTTGGTTAGATAGACACGTTCAAAACCAATACAAAGGTCCTTATTTACTCGCAATGGTACTACACATGTGTCAACAAGGACGGTACGAAGAGCTGGCCACTTATAAATCAAGTGTCGGTGGATGGAAAGAGGTTCGATGCGATGCCGCGCAGCATTCGATGAATCTAGATTTGAGCCATTTAATGAAGCACGCTTCAGTTCCAACCTTGTTGCACGCGCCTATATTCGGGTGGCAGAACTGTCAGTCGGTCCAGAACGTTGCGTACCGTGAATATTACAATATTGATGAAACCGAGAAGATATATGGTATCATAGTGAACACGGTTCTTCCGAACAGTTTGTACGCTTCAGCAAATGCACGTGGGTTGGAAGACGACTTAATCTATGCGTTCGAAGTGACAAATGGAGACAACAATGTCATACCCATGACATTTTTGGACAAGGAAGGCCACTTTTCCTCAGACGGAGGAGCGCTAGACTTTACGCATACATTGACATCAAAACTTCAGCATATGGAATGGCAGCAGGAAGGTAAGACCCCAAACCAGGTAAAGCTCTATATCATCCGCGGTCCCGCATTACGAAATAAACGCGACGTGATAGTTTTTAATATCGCATCCCCGACTGCTGAACAGTTACCATTGATGAAAAAAATATCACCTTTCAACAACGAAAGTAGCCAAGTCAACGGGATGAACATTATGGACTTGAAACTGGTACAGTGCAATATGAATATCGTTCAGGAAGCTCAGTTGATGGAGTACGCGGCTCCCAAAGCGGCTTACATGTTCAGGGTAGTGTGTGTTGGTAGCGAAGGTTCCAAAGTGATGCCAGGTTCCACTTTGACTAAGTTCAATGGAGTTGATGTAACCAAATTAAAGAGTTGGGAAGAGTTCGTGAGACTTACAAGCCAATTCCGGGATATGTGTGAGAAGGCACAGGATAAGCCAACGTATGTTTGTTTGGAGTTTGAACGTACAGGGTTTAAATGTAAAGTAATAAATAAATTAAGATAATTCATCAGGATTTATAAACCATTCTATCTTCCCGCTGTCTATAGCATCCTGAATCTGGTCTTGTACTTTCTGCGATTCAGGTTTCATCACCGCATTTTTCTTCTCCCACTCCGTGATAGCCGACATTGCGCACCCGGTGGAGCAGTATTCGCCCCCATATCCGGTGGTTACCGACTGTGGTATATTTTTTCTCATTCTCAAGAATCCGTTGCATTGTTGACATTTAGTATTCATTTATCTTTATACATTGGGCTTTTATATAGCATTTGCTAACCAATCCAAACCGGTGGTAACCCGAGTGTTGTTTATCGCTTCGCACGCGACTAGATGTACATTTTGCCTATAGTCGAATAGTTTCAACTCGAACGCTTTTTTCAACTCTGTTATCTCAGCGGCCTGTGGCAAATCCTGTTTGTTGGCAAATATGAGAAATGGACAATTACGGAGACTTTCGTTGGACAGCAACGCGTGCAATTCTTGCTTACTCTCTTTAAATCTTTCTCTGTCGTTAGAGTCTATCACAAAAATCACAGCGTCAGTATGTTCGTAGTAGTGGTGCCACATCGTACGAAATGTTGTCTGGCCACCCAAATCCCACGCCTTGAATGTCAGATTCTTGTATTGTATCGTTTCTATGTTGAATCCCATCGTAGGCATGGTGTTGGAGATGGCTTCGCCTAGTTTCATACAATATAGAATCTGAGTTTTGCCAGCATTATCCAACCCCAATAGAAGCATTTGAGTGGGTTGGAAAAACTGCCCGACCCAATCATCGAACCACTGTGAAACAATCAATCCCATTGTGAAGTTTTTATTGGTTTATATACCGTAGTAGACGATTTGTTACATCGGATTTGTATATTATTTAAAACAATAAAATAAGTGTATATAGGGGCTGTTTCTAGCTTTATATTAAAATGGCATTTTCACGAGGAGGAAGAGACCACTTAGCAGGAAACCCAGGAAGTTCTGGCGCAGGCGACGGAAGCGGCGGACATATCAATTCACTTAAACATTACTTTGGAGAAGTTAACCCCCAGTATTCTAAGATGTTGGCGGAAGACAAATTCGCACACGAGACGTACAACCTACCAAAAGCGTACGAAGGAAAGAATAAGTACCTCGAGCGGGTAATAGACTACCTCATTACTAACGAAAATGATTGGTACACGAGCCAGGTCCTACCTTGGGTCGAGACCGATGATTTACACCTTAAATGGGAAATCTTTCGTTTTAACAAAACGCTCATGGATTTGGAACCCCATCAAGGTGTCCCACGCTATGTCACTGCTGAGCGTGAGGCCAGGTCAGATAGATTGGTCAGACGAGGTTTGGCATTTATCATAGAACATGGATTTTATACCACGGCAGAGGGTAAACAGCACTATCTAATGAATTTAAGGCAAATTGTGGATTCCGTTAACGAAACGGCGTACCACGGCGTAGTATACGCGCTCCTATCATCTGACAACCATTACAAGGAATGGCACAGACAACATGGTGCAAGGGTCCAACGCCCAGGAGATTTGCAACGGGCTGGTAAGCGCCTGTGGGCCGTAGTACAGAAGAAAGAGAGGGGGCTTTATTTACTCGACGCGGAACTTAAAGATACTATGCGCTACGAGGGGGTAACTCCTGATACCTGGATTGTACCATCAAAGATGTCGATTTACGTAACGATGGTAGATGGGCCAACCCCATTGGCATACTCCAAAGGCGGTCCTGCCACGCAAGGAGCACTAGAAGCTGGTCCTTCCAGATTCCAAACGTTTAGGGGTTCTAAGGTATTTGAATCTCGCCCCTTCGATATTGACTTCATTGGCGAGCCCTATGACCTGTTAGTGCGTAGGCGTCAAATTGGTGAGCATTTTGTCCTTGGTGGCAAAGACACCGCCGCTGGTTCTGTATTGGCAGACAATGGTGCAATCGCAGATGCCGGATTATTTGACTCCTACTTGTATTCCATGGACATTGATAACTTCGAACGTGTCGAGTTCATCGAAGCCGCAGCTAAAGGTTTGGCAGCTCTTGCCGGAATCTCCGCTACGGACAAGGACGATGTAAAAGCCGCACTTAAAGCTGGTAGTCCGACGGGGGCAGGAGCAGCCGCAGAAATCGACCAAATGGTAGACGGCGCGTCGGATGATAATCTTGCACAAAACCGGGCTTTGGTCAGTGCTGTTCTAGCAGCTGGCAAATCTAACAGCGCCCCATTCAGGGTGCTACTTGTTCGTCCATTCCAAACTTACGATATGGCGAGCGGCATTCTCCTTAAACGCGGTCTTGAGACCGGAATGACAGCACACGGACACCATGACTTCATGTTAAGCGATGACGTTATTCATAAGGTCCATATTGGGCACTATACTTTCTACCATAAGAGTATCATTAAGCAGCCTAAGAACATCACTATCGCTGAGGATATTTTTGCACGCAATTACGTTTCAGGTGAGGGTACCGCAATTTATGATGGCCCGGGTGAATTCAAGAGCGATTCCCAGAACGATTATTTCCAAAAAGATTTGTTGGCGTTGATTATCCCAGGCAAAGACAGGTTCGACGCGCCAGACGACGATTTTGCGCTTCGTACCGGTTCCAATCCACGACGCCCGGGTATGGTTACCAACCCACTTGATTTGTCAGGTGTATACGAAGGTACCATCTTGGACGAAGTACCAACCGACTTGCAAGACAAATCAGAAGGTCTTTACCCCTTTTCACGCATCTACAACACTTCACTTGGCTTCCGCAACATCAAGACATTTGGCGAAGATTCGACGAAGTTCTTGAGCCCATTGCGATTCAACAATTCCATTACATGGCAGGGTATGCAATTGGAAGCACGCTTCACCACCGAAGGAACCAAATTCGACCGTGTTACGTTGAACACTGGCCATTGGGGGCCTAATGTCTACAGTGGGGCTAAATCAGTACGTACTGGAGAGAACGCATTCCTTAAGGATATGGAGTATGAGAAAGTACGCACAGCACAAGGCTTGTTGCAATAAACTTAAATTAAGTTGAAACTATTATTATTTAAAAAAAAATATTTACTTTACACCAGCAAGTTTCTTCGCATCATCAAACGAAATAACCCCGCCACTTTGTTCAATCAATTTTGCCCTCAACGTTTTCTGCTTTTCTTCTGTACNGTATTCATCGGCCTGGTGAATCTTTCCGCCCGCGAGGTTCCTCGCAACGATGTAATACGCATGCCACGCAATGCCATTTGCTTTGGTCATCTTATCTAGAGGTGCGGTGGAGACACCGAGCATATCGGCTCCTGCTGCCATAGCTGCTTTGGCGCCTTTTTTAATAGCGCCGGCGCCTTTTTTAATAGCGCCGGCGGCAGCAGATAGACCAGCTTTGAGACTGTCCATAATTCCTTCATCTTCGACGGTGTAAGGTTGTCGTTGTTGTTTTAACATTGGGTGTTGTGGTTTGTAATTAATTTCAGGGTGTGAATACATTATATGCCGATGAGATTTATATTGGATATAGTGAAATAAATCTGATTGACAAGCGGAATGAAACACGTATAAATAGACAAGAGTAACAATCAAATGGAACCGAAAGCTCTCTTTGTCGTGTTGTCCACCCTCGCAATTCCTGTGGGAATAGGTATTACAGGGTTAGGAATAGCTAAGATAAACGATTCTGGTTACACTCTAGACGAGATAAACCATGGTTTCGTATTCTCCGCACTATGGATAGGTCTTGGTGTGGTGATATTTTGGCAGTGGATGATTTGGTTCGCTGCCCATCTCGTCAGCTTTGTGAAGGCATATCGAACCGAACAATTCATGATGAATTGTGGTATGCTGGCTATGGCGTTGATTTTTATAGTCACGGGTATATTGTCCATGGACAGTAACCCACTGTATCTAAATGTTTGTGAGTGTAAACCCGACTATTGGGGCATACACTGCGACGATTGTCCAGGGTTAGGAGTAGAAGGTGGTATCTGTAATGGACACGGAGCTTGTGACGATGGAGTCATGGGAGTAGGAAGCTGTACATGTGACCAGGGGTATGTAGGCACTAACTGTACTATATGCGCTCTACATTACACGCGCGATGCGGTGACCAACAACTGTGTGTGTGAGCGCGTGTGGACAGGTGAGAAATGCGAGATAGAAAGTCCCGGCTTTGACAATTCCCAATACCCTTATGTATTTTGTAAACGTGGCTGGACCCAGACAGAGTCTGTCCCTACCTCCGTTTCCGCGTACTGGACCTACCCAACAAACTGGCCCATATGTGGAAAGTGTTCTGCCTACCATGGTGGTCACCCAGATGTTGAATGCAAACCGTGCTTGGGCTGGAATGGAACCCTACCCATGAACGATGATAATGTATGCAATGGGCACGGCTCTTGCTGGCACAATGAAGCGTACGAGAAACATGTCTGGGATTGTACAGGAACCGAATGCATGGCCGGCATACCCGAAGGCGGTATCAAAAATGAATGCACGCCATCTTGGGACATATGCGAAATAGACACAGACTGTCCCGGAACCTTTAACTGTGCTGGTCGTTGTAGGTCGCTTTATGGGTGGCCAAATGGTCCCACAGAAGCTTGGGATAAAGAATTCAACGGGGTAGTCTGTAGAGACAACGACGAATGCAACTTTATGGGGAACCCGTATATTGGTTCCATATTACCAGCGGGGTGGGATACCGAAGGCGAGTGTACCGAACGAACATGCTGTTCAGAACCCAAGCGTGGCAACGCCACTTGTTACAACTGTAGAGGCAACGATACGTACGTGGACGGTGTAAGAACAGAGTACGGACCAATAGTAATGGGAAGATTCCCACCCGCTTGTGACGAATGTCCAGGCTGGGACAACGATATAGATGTGAACGGCCAGACCATATGCAACGGGAAAGGCACTTGCAATCCTATGTTCGACGTTCTAAACGAGTACACAGGCATGGAATGTAAGTGTCAGAGTGATATAGAAACAGGGTCTACATGGAGAGGTGAGTTCTGTCAATGTTTAGCCACTTCCATTTACTCCGAAACGTGTCAGAAGTGTGTACAAGGTTTCTATTTACCAGCTGATATAGATGCTTCATTGCTCGCTGGCAACGCCATAGAAGCCCAGACATCTTGTCTAATGTGCCCGGGTTCTGAGAACGGAACGGGGGTAGCTGCCTGTAACTGGAAGAAAGGGTTAGGCAGCTGTATATACGCAGATGCGGTCGAGGAACAGAAAGAAGATGAATTGGTTATTGATTATCAACACCGATTAATGAATATTGGTAAATGTGGATGTTCTACACAGTTATCAGATATCCCAACGGTAGCTGCGACAGGTGAAATGTGCGACGAAGCCCCTCCCAATTTTTACAAGATGGAAATCGGTTCCGACTGGTTCATGATGTCCTGCCCGCGCACGCTGCCACTGGGAGTGGAGGTATGTCAGGATATCGCTCCACAATACATATGGGATTATATCGGTAGTGATGGAACACCTAGACAGGCCTGTACCCAATCATGTGGAGGTAAGCCCATTGTAATGACCATGTGCGTCGATGAACTTTCGCAAAAAGGAGGTTACTTGGAACAATATTATTCCGGCGAATGGAACTTCTTAGACGGTGGAGGGGCGGTCATACCGACTAAAATAGAACAGAAAGGAGTATGTTATTGCAATGGTAATGATATGCTACCCGACCCGACCATGGAAGCTCACTACTATAGAGGAGCTAACGGCCTCTGTACTAAATCTAAAGTAAAATATTAACATTATAAGTATAAAGGGAGTGAAACTTCAATCAAATGCCATTGCACTCTGTACTTGTCTGGCTCGAAGATAACATACGTAAACCATACTTAGAAGGCACTACTATAGACGTATACATAGCGAAACCTTTGAAGGATGCATATTGCGAGACTCGCAAACAGAATTGAGTATATAATAGTGTTTAAATTAATAAATGAAGACTTTTATTCTATCTATATGGAGTATGGCTACATTCTCTGCTTACTTTGCCTGTAATAAATCAGCATGGCAAGTGATTCCTCTACTTAATCTTCTAATGGTATACGTAGCTATAGGGTTTGTATTGGCGTTTAAGTTACACCGAGATATGGTTTCAATAGAAAAAAATATAAAAATAGCAGGCGCAGACCGCACCTCGTTGTTGGTGTGGACTTGTATATGGGGGTTTGTCATTGTCTTATTCGCTCTTAGAGACCTAGGGTTCATAATGGACATTGGAATGATATCCGCGCTCTGGTTATTTTTCGTCCTATTGACTACGGTCATGACCTCGTGTTATGTTATCATACAAGACTCTAACCGATGGACCGTTCAACTATTTAGTACAGCGGTCCTTCACTGGGTACTGTCTCACGACTCTAAGATGTGGTTAACCGGTACACCGTGGATGCTGGGCTTACCAGTGTTAGCCATAATCGTCACAAGAATAGCGCACCATGTAGAACGCAATAAAGACCCCCACCAGGCAGTGGTCGAACTACTACTGTGGATATGCTGCTTCGCTTTCGAATTGAGCTACGACTTGAATTTGATGGGGCCTGGTTATTATATTATTTTCTACTTTTTCTGTTACTTGGTGATGATGCTGTGGATATCCAGGAAGTTGCTCTGTTTGGTGGCTACCACTCATATATCAATACCATTATTTGTCATCTATTGTATGTGGCGAATAAAACAAGACGGCTTTAGCTTGGGAATGAGCAAAGTGTGGTTAAAAATAGACACTTGGTGGAATAAAGACGAACTCCGTGACAACGAGGTATACGAAAGCGAAATGGACGATATGCTATGATTGACGATAGGTAGTGACCCATACAGGATTAACCATCTCGTCTCCGCCTGGCAAATTTACCTTCTGTGGTCGGAGCGGAATCTCCGTCCAGTCAATGGTACGTGAACCGTCCAAGGATACTCTTGTTGTGTTAAGAATAGCAATCGCAGTCCCGTGTTTATCATTAAAAACTACCATTCGGTTCTCGTTTTCAACCATGATAAAATCTCTTAAGTGTTTCATTATACTGGGGGTTCCTGCGACTAAACCGGATTGGAGAATGTCTTTAGATATAAGATACGGAGATTCTGTACATCCCAACGAGACCGAATCATAGTTTAACATTTTCAAAAAAATGGTGTCTACCCTGTTCATGTTGAGAAAGTTGTTGTGGTATTATTATATATGTAATATTATTATATATGTCATAATACCTTACGCATATGTCTCACATATCCTATACATCATTCCTGCGTCTAGAAGCCAATCTAATCAACGCTTCCACTCCTTTGGACATACCGACCGTCACACCATATAATATTTTAAGTGGCATGGTCATTGCTCTACAACAAGCGGTAGCAATCCATAGGAAACAGAAGACGGTGAAAAAAGTGTAAGGTGTTATATAATATTTGGGTAATTCGTTTATTATAGTTTCATTCATATATTATATATATTGGATAAGTTTTTATATTCTTTTTTTTAACTTTCCTGTCTCTTAAAAAATACAGACTTGGCCACTCTTAAATATTTACGAGGGTACACCAAGTTTTTTCGGTATTTAATGCGCTCTTCAGCATACGATATGATAAAAGACCAAATCATTGGATACGCCAACGCTTTCGCCGGTTCGTCAAAATGAGTGGTACTTGAATCCATAACGGCTTCGTATATGATATCCATGTCTTGTTCCTCTCTCAACTCTTCTTTTGCCACCAACTCGTTTAGAAAGTCGTGCATGTTGTCGTATATGTCTTGCCTGTTAAACCATTGGCCCGTGTGATTCATCGTTATCTTGTTGGGAGACGCTTACATACTTGTTTTTTGAAGCCCTGCCGAAACAAGCGTTACATAGTGGATTTATTAAACAACACTGTAAACAATTACAGACTGCGATACACGGTGCACACAGACCTTTACATATAGTATAGGCGGTGAACAAACAGCATAAAAATAATAACAATAGTACTAGACCTGTCTCGTAGTAAGACAAGTCTATCCAGTCAGATATGCTCTCTATCCAACTCATATATGTAATTATTTACTCCGCTATATATACACGAACTCACTACAGTAGTCGCATATTCTATTCGGCCGAGCTCTACTGAGTTAGACTCTGGTGTCTGGTCAAATAACTCTTTAAAGACGTGCGTAACGCCAGTGTTTGACTTTGAACTCGTACGTATTATTTTCCAACCCCGGATGGAAGCTTCCTGTGACCATGCTGGTTTTATGTTCACGGTGCCCCTATCCGATGATGTGGCGGCCATGACAACAGGCCTTTCGCCGATTTCTATCTCGTCCGCCAGGTTAAGCGCTAGGAAAAAACTATCGGTGTCGAACGGGTCGAAACATAATACAAACCCAGACACACGGGTCCATACTCGCGGCGAGCGACCCCCGCGCGCGTCTTCGAACCGTCTACAGCCTGGAGTGTCCCATATAATATCACGAGTGTTAGGAATCTCATGCGGCTCGCCAAAAAGAGTTGAAATATAAGATTCTGTGAAAGGTTTATTTAAATATCGTTGAATAAGAGAACTTTTACCAGTGGCATGAGGTCCTATAACAGCTACACGTTTAACCATAATATTAGTTAAAAAGTTACTTTATACTCTCTGAACTCCTTCTCCGCATACTTCACCGCTCTCGATGCTACACGTTTTGAATATCCAAATGGACGGTTACGTTGAGGATGGTTATATGGTAACACCTCAGCTTGAGCAATACGCGGGTCAATGCCGTGCTTGATACACACATCATGGAACTGGGGTATGTACGCCCACGTTAGATGGTTGCGCTTGCGAATATCGTCGAATTTCTGGCAAATAGTGACACCGTTGTCATATACCAACGCCATGCTACCCAGGGGAATCTTTCCTTTGCGTGAGTTCTTACCCGGGGCGTCGATAGGTGTTTTATAGATGTCGCGACCTACACCATTCACTTCAATATAAGATGCTTTAAACGCACACTTAAGCGTGTCACGGTTGAACTTCTGTAGCAAACCACCACCAGAACCAAACGCGATGTTGTCTGCTGACCATCCACGTTGAGTTATGGCCACAAGAATCTTAACCATCATTTTGGCATCAATACCATCGCCTTGAATAACACGCAACTGAGGCGGTAATACCTTGTAACCATGTTCGTTGATAGTAGTACCGGTATGGACATGGGGCCACCCCAAGCCTTGGTTAGGATATTCAGTCGGGAACAACGTCTCCAACGCCTCCAATACATCAACTACAACGCTCGGTGGGTCTCCTGAATCTGGACGGATAACCAAACAGCCACTACGTGACAAAATCTTTTTCTTTATGTCTACGTGTCCAATAATGTTTTGAATGAACTGGTAAATGTTGTACGAATCGCAAACATAGGCAACAATAGCATCGTCTGGAACTTTACTGAGATAGTTCCCAAATGCTTTAAGCTCGTCAAGTGGTGAGTCCCCAAACGCGGTAACAACTGAATGTTCGGTTGCGCGAATAGAAAATCCGGCACAGTGTTCATCATACACTTCGCGTGCGGCTACAAGGGCAGGAACGGTGTCTGTACCAGAGAAGCCAACGGCTAGATGAGCACAGCCCAACATAGCTGCTGATTGCATGGAGGACACACCACGGCATCCAAAGTCATGAAGACGATGCTGCCAGCTGTCAACTGAGCCAGTCATTTTAAGAGCGCTCATGAGGTCTTTTTTCATGTGGTATGAGTTGGTAGCAACGGTAGTGGGTGCCCATACTTGTACGAGAAGTGTCTCTACATAGTTGGTAAGCCAGAAGCATTTTGGGTCCGTGTTCTCCACTACAATAAGCGGGTCGCCAGCTTTACAGACTGTACCTTCTGGTACTGCCCAGATAGTAAGTGGTAGACGGCCATCATGCTCGTTTACAATGTGGTACCATCTCTCAGAGTCGAATGTTGCCATGTGAACTTCGAAATACGTTTTAGCTTCTTTAACCATTTCCTTGGTGATTGGAACGGTCAATTCCTTCAGTAGCATTTGTAAACCGAAGAATACAATCTCGTCGTGCGCACCGCCTTTGCGACAGGTGAAGTACGAGTGTACTTTAGTGGTACCAGGCGGATAGAAGGGACCGTGTGACTCCTTGTAGCTGTCAGTCTTCAAGATAGGGTTGTTTAGTCCGTTCATGTTTTTTTTAGGGTAATATTGGTTATTAATAGAATTAGGTGAAGTGTTCATTTCTTATTATATCTATGTATATCATTAATAAACTCGTATATTCTTATCGTATCCGACTACATTCTAAGTTTAGGAGGGGGTAGTTCGGGATGTTTGATATAAAGGGCTGCCTTCGGGTTCGACCATTGAACCAGGTCGTATTTCGCATTCCCATTTCGAAAATCCCTGGTGTAGAATGCTATTGCCTGTTTACTACCTACATTCAAACCGGGTATGACGGTCTGTGCGTACTTCTGGCCCAACACTTCTATCCCCCTGATGACCTGCCCATCTGTTGTTGTTGGGCCTACAATACCTATTACCATGTCAAACAAAGCACCTTTGTAATTTGGCACGTTGCTAACTTCTACAATATCATTAAAAACAAACTCTGGCGTGGAGTGCCCGTTGCCAGGCGCGCGTATCTTTAACAACGGTGGTTTGTCGCCAGAGGAGAATATTTTTTTTCCGGGTTGTCGGGCATTGTCCCGGCGCCTATCGGCAAATGTCTTCATACTTTCCAGGCGTTTGCGTACGGCAGCTATGCGGGCAGCCCGTTCTCCGGCTGTCCCCTCGTTCTCAACGTCTTCCCGCCTCCATGTATAGTCCAATGCTACCATAATGTTTGTTTCGTCCGCGACTTGAGCAAGTCCCCAGCGTGGATTGTGTTTAATTATCGATTTTTGAATACCATCCCAGTCTACTCCTTTAACGGCGTCTAGGGGGACGTTATCAAACCTCAGTCCCGTTGAACCCTCTGGCAGGTTGATGAACATATCGAACAATCTGTTGGTGACCCATGTTTTGTTTGCGAATACTATGAGTAAATTCCGCGGGGGTCCTGAAAAAGATTCTACACGCGCATATATCGGGTGTGTATATCCTCTGGGAATAAGTACAATATACTGTCCATTGTTTGGTCTTTCCATTTAATTAAAAGTAGGGGGTTATTTATATTACTATAATTTTAGTGTCGCCGCATTCGGTTGTGACCGATTGGTCATGAACATCATAGCCCAGTACAGAGCAATGACCATCGTCATGATGGTATCGTCGGGTCCAGACTTCTTACCAGAATACACTACCTTTGGTATCGCTCCTTCTTCCGGGTCACCGCGTGGGATAACTATTTTATTGAAAAACCCAAGCTGTTGTAAAAACTTCTTCTTGACGATAGTCGCGCGCCTGTTGGCATCTTGGAACGGGTTCATGCATACGAATTCAGAATCTTTGGCCCAGTGTATGGCATCTCCGGCAAATTGCTCAACTGCGTAATTTGCATAGAGTTCCTTTCTCCTATGTGTCGTAATAACACCAGGTTCACCTCGCTCCATTAAAGAAACCAACCGAGGTTGTGTGCTCAGCATGTGATGCATATGTGAGGCTTCATGTCCGAGGTTACTTTCCGGTATGAATATGAAAGTGGCCGATTTGAATGTACGTCGTAGCTGTGTTACGTGTGTTACAAGTAAAGAACGTATATCTCCATAACCTTTGGTGTGTTGCGATTCGATTCCAACGATGATAAACTGTCCAGCTTCCATAGTACATGAAAAAACGCACATTTCACTTTCTCCACCACCGTTCGGGTCACAGCCGATAAATACATACTTCGGCCTGTTGACAAACGAGTAGGGTGGGCGTTTCTTGAAATTATCAACCCACCGCTGAGCAAATACGGAGCAAGAGTCATTTGTCGTGACCCCCATGCTTTCTCTAAGCATATCAGTAGCATTATCTCCGTAAATTTGCTTCACCATGTCTTGCTTAGCTCCACTTTTCCACCTAGGTAATAAATGCTTCATATGCGTACAGTTCTCAGGATGCGGACCGCGTTTGCAATCCTCGCACACCATCTCAATCTTCTGCTGGTTAAACAAGTGGGCCCCAGAAGGGTCCTTCATCTCGAACATAAGACTATAAAAATTCGTACTATCTTGGGGCGTGGAAATGCATATCAATGCTGTTGTCTCAAGCTCGAGTAGGGGCACTATAACTTCGTTAAACATTTTAAGGTCCATAAAAGCAGCCTCTTCTAAATAAATTACATCGCCCCCTACTCCTCTCAGAGCCTTAGAACCGGACGGATAACTGGAACACTTACGCACGTCATCCTTGCGAGGCCCGTAATAGTATAGAATTTCGCCCCTGCGCTTAATGAATTCCTCCTGTCCCGGATGCATCTTGATAAAGTTGGTTACGTTCTCTACCAGCTTATCGGATGCTCTTTTTCCTGTACTAAAAATACACTGTTCTGATTTGGGTACTGTCATTTCGTAGGAAGCGCAGAACATCGACACCGCCGTTGTCTTTCCAAAACGTCTTGGCGTTTGGCACAGAATCTGCTGTTTCAGGTTGGGCCAATCGTTCATACGACAAATGGCGTCCATATCAACGTCCGCGTCTTCCCTATATATATGAAGGGCAACAGCTTGGAGGAACCCTTCATGAAATCGCTTTTGCATCTCAGAGCGTTCCCAACCTGGAAACATGTCCATTCTCTTTCTAATCAATGCCAGACGTATGTCGCCTAAGCATTCTGTTTTACGCTTTGAGCTAGCGTTTAGAGCGTTTATATGTTTGTTCATTACCAATCCATTTATTTTATTCAGTTCCAACAATTCGAAATATTCGTAGGCTTTAACCAGTAGTGGTCTAAAATTCACTATTTCTTGCTGGGGCGTGGCCTTCTGACGTTTGGATGGGGGTTGCATAATATAGGAATATACGGATGTATAAATACTACCCTAGAGAAATGTAAATGAAATCTTGTTGCGATTGGATGAATCTGGCCATGCCTCAAATAATGTATAACATACGACGGAATGCCGCCTTACACGGTAGGAAAGACGTACTATTCCACGATGTACTTATCGGTATTAAACTATTTAAACACGGGTATGGTGGATTTGGCCCACCATCGACAGTTATATCGGTTTATGAACACGTGTTTCGATGACCGAATAAAAATAGGTATAAAGCTACACATAGTCTCATTAATGAAGTTATTCGAACAGATGGGGCAAAAACATATTTTTGTTTATGATTTAGAATTTATAGGAGATGTGAATGTGACCAAATCGTGTCAAATATGGGACATATCCATACTGCACGTCAACACTGGTGAAACATTTACCACGCTCATCGACCCAGACCCGACATGCGTTAATTTTCCCCCGCCTGTCGTTGAGGGTCTTTTCGAACTCACCCGGACATTTTTAGACGAGGGTCAAGCCCTGCCATTCAATATTATTTGGCAACGCGTAGTTAGCTGGGTAGAGAGGCGCGTATTTGGTCAACAATCCGTGTTTATATCACACAATAACTTCTCTTCTGATAAACCAGTGTTGGAAAATCATATGTTCCAGTATCAAACGATTATACCACCGAATTGGTTTTTCTTTGATTCATTACATTTTTTCAGAGACAATATAAAATCCATGGATTATTCTCTCAAAGGGTTGGTACAACTACTACTCAAAGAAAATCACACAGGCGCACATCGAGCCGAAGCGGACACGCAAAAATTATATCAATGTTTAAAGTTTTTTACAAACGGACAGTTTGAATTAAACGGCCCTTGCTACCCAGCATACATGTCATCTTTGAGAAAATTGAAGGGAGTCGGGGCGTCGGTAGAATCAATATTATGGTCAAAGGGATACAGTTGTGAAGAATATTTGTTAAACGCTGTGTCTAGAAGTATTCAAATGGGTAATTTAAAAGGTAAAACGCCTAAGCAATCGGCGGAAGAATTTATATACAGTACACTAGGCGGTGAGAATATTCCACTTAACAATGTTAATATCATTGTACAATCACTCCTCTTCTGCTATATAGGGGCTAATACGTTCAATGATGTATTCAATTGAAGCAGCGCATGTGATATCCTCCTCATAAGTAGTTTTTAAATTATTTAAACCATTTATAGAATCTTTTAACGCAGTCATTAACAATATCTTATCATCATCCTCTACACCTTTCTCCGCCATTTTAAACACCTCCTCGTAGAGCAAAGTCACCCGCGAAATGTCGGTTTTTCTATTGTGGACCGCCCACCACCGTTGAACCCACACCGGCATGGAAAATGTAGGAACATATATCTTAAACAATTTAGAACTGGTGTCTAGACGCACATGCGGTTGTAGTTTCGATATAACCTTCATGTTTATCACTTTATTCTTCAAGCTGACATGATTCGTTTCCGTGGTAAATGATGCCATGTATATGGTCAGTATGTGGTCGCCTTAAGTAGGACGTTCTCATTTTGAAAAGAAGCAGTATAAGCAGTATATCTATAATTTCAAATGGCGAATGCTCGAAGTCGAAAACAACGGGTAATTGACAACGGTTTCAAGGCAAAACTTGAAAAAGCTGAAGTCGAGATGCGGTCTGTCATGGATTTTTTAGAAAAGGTGCAAAAAGATAACCAACGTCTACAGGAAGAGAATAGTCTGTTAAGAGAAGAGAACTATAGACTCAAGACGGGTAAAACTCTTACTCCTGTGGACACACCCCCACCACTGGTTGAAGATGATAGCTTTCCACCACCCGGCACGGCGCCCGATAGTAAAACGGGGCAGATAGTCAACAATATAAAACAAGCTGTGCTTTCTACCGCAAACACGAAGGTTTCGAGAGAAAAGAAAGAAGTTGCGGAGCGGGGTGATGTTCTCATAGCATATTTCTATATTGGCCCCCGTAAGAGAGAAATATACGGCTACTCTATCATCAATCACGAAATATTAAACGACCACCCTACCATATTGAATGCGATAGATAACGCTGACAATATTCAACTATATCTAGGCCGGTCAAATGACGAACAAACTTTAAAAGGCATCAAAACATACGCATTCGTAATTAAAAGTAATGCTACTGTACAATTTCCTATGGGTGACGTTGGCGCAGGTGATATCGTATTATGGATTCGTTCGGACAACCCGTTAGACCAGATAAAAAAACAGCTATCACGCCTGTTCTCGAGCAAGATACTATCACAGGTGGACGTCTGTAGTGGCATCGACAGGGAGAAATGTGATTTAGTTGATGCTGGGGTTAAATTTATAAGCAAATCGATAAAGGAACAGTTTGACCATATCAATATAAAACAACACGGCCCACCAATCCACAAAACCGTAAAGACTAGGCAAACCCCAGTGCCTTCTAAAGTCATAACAGACTTAACATACGAGGAATATAAGACGTTTATACCTGTGCCCAAGTATCCGCTTCTTGCGGATAAGCCCAGGAGAACCGACCATCGATGGATATTTCATGATTATCTTATGGAGGGTAAGGACCTTACCATAAACGTCGATTATAATGTTTCGGGTCAAGGTTTGGTTGAAGATGGAATCCCAATCGCTGCGTTCAACCCCAAATCAAATCCAAGGCATATTGTCAACCCTTATGCGGTGACCAAGAACCAAAGGTTATATGCTGGCGTAAACCTCAAAGATACGTATATGTATATATTGAAAATGGTAGACCATTTTCACCAAATACTGGTCCTCTCATTTAGCTCCCAACGTATTACAGACGAAGATTTGCATACTTTCTATGGTCGCGACATCGGAATTCAGGAACATATATCGGGCCCAACACCAATGCTAACAGACCTTATGCACCACATGTGGGATGTGCGCCAAGGATTTTATCTCATCGACCAAATCTGTTATGTTGTTGACAGTCTCCTACAATTAGATATTAATAATCCTTTCGATGAGCGTTTAGGAAACGTTTTAAAAACGAATTCTGAATTCCTAAAGTTTGTTGAGTTGATGAGGGCGGGAAAAGATAGGAGTGAATCCCAATCAAATACCTATGCAGATTCCCGGGAATTTAGGTATTACAAATCTTTACAGAGAGCAAAGAACACTCTCGAAGACTATGCGCCGGAAGCCAGCCCCCTGCGTGAGCATATGACAGATAATGAAGTTGACATACTCTTTGCGTCAATTCCCTCTTGTGCCCTTAGGAATTATTGGGAAATTGCCAAATTGTGTGGTTTAGAGAAACAATTTGCTTACATGGAACCGGTGGTCACTGTATCGTCTAAAGATAGGCTTGTGCATAAATACGAGCAACTTACGGGCCAGCGTTCGTTAACGCCCGAAGAGAGAGACTGGGGAGCAACTCGTATTGATGGTGATATTATAGAATTGGGCCCAAACAGAGTTATTGCCGAGTTCAGGCAAATCGTTTATCAAACTTATTTAGAAGTACTCGATGAGGTGTTGGCGGGATACGGCAAGAATGTACCCCTCGACACCAAGGGCTGGTTTATGCTTTGGGAAAAGGAGGACGATACGAAATGGTATAACCATAGGATAAACCAGTTCGTATTGGTGGACATTGTGGACCAAGGGGCGAAATGGCAAGCACGGCCTTTACGACTCAAATTATTACAGTTGGTAAATGCCCAACTGTTTAAACGCGTAAGCCTTAGATTGGAGGAGAGATATAGACTCATCAAAGAAGAGCATAAGAATCGGCCCGTATCAAGAAACCCTGGGACGCCAGGGTCCAAGGAATTCTTTATATGGGATGATATCGCTAAATTTATCATGTCACAAAAGAAAACAAGGCTAGCAGAGCATTGGATAAATGTTATACAAGGTCTCTTACCAAAAACTGACCCGGAAGAATTGAATGAAAATTATGTTATCCATTCGTTAAGTGATTTGGATTGGATGATATTACAGAGATTGGAGGATGACGCGTGGTATAAACTAAATAGTTCAGATACGTATTAAATAAAAAATATTTATTAACATTTACAGTTAGATGCACCGGTTACACAAGCGATAGGAAGAAAGAACGGCCCTTTACCACCTTTGGTAACGGACGCGACGATTTCTGCTGCTACTTTTTTATCGATACCAAGTATTTCTTTCTTAATTCCTGACCTCATTTTAAACATTCCACCGGTCTCTAATTTGGAACCAGTGTTGCGTGTCAATTTGGAAGCAAAATGTTCCATATTGTCTACCTTTTCATTCGGTACGAAAAAGACTACCTGTGTTTCCTGGTTTAATTTCGAGTCAGGGTTGGCACTTTTCCACGCGGCCAAGTCTTTATGGAAATGGGCCATGGTGTACTCTTCTGGTTTTTTAACTTCGCCCACTGCCTTATTGACAGCTTCCGACCTGGCTTCTACTCTAGGCTTCTTCATTATCTGACCAAGGCTACGCGTACTGGAAGCGTTGATAGCCGAAGCAGGTGGTGGGATAAGCTCACGTTTTAGTGAAGGTGCCACTACAGCGCTCTTGTCTTTGGAAATAGCTTTGTAGAGATTGTACATTCGGCCTTGTATCGGGAAGCCGTTCGCCTTCAGTTGCCTGTTCCAACTCTGGCGAAAAGCGCTTAGAGCTGTTTCGCTGTCATTACCAAGCGGTAAATCGGTTCCATACTTGGCGTTGAACTCTTTAAAGCTTAGAGGTTGGCTGCGCATTTTACGCGCACGTCGTGTGTACTGTCTAACATCATCTTGGAGTTTGTTAGTCATCCTGATATGGTTAATGAATTATCTTTTATATAGTGGCAAACATCCAACCTTAGTCCACCTCTTCTACGACAGGCCCATCTTCTCGCAGCTCACATGCCGCGATAGTCGGCTCTGTGTTGACTTCAGAGGTTACGTCTTTGTATAGCCAGCTTATTTCTTTTCCGGCTAACATTTGCAACGTGTCTTTATCAATCAAAATTGGCTTATCGCCTTCGACACGGAAGATGGTCCAAGCATTTTCGCTTGAATCTTTGGGATGGGTGTAACGAATAGAAAAAACTCTGTATGCTTTTCCATCGATTTCAACTCGTACATGGGGGCATAGATTTGGTAAAGTAATTAGTTCTTGTGACATAATAGTTAAGATATGTGTTATATTTATACCTAAAAACGCAATGAGCGCTTTTTTGAATCCTTTCGCCGGGTCACTGAGCTATCAACGTTCATAGGTTTCCATTTTTTATTTCTCTCGGTTGACTGTGCTTCTAAATCTCCTTTATTAGCAGCGGACCCGAGGAACTGAGCGTCGTAATTGACTTTGGTACCGGCCGCAAATACACCCGATATGGCGGTAAAAATCAAGGCAAAAAACGCCCCCACGCCTGATGCATAGTGCAATAGTCTATTGATACGGTACCTGAACTCGTTACATATCTCATTGCATCCCCAATAATAACAAAAGGTAATATCTGGTAGTAGCTTGTTTCCGTCCGGTCCGGGCAATGGCTTCACGATGGACACACCATACTTGTCCGCTCCCCCGTCTGTGGTGGACTTTGCGTTGACTTCGATGGTTTCAAACACTGTTCTACCGTCTGGAATACAGTCCGTAGCTCCTAAATCGTTACTACAATCAGACTCGACTGGAAAGAACCCATAACTATGTTTATCGGCCCAGTCCATATTTTGAATCATTTCATTCTTAAGCGTTGCTATTTTTGCTGGGTCGATGGTCTGACCAGCTACCTGCTGCCCACCGTCGGAATTCCCCCCCGATGATAATATGGCAGATTCTAAAGTAAACGTGTTGTCCCAGAACCAGAACACACAGTCAGATGCTAAGATGGGCTCTTTCTGTGTAATATTCCAGGTGTCTCCACTTGGGGATGGTTTCTGTGCCTCGTGACGCGAGGTCGGGCAAGCTTTAATATAATCACCTGTCAGGCCATGGATGTCTGGGTCGCCCGTGTATTTACATTGTCCTTCGTTCTCACCCCAAAGACTTGAAGTTCTATAAATGGCTGTTCCAGCAAAGAAAATCGTTGCTAACGTACATAGAAAGAACATAATACCGGGAGCAACTTTATTCCTTGAGCCTAAACCACCACCCATACCAGCTACAAATAATAACACTGATGCGAGCACTTCTATCGGTAACAATAACCCTAAGGGTACATCGGCGGTTGCATCGCCGCCTTTCTTTTCTAATATGCCTATATCGTCAACGTATTCTGTGTACGTTACGGCATGAAAAGTCAATAGGACTAGGCCTATACCACCAACCGCCGTGCCTAATTTACTAACAGTGTCTGGGGTTACTCTAACCATGGTATTATACAAATACCTAACTTCTTATATATAGTGTCTAATCGTTACGGGCGGCCACTCCCCAAAATACAAAGAACACCAGTAAGGCTTTAGAAGTAAAGGAAAGAATGATATAAGTCGATTCAATCCTATGCATGCAATTTCTTTTCTCGTTATTTTCGTTGTCTCCGCCCCATCTTCGTCCTCCCACGCGGTAAATGAAATGCGGATGCTAAGAAGTTAAGTGTTGTAATATACAAGTCGCCTTGTTTATTACCACAGCAGTTAAATGATTTGTCAACTCTATTCATATTATTTTTTATATTAATGTTTAAATACTCTTAATCTCCCCCTTCAGATATGTATTGTGGTGTCCACCCCCATTCGTGATGCGTAGCTTTTACGTCAATTTCACAGTGTTCCACGTCTAAACCGTCCTGGTCGGACAAATCTACCTTCATATCCACGCGTGTGATTCTTACATCACCATTACTCATCGTACATGAGACTATAAAATCTTTAAACGATGGAGATTCGTCTTCCAGTTGTTGTATCAAAGAATCAAGAATCTCTGGGTCTATATCGGGCTGGGGAGTTGTCAAGGGATTCAAATAATATTGTTTCATTATTTCTGTCCATTTAGTATGGTTAAATGGGTGTGTCATAATATAAGAAGTCATGAAATTCTCTTCCTCAACTTCGTATTCGTCTTCGTCTTCGTCGTCATCATCAAATCCTTCTGGTTTTCTGTATGTATCGTCCTTCTGTACTTCCGATTTGAGTAGGCGGTTTAAACTCCAAGACATACGTTCTGTTGAGTTTATCTTGCCATCATTAACTACAAATACATATCTATCACTGCTGGACATGCCAATAGGCACACCGCTGGCGTTAAGCCAAATCTTGAAGGGAGAAAACGGGTCAAACCGATAGGTCCTGTTTTGAATTTTTGCCTGTGCCACCGTATCTGTCCAGTAGTTCACATGTTGACATTTATAGAATACCGATTCATCCAACATATAATACTTATTACAGTTCTCTCTCTTGTATAGAGAAGCTGAGACGAGCCCTAGAAGCATAAAGAATATGATTTTTATCATTTATTTTATTTAGTTATCTTATATATTAATTTTTTTTAACAATCTATAGAGGATGGTGTACATCCTCCACTGATAATTTTTTGTCCACCAATACACCCACCACCAACACATACTCCCCAGACACATACTCTTGGTACGCATATTCTTGGGGCATATATGGATGGCCAGCAGATTCGCAGCGTACGAGCTCCACAACCGTCGCCGTTACCAGAGCCACAGCAGGAATTTATTGGTTTGATACCAAAACCTCCCCAGCATGGGTGACAAGCGGCCCATGTGCCACTACATCCACCACAAGCCCCCGATGCCAGTCTAGCGTATGGCCAGTTGGGCTCCTTTAATTTACCGCAGGCGTAGCAGGACCCGGACCCTGATGAACTGTATCTACCCTTGGCACAACAGCTACAACTAGTAGAACCACTACTACTATATTTACCAGAGGGACAGTGGACACAATCGTCCATGCCCGTTTGGGATTGGTATTGACCACCTGGGCAATTCTTACAGTTCACATTCCCTACCGTGTCGGCGTATTTCGCCGCAGCACAATTCTTACAGGATGTTGTACCCGTTCCATCTTGGTGTTTACCAGTTGGACAACCTACGCAATGTTTATTCTGTGCTCCAGTTCCAACGAATGTCCCAGGGGGAGAAGCAGTACACGAAGCGGCCCCTGCCGCTGAACATATGGTCGTACCACCACATACTACACAGACGCTTATGCTGGTCGAACCAGTGGCACCGTTGTATTTACCGGGATTGCACATTACGCATTCCGTCTTTCCTGTAGCGCCCTGCCAACGCCCTGCCTGACAAGGATTACATTCAACCAAACCTAACGAGGAAGAGTATTTGCCTATCTCACACGGCGTGCATGTTGCCTGTCCTGTAGTTGATTGGTGTTTACCCGTCTCGCAATCTTTGCATGTGACTGTTCCCACAACATTGGCGTATTTTCCTTGATGGCAATCCAAACAGTGTGATTCGGCTGTTTTACCAGTCTGTGAGTTGTATTTGCCAGTAGCACAATCTTTACATGGGTGTAACCCTGGTTCATCATTGTATGTACCAGTTTCACAAGTCACACAGCCAGAAGCTGACGTTTTCTCTAAACCTCCTCCTTTCTTCCCTATTGGACAATTCTTACATTCAATCGTCCCCAACGAATCTTGCCATTTACCGTTCTGACATTTTTTACAGTGTAATAAACCTTCTTCATCGCTATACTTTCCAACTTGACAGTCGGTACAATCATACCCAGCAGCACAACAATGCGCTCCAACAGGCATTGGTATATTCATGAATGTCGGCGAAGGCCACCATTCCTTGGTGGCGGTAGTTAGCACTTCCTCTTCCACACTATTGATGGTGTACGTGTGCTTTCCTCCAGCACCAGACGAATAACCAAAGTGCGGATAGACGTAACAAGTCCACCAATTAAGAAAAAACACGCCCCCGTAAAGCAATTGAAATTGTACAGCACCGTAGCTTTTTGCAACAGCCTCGCATTTGGCCCGACAAAGTGGGAAATACAACTCTGCTTGATTCCAGCACATTTGTTGGAAGGTCTCCCACGGGCCCAGAACAGCATATGGAGTATGGTCCACCCGCTCGGTGACAACGGTGCTATAGGTAGTCGTTGTTTCTGGACAATAATATCCAGAATCGTCGGTCGTCCAACCATGTTGTTTAGTTGCTGAACATCCTTTGGCGACCACTTGTGCCTTGGTACATAGTTCCATGTTCGATGCCTCACAGGCCGCCGCAGCTTCGGACCTAGACATGATAGAGTTCACTGACGAAGAGCCTGGAGCTCCTACCGTGATAGTGAATACACTATCCGTTAGCCTCGCATAAGTACCAGGAGGACAACCTTTACATGCTGCTTGGCCCCATTCTTCATTAAACATACCCGGTTTACAAACGGTACACTTGGTAGCAAATATCTGACCAGTCTTGGGCAAATACGTGCTTGGAGGACAAGGGTCGCAGCCTGTTACATTGGTACCTTCACGAGAGTCCATAGAATTGTAACGTCCCGCTTCACAAGTAGTACAGGAGGACAACACTGGTTGAACGTCTTGTACGGTGCCCATAAAGGCCCCCGGTACTAGGACAGTAGAGAAGGCTTCGTCGTATATGGTTCTGTATGGTGCCAGCTCGTTTATCGTTGTTGCCATCGGTGTGCCGGATGCCGGTACTTTGATATATTTACTGAAAAGAGTAGTCTTTCCAGCTCCCAGCAGATTCGCTTCATCGACCAACGTTGGGCGGGCCCATGCGAATGGATATTTGGCATCCGGTGTAAACCATGTCAATGTCCCTGCGTCGGCGGCGGCACAAAGCCCGTCTTGTAATATAGAAGCGTAGTATGGACATGACAAAGAAGCTTGGTATATTACGTCCTCACCTTGGAAACATTCCTCTTCATTTTCTTTATCGGTACAGGCCAGTTTTCCTTCCCACCAAGAACCCTGGTTGTAGGTTTCAACGCCTTCCGTTGTCCAGCGCACTTCTTCGTTACCTCCTGTTCCGGTAAAGCTTCCCGGATTGTACGTTCCAAACGGTGGTACATTTGTTACTTCCCAATAATTACCACGGGGACAATTTAATTGACAATCGTATGGTGTGTTATGCATCATCCATGATGGTATCATTTTTGCCTTCGTAGATTCTAACGCATTGTACACTATATTTGCACCAATCACTGAGAACTTGTTATCGTTCATATCAAACATGCCTTGTCCTTTATCACGGGACGTGTCAAAGTTATTATCCCAATAGTTGCCAATGGCTGTAGCCGCTTGGCCTCTGGTTTCGTATATTAATGTACAGACACCACCTTCTCCTTCACCATCGTAGCGAGTAGAGTCTGTCATGCATGTACCACCCAAATCCTGACCCATTATAACGGACTCTTGAAGTCCGTAGTCCTCCAACACGTATTCTGGAGCTCCCAATCGAATGCTCTTATGAATAGCCTTAAGAGCAGACTTGTGTAATTTGTATATTCCATCGCCTTGATGCTCCCATTTGTGCCCTTTCTTCATAGTGTAATGAGGATGTTTCGCTTGAAATGGTTTTGGTACATGAACTAAACCATGACTTCTTGAATTTCCTGTCTGATTCGGTCCTGGTAAATCGCGTGGACAATCAGGACTCATCTCGTTTATTCTTGCCCAGTAACACAACTCAAGTGCTTCGAACGCAGACTTGTTAAACGTTGCATACTCTTTGATACTATCGAAACATAATTCTTCTAACGAAGATATACAGTTGTCCGTAAAGCCGGGCATCGTTTCGTTTGTTAGCATGGCGACCGTTTCATTTTTATATTTTGGTTCGTATTTTAACCGACCACCAGACAACAAACGCCTACGTCTGAAGAACCAACCAAAGTCAGACCATGAGAATGATGAAACAGCCGAAGCGCCAGAACTACAACACAAGTTTGGTGAACTAGACATTTGACCCTGTACAGCCATTACGTCACACCTATCACCTCTACCGGCCCCAGAATCTCCCATAAAGTAGATACCATACTGCCATGAATTTGGACAGCTGGGACATGTGCCAGATTTCCACGTACCACCGATACAACACCAATTATAAGACCCTGCTCCGACCGAACCAGCTGGACACAACTCTCCTTCCGTGTTACAGTCCCATCCAGGGCACCAGTATGTAGTAGAACCACCACTCCAGTCACAGTTCACCGTTTGAACTTGATTCACGCATTCACAATCACACACACTACCGTCCGCAGAAGGTGTACCAACACCACCGACACCACAGTAAGAACCAAAGTCTACATCCTCCGGGTCTTGGTTGGCATACCTCTCGACCGGTGCGTTGCATTTGTTTTGAAATTGACATTTGTCCCCGGTGAATTCTGCTGATTCACAAGTACAGTAGCAACCCTTGTACACGCCTCCGCCTGTACCATATTGCCCTCCCCATGTCCCGTGACCATTGCATAGTTTCATTCCATCTCCACTTCCTACGTCGATGTAGCCTTGTTGTTCATAATCTTCACAACCGACCGCAAAGTTATCTACTTCTTTGGTGGCAAGTTTCCAGAAATCTTCACAATATTTACACTCAGACGCACCGGTGTCATCTTGGTATGTACCTGTTGGACATGTTATACATGTCTCTGACATAGTAACACGCGGCATACGGCGTGATGTGATAGACCAACCCATTGGTGAGTCGCCACCACTTTCTTCTGCTACATCTCCCATCCTAGATAGTTGTGGGTCATACGTTCCTCTTGGACAGTCGAAACACTCCGTCTGTCTTGGGAACGGGTTAAACTTTCCCGGTGGGCATACTTTACAACCACCATAACCCTTGGCGAATGGTGGTAAATCGTTGTAATTGGACTTGTAGAATGGTTTATCGAACCATCCATCTGGTACCAACGATTCCGAAGATACTTTATTTTCTATATCTTGGTACATTCCAGGAGGACAGTCTACACATTTCGATTGTCTGGTAGCTGGTATATCTTTCTCTGTAGAGAAGAATTGACCTTTCTTACACAAGCCGCACGAGGTAGCTCCCTCCGACTGTGTTGTTTTACCCATTGGACAATTCATACAATTCGTCCTATCCGTAGAGAATGAGTTGATTGGACAACGCCTACATAAAATGGTCTTCGGCCATGCACCGGCTTTGGAATAGAACCGATACGGGTCCATTTGCCCCTGGCCAGTTTGATACACAAAACCTTCCATGATGACGACCGCTCCGTACGCGTGTGAGATATCGTTGGATACATGATGTTTCACGCACGCGGCAGCCTCAGCTTTGATATCATCGTTGATATAGATAGCACATTCTGCTGTTAAGTCGGCTTTTAACACGTACAGGTAGTCTGTAGAATCCAAATTAAACTGCGAATCATCAACGATACCATCGCCTTCTAAATCGTATGCAAACCCTGTACCAGCTTTACAACTAGTACATCCCGTTCCAGGACGCCACGACAGCTCCTTCATAACTACCGGAACATCACCAATCATCATACAATCTTCATGCAACTTACCATTGCATTTCTTCTGACTGTCCGTTGGGTAGACTATAGGATACTCTTCGTCCATGTCCCACGATGGGAACTTTACTCCCACTTCGTCCCAACGTTTAAACAGTGTCAAATCGTTGGTTATCTGGTTACATCCGGATGGATAACAATACTCGTAGATACGCGCAATTGCTGTCTTACCACCTTGACCCGGTAAACATTTAGCACATCCCACAGAAAAGGCGAATCCTAAATCATATCCTGGGATAGGATATTTATCACCAACGGAGGCTTTCTCTGAATAGATAGAGAAGGTATTCTTCACATCGCACTGTGTACATCCCAAGCGATAGGAATATACAGCAGTTGCGTCTTCGTTCTTGTTAGAACCCCCAGCATCCATATTTACCTGCTGACAATAATCTTGATTACCACCACAAGCATTGGAAAAGGCTCCACCACTAGTATATTTCTCACTGAATTCTGGAACGTAGCTAATAGAGTCTTGGTAGGTTGCAATCTTAGTATAGACAGTGTGCCCATACTTTGGCTTGATAATCTTTATCATAGGGTCCACAGACACTAGTAGATTCTCCTGTGCCGATGGCATGCCTTCTTCCCCACTCAATCCTAAAAAAGCATACTGTATACCACTAAGTGTACAATACAAGGTATCAATCACAACCCATTTGTCTGAACCCAACTTGTCTACAAGAGTTTGACCGACAAAGAATGGCGCTATACCAGTCCATATGTTTGTATTCGTAGCACCTTGTTGTACTTGAACAATAGTTCCTTCCTGATATTGACCAGCAGCTTTTCCTCCGTCTACTTTACCGTCCGCATTCCACATTGCTACTTCTCCAGAGCAGACCTTTGGTTCTCTACAAGTATTGTCTGTACACATCTCGTAGTAGGTTGTCCCCGTTGCTGTGTATTCCCCCGGTTGACAATCTACCCCATAGGCCATACGACATTGTTTCCACTCGGGTGCAAAACTAAACCCAATACATTCTTCCTTACGAGCATCTAACTGCGTTTGGTCGGTCGGGTCTGTGACGTTGTATGTGTTGAACTTGTCTTTACATGCCTGTTTACAGGCCTCTACATCGGTTATATCTTCTAGGTTGGCGTAGTCATGGTGGCACATCAGTCCTTCGCGTATGTTCCATGAGAACACCGTAGGAGCATTTGGGTCTTCATCGAAGGTCAACGCCTTGATAGTGACATAATAGTCATACCATATCTCAGGGTCTGTCCTACCTGGGTACATATTACCAAACCCAGCAAATACGTAGAAACGCCCAGGGCCTGAGTCTGTATCCTTAGAAGCCTCAATCTGCCATGGTGTTGACCAATATGGATGCATTGCCCCGCTAGGTTTCAATTGTTCCACCACCGAATCTACATTCCATTGTGCCCAACACTTCCAGGTCGTAGCAGACTCTTTGCTCAATGTTACAGCGTCTGGTTTACGACCCTCTATCTGGTCTATGCCAAGAAACTCCGCCACATGGTCTAGACAATCGTTACCGTCCATGTCTTTTTCTGGTACGTTAATCGTTATTCCAGCGGCAGTAGCTTTACGATAGCATAGCTTCTTCGCCTCTGCCTCCGACGCCCATGTATCATCCTCCGTGATTAATTGAATGCACATTCCTTTGCCTATTCCCCTACCTTTGCTCCAGAACAAGTTATCTCCTGGCGGAGGTGGGATATTGACTATGTATAAACAATCTTCGTACTTATCGCATTCCGTCTGTGCTTCTCGAATAGTATTGTAACCGAATTCGGCTGTGGATGGGAAAACACCCAACGCTTTAGCTGTATCGGCTTTACCATACAATCCAGATATTCTAGTGTTACCAACAGTAAAGTCTGTGGTACTACTGTAAATTCCATACGTTGGTTTACCATTGTAACCGAATGGAAAGCCAAAGAACTGAGGCTGGAATTGATAAGGCAACTTCTTCAATATCCATAGGTTGTAATCATCCTTGAACTCTTTCGATAGTTCTGTCTTAAATTCCCACATCTTTTCTTGGGTTAACTCAGTCTGTTCTTCTGAACAGAGTTCTCCTTCTTCCAATTCTTGGTCACACAATGACAGCGCTGTAAACATACCAGGGCATGGGTAACAACCGGCCTGGAACTGGTCTCGTTTTAAATTTTGATAACCAGCCAAGGCGTATGGATAGCTCTCGTTACCACCCGCCGGGTTGTGCTCACTGAAACCGAATGCTAACTGTGCGTTGAAGTCGGCTCCCATCTGCTCTCTCTGGTCCTCATCATGAGGAGCTATTGGTGGGTTGTAGAACGACGTCGCGCCGTTGTACTTCTCTCCTCTGTTGCGTTCATAATAGGTAACAAAACCTGCTTTGATGCCATTCACTTGGCCATCTCTTGCCAGAATATCACCACCCGTCAACAACGAGAAACCCATCGGACAGCAGCCACTTCTCGAGTCTAGTGAGTCGGACACGCAGCTACACCTTGTGCTACCGTCTGGAGCTGGTGTATTATCACACTCTCCACCCAGCAAACACTGCGAACAGGTACCTGCGCAGTTGTAACCTGTCTTCTCCCTCTTACACATCGCGCAATCGTTCTCGCACATGGACGGGTCTCCCATGGGACATTCACCAAAACCCTTGGCCGCAAACATTTCTTTACGATAAGCAAAGTATCCCGGAAGCATCGGTGCGTTTACCTTGGCTGCTAAATTATTACGGTCGTACGCTCTAGGAGTCCACCACTTGGTTAGTGGGTCCGTTGACCCCCATGTCAACCAATTGCTAACATCCGGTTGGCCGACAATCATGCTAGTGCGCTCTGTTACTGGTGTAGCCATCTTCTCTGAAGACATGCGAATATGCCAGAACGAACCGTCTGTAGGCCTTGCCTGAGCTTCGGCGGCACACTCACAACAACCATTGTACAACCGCCCCAACAAGTCCGATACTGTTTGTATTTTACCATCCGTTGCATAGGCTTCAATGCCTATGTCAGGCACTACAGGAATCCCATTTCTACACGCTTTCTCGCATATATTATTGATGGCAATGTCTTTGCCGACAATATTAGCAGTATTGGAGGAACCTAGAATGTTGTCATCGTCTGTATTAATAGAGAATGTGTTTTGACATTTGGGCATTTCAACAGAAACTCCCAACCGTATGCAAGGCACTTCACCCGTCCAAGTCTTTGGATAGATACGAACATACTTGCCCCGGCCAGGATTTAATATCACATTGGTTTTTGCTGTTGTTGTGTCCGTATTGCCGATACAATTACCATCGGCATCTTGTACCACACAGTCCAGTTCAAACCACACACTGGTATCAACGGATACCGAAACTTTGTAGGAGGTTATCCAGTTTGTCTCGCCACCTTTCGTTGTTACGCTATAGATAGTTTCTCTACCATGACCCATCCACATCTGTATGTAATGGTCCGCACCGCGTGGGGCAAAGCAAGCTCCCCCGGTAGCGTCCAAGTTGAATTTAGTCGGGTCGTTGTATGGTGGCACGAAAAATGTAGCCGTCCACTGCGGTTGTGCTTCTGGATTAGGACCTGGATGATAGCTATCCAATCCACCTAACGAACCCATCGAGATGTCTACCTTATCACCGATAAAGAGAGCTTGGTCGTCCGCAGCGTACAACCAACGTGTCTGAGACTCGGGAATACCATGACCCCTTAGTCCACCAGAACATCGACAACAACCTTCGTATATAGAATTACCAAACCAACGAGGTATATTCTTATCTGCCCATTGAGGTGCATAATACTCTACACCAGCGTCTACAATCATCTCATCCATCACAGGAACACCCACAGTCTTGTCACGACCTTCATTAACTGAACGCCCACCAGGGCAGAGAGCAGTCATCCCACGGTCGCCAGCTTCCCATGTTGCATGCAAATCTTGATTCAGCGATTCGGTAGGATAGGTGGATATATCTTGACCACAACGGTGGAAATCAATACATCCTTCCTCTCCTTTTCTATACTTGTCGTAGACTTTGTATCCGTCCATGAAACAATAACATTTACCACTGCTGTACAGTGTACGAATCATTCCCAATCCTTCACAAGTCGATTGGCAAGTTGCGAGCGAAGCATCTCCATTGGCTTGATACTGTCTGTCCGTATGTACCAATTCTTTAGGCACACCATTATTAAAATGTGAACCCAATATCCAGAAAAATGGTTCTGTCTCCGCAATACCATTTTGTACCTGTGTCATGCCTCGTTGTTCAACCCCTCTACAGTCATACTTGGCATTGCAAGATGCTTTAGCTTCGTACAGACTATCGTACTGTTCAGAACGTGCTATAATAAACTCTCTGTCACCGTCCAACGACTCTGCGTATCCTATATTTTCTTTGGACTCGTAGTAGTAATGGTCTGTGATGACGTTGCGGTCAGGATGCCATCCTAGAATACCTGGAATAATACCATGGCCTTTCTCGTCTGTCAACCCTTCCAGATACTCGTCTTCGATGTCTCTGCCGGTCTCGTACCTGCTGTAAACGAACGTTTTCTTAGGCCATACCCAAGTCGAGAACTCACGGTATTGGACTAAGAAGTACGAAGGTTCGTGAGGCTTAGGCCATGAAGGTTTCACTGCCGGCCTTTCGTTCCCAACGTATTTGCGCGTGTCGCTATCTTGAATTGAATTACAAGTCTCCTTATCCAGCCAGCAGTATGGTTGGTCGTCGCAGCGTGTATCGTTGTTCCACAGCTGACACCAATTTTGCTGAGCAGACTTTGGACGCATGTCTTGGTCCTTATACAGTGGCAATGCCCCGCCTGAGCTAGCCATACCACCGTTACCACCGCACATGCACCGGCCTGTACCTTTTGTTCCGAAATTACAAATTCCATTTCCGGAACACATCGTGTCATCGTTCTTACCGTCGAAACCAGGACACATCTTCTTACAGGTTTTGGTAGCATAACCACGCTGGCAAGCCGTACACATTGGCCCGCCCCAGAAGCCTTGAATACCATCAGAGAAACAATCACACACGGGACACCTCAAGGTAAAGTCGGGCATGACTTCACACTTTTTGATAGAAGTGATAGTGGGTGCGTCCATATCTCTAATTGTAGTTAAACCAGTCTTTTCGTCGTATCCCCAATCGTACACATAACCATACCCTCCTATTTTATATTCTGGCTCCGGCTCGTCGTACTTCTGTATAACACCGGAAATCATAGGACGGTGGACCCATGGAGTTTCGTCTTTCTGTTGATTAGGTACAGAACATACACCTTCGTCCGCACCGCGCATGGCTCTGGACAAAGTAAACAGTTCTTCCTTATCGTCCATGATATCTCCAAACACCTCACAGTCTTTCTCATCGTCGTATTGGGATGGAGTATTTATCTGTCCGTTTGTGGTTGCTACTATACTAGCACATTCGTCGGTAGATTTGGAAGCTTCGAACACTCCCAACGCCGAAGTGAATGGGTTCTTTATCCACAATTTCTTTCCACCTAGAACATATCGATAATACAATGGTTGTTCAATAGGAGTCCAGTAGGCATATCTACCGTGCGAATCCGGTTCTGCTGTTACCGCATAACAATTCTCATCCGCATCACAAAACGATTGAGCCTTTATCAGGCTATCCGCAATCACATAATTACTTGATTTCTTCTCTGCCGTACCACCCAACCGTATGTCTTGTTCTTCCCGTAAGAACGAATGCTGAGCTCCATCAAACGTTACGTGGCCTATTTCACCTTCCAATAACACCCACATGGTATCGTACCACATATCTTGATGCGCAGGACAGTTGTAATCTTTCCATTCGGGACTGTCGTCGATAGCGCGTTTCGGTTCTTTGTCTAGTAACAGGCCTTTCTTTGATGGGAAATCTTCAGGATTGGGTTGAATACATACACCTTTACAACCGTGCCATCTACCCAATGTATCACATATACCAGAGTGACAATCATCGTTTGATGTGCACGAATCACCCACAAACTGCTTTAAACCCACTGGACAGTTGCCAAAGGTTAAACACCCCGCAGACCAAGAACTAAGCGAGGCTTTAAATTCTCCATGACAAGGTTGGTAGAACTTTCTGAGGGCTCCCATAAACCTATGTTTGTTGCGTTTGTCACCTTCTCTAAACGAATCAGCTGTTGTATCTGCTACTGTACAAGAACCTTTCTTACCACATATCTTAGCTGCTGACTCAAATTGATTATTAGGGTCAAAGCCTGGGCATTCGAACTGGCAGTTATCACCTACATAACCGTAGTCGCATATACATTGCCCCCTATCACCACAGGTACCGTGGCCAGAGCATATATACTTAACTGACCAGTCATCGTAACCTGGACAGGTGATAGAACACTCTGACCCTCTAAATGGACTTTTCATAGGATTGTTTATAAGAGCAGAACCAACGTCTAAACCACCATCCGGGTCATCCGGGGCAGAACCTGCTATACGCGTAGCGTCCAAGTAATACTCTTCCGGCGCTTTATCGCACACGCACTCACAGGACAGCTCGCATGTTCCTCTACCGTTACACGGTATATTATAATAGGTTTGAACTCCCGGACATAGCTCTGAAGCCGAAGCGCCACAAGTACCGCCTCGGTGTAAATTCTTATCCGCATAAGATTGGTCTACGTAGTAATGTTGAAATGGGGTACGCGATTTGTACAACCAACCATAACCATCATCTATACTCCACAAGAACCTCAAACCACCTAAACCCATGGCATTCTTCACATCGATTAAAACGTTACGTCCGCTCATCACCCAGGGCCTTCCTTCTGGGTTCAATGAATGACTATCGAAGTTTTTATTTTCATCGTACGTCCATTTGATGGTTATCACATAGTCCTTACGGCCCTGTGTCAGCCTGTACGTCTCATTCTGTGGAATACCCGGAGCAGTGAAGTCTACCATGTAATACATAGCAGGCTCTGTGAAGGCGGATACCACTTGACAGTATGGAGTTTTAGCGTGTGTTTTGGTTCCCACGCTAAAATCGTCCTGTACAAAGTTCTCACACTTATCATATAGCGCACACACAATAGTGTCTGTAGCAAATATAGTGTAAGCCATACATCCTTCTGTCTCGTCGCATGTCACTGTACAATCCAATACCGTTTCTGTTATTCCAGTCCATAGCTGTGTACCTCCTGTACACTGAGTATCTTTAAACGTTTGATACGTTACTCTGAATTCTCGTTCACAAGGAGAACCACAATTTTCAGGGTCCATCACACCACAGATAGCATTGGCTTCTTTCTTCGTGTAAGTAGCTTTTTGGAATGCTACAGCACCTGTACGTTCACAATTACCACTTGAACACATAAGACTAATCTTACGAGAACCGTCGGCAGCTGGAACATCAGTAAACCTAGAAGGTCCCATCTCTCTGTGTATAATCCAGTCATAACCTTGCCATGGGTCTGTAACAACGTTGGTTCCCAACTCGTTGAGAACGCTGTATCTTCCTTGCATCATGATAGCTCTCTTGATGTACCGGTTGGCCTTCTCAATGACTCCACCTTCGTCAAAGTTCATTCGGTATTTGTCGGACTGCTTGAGTGTTGCACCCAAGAAGCTAGTTCTCACGAATTGACCTTCCCCGATAATACAATCACCGGTGTCATCGTTATAGTCAAAGGCGGGACATGCGTAATCGAGGTCACACTTGTACTTACACTCATCGATAGAGATAGCTGTTGCTACAGGTGTTGCGGTAGAGACGGTACCTGTCTTGGAATAACGTGGCGTGCGTGGCAATGCTTCTGGTAAAGTATATTTATCTTCCTTTAGGTTCTGAACCATTTGAAGATGGAATACGTTTCTATACCTGAGAAGAAAACCTTCACCGAAATCAGGGTCAATCATCCTCCAATCGTGGTACCAAACCTTGAACAAGTCCCAATATTTGAATTCGTCGAATGGTATCTCCCACTTGGCGATAGCTCTAGACTCTGAACCAAACATTATCATACGCCCCACGTCTTCATCTGGTGGAGGTATTTGCATCTTGATTTTCAATTCACAGTTCATCGTTAACGGTTCCATCGGTGTAGCGCTAGCTACCACTTGGCAAGCTGCTGGCTTTTCTGTTTCACAAGGGTGCGACGCAGGAACGCACAAGTTAGGCTGTATGGCGGAAGGGCCTATCCAGCATTCGCTATCTTCCATGAAAATCTTGGTAGAATCGGCCCAGGCGATGGTTCGGGTCAGCAGTGAAGCATCGTAATTTCCATAATCAATCGCTTTGACAAACTCCCACACCCATCCAGAACGGCTAGACTCGCCTGAAGACTGAGAATCTTGCTCGCTAATATCCAACGCCCATAATTCTGGTCCGGTCGGGGCGATGGTAGATGCTCCCAATGCGTCGTAGCTGATAGTATTCCCCCCAAACATGTATACACGACCAGTGTCGTCGTAAGCTAGTACCGCGTTGGCTCTGGCCGACGGCAATACGTCTTCGGATATATCTGGTTCGGAGAAGGATATGGTTATAATGGGCTGGCTACTAAAATTGAACGCATTGGAATCAATTCGTATCACTTCGTTGGAGTCTTCGAAAGAGGTTAACATATTACCTTCGTCGTCTTCTCCTTCTAAGAAGATTAAACGTCCACCGAACATAAGTGTCACGTGTTCGTCGATAATAACCAGAGAAGGGTGAATACGATTGAACGGGGCAATGCCGTACGAAATAATATGCGCAGCAGTGGCACCGCCGTCCGTAGTAGCTGAAACTTCCATGGATTGGGCACCGGGTTGCATCTCTTCAAACCACAAATCGATTATGTTTTCTTCCTGACTGATACGGACACCTTTTCTTCCTCTACCCCTAGGTCCTTTGGAAGTGACTGGTCGTCTCAACGGTCTCAACTCTTCTGGAACCTCTTCTAAATCAACAATATAAGTGAATACTGAAGGGTCAGCTTGTTGTATGTTCGGTGGTTTGGGCGATTCACCTGCCAACAGCTGCTCTTCGGTCAGTGTTCGAGTAGCATCTTGCAAGAAACAACCATTGTTCTTGATATAAAATATACCTCTACAATCTTCGTAATTGCGCATAGCCAACCAAGCACAACCGTCTACATCCATATCTGCGAAGTAATGCGAATAAGGAGCATAGTAACCCGCGATTGGGTCCGACAATCTTTCTCCTATCCACTCGTCCGTGATAGAATCCAACCACAACTGGTCGATGTCAAACTTAATATCTCCCGGTGGTCCATACGGTGTCTTATCGTTTATTTCTTTTACAACTGACCAATCTTCTTCATGATACTTCGGTCCATATATATATTTCATGTTGGTATCTTTCGTTACCTTGAATCGAAATATTTGGTCGTTCGGATAAGGAAAGCATATCTTTTGGAAAACTCTTGTAGCGTCTTTCGCATGCTGTTCGAAGGTAGTATCTGCCTCTTCGTCTAGAACACCAGACGAATTCGCAATTCCGTACCAACGGTAGCGAAGTTCATCCGTTGAGAATCCTTTCGAATTGTCGTAGGAAGAGATAGCGGCCCCGTCCACCAAATCTTGCATTGGGCAAAACATCAGGCGCTCTGGAAAGATGATACGGGACCTATCGTACGTAGTAGAGTTGGGAGGTACCAAATCCCCTTGGTCTGTTATTCCCATAGAGTTGTAGCGCGCACACGGAGGCAACGGTTTAGTAACAGCGACATAGGTATCACAGATACCATATTGGTTCATGTGTTCAGGTCCGTATGTACCGTTGTTATTGGTGGTACAACGAAGCTCACAAGCTTCACCGGACCCAACGATACATTCACATATTCCTTTCACTGTAGCGGGACCAGTTTGCCATGGTGGGTAGTTGGTCACGAACTGTCTATCGTACTCGCCGGCAGCATCCTGTCTCGATTTATCTTCAAAGATATCGGAAGCATCTTCTGGTACACAGAAACCATTGGTACCGGAGCATGTGGCGTCAACACCATCTGCCGAACCCATAGGACATTTCATCTCGCATTGTGTACCATCGTAACCAGCTTCACAGTCACAGTCTGTTTTTGAACAAAATCCTAGAATCTCGCCCGAAGCATAGGATAGGCACCATTCTTCCCAATCTTCATAGGACAACGACCGTTCCAAATGTGATGTACACTGTTCTGTACAGCTAGTTGTTTGTAAATCTGGTATGAATAGACTGTGTGATGCTTCAATCTCGTAAGGAACAATGTTGTGATACTGTTCTTGGTAAGCACAGAATTGTTTCGAAATAACTTCATCTAGCTCCTGTTGACAGGCTCCCTGGGCACACTCGCTACCAGTCAATCGAGCAATGTTTCTCAAATTCTCAACCTTTTTACAATCTTTCTGGTCTACTTCAGTTCTCAAACGGTTCACACAAGTATCCGAACAAGAAATGGTATACTGCTCTGTCTTGAGGAAACAATCTTTAAAGATGGTCGAGTCAAACGGGTAAGTCTCGCAATCGGGCACGGTGTAGCCTGATACTGGGTTGCGTATGTCTGGAACACCACCGAAGCGGACGAAACAAGTCTTAATACCAGCTTCAGGGGTCAACACTTTCTCGAAGGTCTCCGTGTTGAACATCCCCCAACAAGTACCAGAACCTATTTCGATAGCAGTTGGGTAGTCACCGTTTAACATACCAATTCGTATTCGTTCCCTACATTCTGATACACTATTACCAGGTCCCAACGAACGCTTATCGTCCGATGCCCAACTTTCGGTTTGACGACCGTCCGCACATTCAAGTACCGGGAATCGTTCGTTAATGGACTTGCATTGTAGCAACCAATCACCGGTGTGAATGCCTATATGGTCGTTCTGTGAGTTGCACCTTACAAGCTTCCAATCTTCTGTCTTAACGGTGATAGTTTCCGACTCGTCCCAAAGTGGGTAGGATGCTTTTTGGTCTGTTGCATCTATGTAATCAAACACTGCTTTCTTACAGTTATTGGCACATTTCAAATGCGACAAGAACCCTTGGTTGATGTTCTCACAGGTGTCATCGTTACATTTGCTGTAGGTCACACCCAACGGTTGTTTGAGCTCCACATCAATTCCGAAGCTAACTGGAGTTTCATCGTTGAGTTGCATGTATAACCACAGGCCTTCGCATTTCTCGCTCAAACCGCCGTAGTGCAACGAATGTGGGAATGCGTAGTCACAATAAGCTATCCATTGCATTTCAGAGGCCAAGTCGCGCGCATTGTCTCCTTCTACCTCTGTTGGAGCCGCATACTTGAGATTGGCCTCGCACATGTGAAATTTATCTACCTTGTCGAGTTCTTTGTAACAGTCGTGACTGAATGTACATTCTTGTATCGCTATTTCATCCACCATCTTGTGTAGTGTATCTTGTACGTTACATATCGAGGCTGCTCTTCTGTTACGAGCTTTTAATCCTTCGATTTTCCATTTGGTCTTGTCGAAACCCCAATTTTGCATGATGATTTTTCCACCGTCCAAAGAAGCTGAACTTGCCGTAAAGGTCCCTGTCACCACTGGGTACTCGTCTATCTCTACCAACACTGTGTACTCGTAAGTGATGATGGTCGTCTTTATGTTCTCCATACCCTGCGCCAAGTGTGATTGGTCTTGTACATCCGGTATGAAATAAGCAGAGTTAAGCTCCGGGTCCACGTGCGAGATTCTCCATACCGAATCGATGCTCTCGGTCATCGTGAATCCTCTCATTCCTACATGTTCTACCAAAGATGTTCCTGTTTCGCAGTAATCGTCTTGTGTTTCGATTACCGCAAAATGCGATGCACCCAGCCCGTATGCAATAGTCTTGCACTTGGTAATACAATCATTACCAGCAGTACAGGAAACCGTGTGCAAAGTAGGATTACCGACTTTCTTATGGCTTTGAGCAGTGTAAAATCCTGGGTGTGGAAGGTGCAATACGTCCGTCTTGATAATAGGGGTTACCAACAACATACGAGCCAAATAGATATCATCGTCCTCGTAGTTTGGATTCCAGAAAGCTAAGTAATTATCTTCCGGGTTCTCCTCCGTTTCATAGCCTGAATCGGCTACCTGAATCTGTACCTCTTGGTGAACAGGTCTCACTCTGGAAACATCTACGGACCAGTAATGCCATTCGTCTTGTCTTACTCCGAAGCTTGTTGGGTAGTCGTTGTCGTCCAGTAAACGCCCCCCTCGTTGACGAATCGTTGTAATTGGGTTGCCACCGGCATCTGTCACTGCCAACTTGCGCAAGCTAGAGGCACTACTGTCCGCATACATCCATCCGCTGATATGGTACTGTGTTCTTGGTAACTCTGTCGTTTCGCCTGGTTCTGTACTAGAGCGTGCTAGAATAGTATCCCAATACACGCTACACGTTCTTTCTACCAAACCTATGTAACGCACTGGTCCAGTATTTGGCTTGGATATTACCCAATCGTAGTCCATCGCCCACCGTATGCATCGTTGCTTATCGTGTTGCCATATACCGGTATCAAATGTAATACTGTCCGTTTGAGTGCTCTGAGCGGGTACCCAAGCCCCAGCTAACCATTTGGGATGAATCTCCAAGTCCATGGTCTCTTGGTATAATTGCATTCCATCTTGTGTAGCTGCGTACGTTCTTCCAGGGTGCATGCTTTCCTGAGTAGACCATTCCACTTGGTTGGTCATTCTCCAATCGTCGGTGTACAATTCCCCATTGCGCATCAAGTTGGTGATGCGTCCAGAACTATTGCTGATAGTATTCCAGATATGTATACGATTTGGAACCACCCCGCCTCTGAATTCAACGCCAGGGTTGTTGTTCACAGACAGCATACCGTCTTCGTATTTAATTTCCCATCCGGTTGGTGATTTAGGAATAGACAAATTGTAATTTTTGTTGATGTAAGCTACGTCGTCAACGATGTCAAGGCCAAAACATTCTTGCCCATTACGGGTAAAGGAGAGGGCCAGTGTTCCTTCGGTCTGGAAGGTCAACAAAGGAATGTAAGCGACAGTCTCCGTTTTGGATACCATGGCGGGTGGACCTTCGTGGGCTATATTTACTACCGTGTCACGCTTGGCTTCTACCCACGTACCAGTCCTAGACATAGGACTAGCTTCTGGAGTAATCATACCAATGTCATACTCTCCGTTGATGACAATACCATCCGGTGTAATGCTGAGCGTACCGTTCGGGTAGTAGAGAGATTCAAACTTACAACCACCTTCTACATTTACATCGGCCGTCCAATGGTCCCAGTGGACCGTGCAAGACTTTACTCCACTACTATCGACAGTGGATAACCCTACCTGTCTAGGATTAACCATACACAATGGAATGGGTGGAATATCCAGAGGTTCATCAATAGAGCGAGGAATGTGAAAGGTGGTTTCGTGTACAATACCATGGGGCATGTTTGTCCTGTACGTTCGAATGCTATCGAATATCTCCAATATACCAAAGACATTAATATCATCATTGTTTGGCATTCCTGCCGCAGCAGCCCATTCGTCGTACGAACCGCCTGGGCAATGGTAATGGTCATCACAGACATGGCTGGCAGCTGGTATATCCAACGAAACAGCGTAGGCTTCGGCCTGGGCAACCGATAAAAACTTAGGAGATGGAGTGCCAGCGCTTTGTATTGTAGCAGTGCTTACAATGATAATCAACTTATCCGCACTGATAATGACATCCCCTGACTTCCATTCGGTGTCTCTCCACGATGGAGACCAGCACCAAGCTAAATCAGCCATTGGAGCAGTCAATGCCCAGTTCCATCCGTCGTAACATTGTAAATCTCGCTCGCCGTAATAGTCTGCTGCTGGCCACATTATAGAGACATCGTATGGTGACACGATTGGCTCAATTGGATAAATCTGATTTTCTTTACTAATGTCAAACTTGAACAAATTAGGGGCAAAGAAAGCATTCCCTAAATCCGTTGGAACCGCGGTGATGCCTGTCGGTAGTTCGTATATCACAGAACCATCTGGCCCGAAGCCAAACTTATCAAAAACATCATCCGTGTATATCAAACCTGCGCAGGTGTCGGCGTTGTCTCCAAAGCAAGATATCTCTGCCGCGTGTCTGGAATCGTGACTCGTTGTCAACGCGGACACATCGACAGTAATCTTTTTGTATTCTACCAAGAGAACATTGTTTGGTAAATTTGAACCTACCACATAGAATCGGCTAGAGCGTTCAAGGTTAAGAAGGTCTGCCCATCCATCCATTAGCACAGAACCCGCCTGAACCTTGGTAAACTCGACCACGCCTTCCTTAACCAATCTAGTCTGCGAGGCTTGGGGTACGGAGTAGCGACTTGCTTTAGACTCCGGGGGTATGAACAAATCAATATCAGATACAAAACTCAAGCAATCGTCTTCGAGAGAGCTAGCTTTGATGTAGGACACTATTCCCGCGTACTCTTTGTATTCGTTGGAGCCACCAATAAAAGACCAAGGGAACCAATGCCTGGTAGAATCTTTATAGCTAAACCCGTCGCATTCCAGATGTTCGTCGCACCATGCTCGAATCTCGTCGTATCCCTCCACATCGTCAAAGAAATCATCGGTCAAATTAAAAGGTGGTTTTGTGTGTATGGAACAGTCTCCCACACATGTACCTGGTCTATGCACGTAGAATACATCTTCTTCGTCTTGGTTAATTCCCCTCAATCTTGAACGGTACAACAAGTTAGGCACGATAAGACCTGGGTTGGCTCTAGAATCTGCTTCTGCGAAAACGGCATCTTGTGAGGCTGGTTTCCAGGTACGTTGGAATGGGTCTTTGAGTGTTTCGTATAATATACCGTTGTTTAGAATCTCTTTCATGGTACGCTTAATGTTGGTACAAGAAGTTCTTGTCCTGGACATAACGTCGTACTCTGGAGTTTTCCACACGTAAGCATCTAGATTAGGAGTAATCACGCATGATTCCAACTCTTTGGGAGTCATCAGCCCCAAGTAATCAAAGCGCATGTTGGGGTCTCGCATTGGAAATTCTTCCTTCACCAACCAACCACTTTCGGCACTGTACTCGTAGCATTTGATACTGAAGGGAGTTCCCGGTTGCCAGGTATCTTCTTCTTCTTTGTCTCTAGTAGCACAAGCCCACTCTTCGCCGTATTGACGCTTGAATACACCGTCCCAGAAGAGAGCGTGTTTGGCAGCGATGAGGGCATCGGAATGGAACCCTAAAGAAAGGTCTGGGTCGTTGATACCGGGTGAGCAAATCGTAGCATATTCTTGAGAGGTGAATGTAGATGTTCGGCTAAACTTGGTAGTGTCTGCCCAACTCTCCATGTTTCCAGTTGGATAACGAGTGTTGATATGATTCTTACACCATTCTGAATTTACTTCTACCTTGTCCGTTACTGGGAAGTCCTCAACGTTCCATCTATCGTCTTGTTTCGCATTGCCTACGCTAGATACAAACTTCTTGTACTGGTCTCCGTGTAATAGTTTGATACCACCTTTTGGAGCGCCCATAGCTGACATAACGAACGGATAGTTTTTCTCGTTCAAATTCCAACACATAAAGAACAATTCAGACGGTTTAAATGGCACATTACCGGCCCTGGTTACTTCAGTTACTTCTGCGGACAGAGCAAAGCATTGGTCTTCCCATTGCATTTCATAAGAAGCTAGACCATGGGCAGAATATCCATTAATCTTGTACGACGTTTTGTCACCGTCCGTGCCGGTCTGTAAATCAAATATTTTGTTATACCAGAAACATCCTTCGGTACTGTACTCAAACATATCGTGCCCTAGGACAGCTACTTGTTGGGCACAGTCCTTGATATCTTCTGCTGCTATTTGTTTGCGGTCTATGTTGATAAGGTATACATTATCACCACTAAAGACTTTGAAACTGACCTCTACGTTGGTAGGGTCTGCTGGACACCATTCTGGTAGACCTAAGTCCGTACAGAATGGAGAAATACCAATATCATTTATGGTATCCTCGCACTCTCTTGGACGACAGAACGAACGCACGTCACAGGCACCGGTGTTGGCATTGTAAATACATTGTAAGTCTGTATCGCACGGGGTCGCTCTACCCTTCATTTGATTGCAATGGTTCTTCAATTCTTTCTGATAGTCAACGGATAAATCATATAGACAGAAGTCATCCATGGTACAATCCTTCCTATCGGAATATCCGAAGCAGGTGGACTCCATGTTATCGTAGTTCCCAACGCGTGCCGTTGGACCGTTGCAATCATCGTTCAACGCTCCAGAGTTTTCAAAAATATGGTCGGACATCTCGCACCAGGTCTTATCGTGGTACAATTGAATCGTATGCAAATAATACTCATGGTTGTTTATGTTGAGGGCCTTGCCGAGTAATGGGTTTCGTTGGTCGTTGCATTTACAACAACCATCTTGGTTCGAAATAGGAATACCAGCTCTGTACGTAGTAAAGGCGGGGTCGTCTACATAATAAAATTGCCCTACATCGTTACGAGCTGGCGCGTTGGTATAATACCACACGCGACCGTCGATGTGTCGTACGAAATAGCCAGCACCGTTGTATCTGGCATCGTTTATAGCTACACGAGCAGCTTTCTCTACTGTGATTTGCGAGGTTACACCGATTTCTCCACCTTGTACCGCTATTTGTGTCAGTAGAAAGCCTGCTTCTCCATTACCTAAATATCCACCTTCACGTACGGTTTCAAAGCCGTGCCATGGGTTCATGGTAAACTGTTCGACGCTACAGTCTGTCAATTCACACCTGTCTTGAGCATACGATAGGTAACCAGTGCCATCCGCATCTGCTCCAGTGATGATTCGATTCCATCGCAAACCGTATGTATCACCACAACCAATTGCATCTATCACCAATGTATTGTCTATATCTCTGTACATGTGTATCGACTGACCATCTCTTTCTGCCACGTATTCTTCACCATTGCTCTGTGCTGTTACGTGGAAGACGAATGGGGTCATCTCACGCCAATTTAGCATGTCATCGTTGTTGAACAAATATTTAACATTGAGAACTATGGTGGTTACACCCATCTGTTCAACGTCCCAAGCATCGTAGATACGCACGCTCTCTATGGTGTTATCGCTATCGGCGTCTATTAAATCAAAATCGGAACAAGTCTTGGCTCGAGAGAAAGCATCTTCCAACGCGGTGGAACATTTAATATGACCATTTAAACCAGCGCATTCCGAATCTTTTTCCTTGTTGTGGGCACATAGTGGTGAATTTAGTTGGGCCGGGTACAGGCCCTTAAGCATGGATACACAGTATTGTGACCAGTCTCTATCATTTACATCTGCTTGACATTGTGTTGTTTTACATTGGATAGCTCCAGGAGATGGCGCTACAAAGTAAGATTGTGTCCTGTATAATTCTGCCGCTTTGGAGTCCCAGGGAGACGCCGTTACGGAGCAGAATACACCATCCAAATCTTGACCCGCCATCAGGTTCTTACAAGAGAATGGGTTGTCGTCTTCGCTTAGCTGTATCGACTCTTTGCACCTTGCTCCGCCTTCTGTCGGTACTGGTTTGCATGTACCACGCCCGGCACATATATCTTCGTTGTACGTTGGGCAATGATATTGACAGGCAAGACCATAATAATTCTTGGATGGGGGCGGGTCTAGCACAATACCCAGGCGTTGGTAATAGTCTCTAGTAGCCACCGTGTATGGGTCCTCAGGGTCGCATTCACACGAAGTCAGCTCTGACTCAGGATTAAAATACAAAAACAAATCGTTCTGACCACATTCACCGTGACCAGCACATATTTCACCATTGTGCATTAAACAAGCTCGTTGGCATTCGATACCGGTTACACCCGGTGGGCAGACACACTGCCCTTCGCGGTCGCAAGTTCCTGCTTGACAGTTAAGACAATTGATAATACGTTCCAATTCAGGTGCTGGTATTCTTTTATTTAATTCTAACTCTTGTTCTTGGAAATTGGAAGCCAATAAATTAATATCTTCCATCGTATCCAAATAAGTCTTTATCAAATTAAGACACCCCGAGTCCATGTTGGTTCTCATATCGTCAGAACACCAGTCGGAACAAGCGTTGAGAGCGTCTGGGTCGTTCGGATACCAGTTATCATTACAACCAGAACATTTAATTGAAGCGTTTAGTGTGTCCATACCGAATCGGTTAAGGTCACATACACATAGATGGTCTTCTATTGTGTTAAACGCGTGTGGGTTACAAAACCCGTGTCCGTTGCATGTTGTCGATACGCATTGTTGAGAGCAATGTTTTTCTGTCGGCGTTGCTGTCCATTGTAGCTTTGGGTAGAGGTCTGGCATGCATTGTGCACAATATGTTTCTGGGTCGGTTCCTTCGTCACATTTACAGGTTGGCAACTTGTCTGGTTCTGCCGGGTCGGGGTCATACTCGCATTGGCCCCTGCCCCAACAACCAAAACCAGGTTGACCTGAAAATGGATAGATATCGATGTTTCTATCGTCGTGCCACATGTACTGGGCCGACGGGTTACAGTGGACGTCACAAGACGGCTTGGCTTCACCCATAACAGGCGGAGGGAACCAATTCTTCTGGCACTGTAGACAACGAGGTCCCTCAAAGAACCCCAAGTCTGGTTTTATTTCTGGGTTCCAGTTGAATTCGAACCGAAAGTAGAACCCGTCGATGGGTAGGTAGTTGATTGGGTCGGTGTTTGGAATGGCAACCGCCACCATCTCAAAATAGTTAGCTAAGGCGGTAGCTTCCACCTCGTCAAACTCTCCCAATTGAAAATTTCCTTCTTGAACTACAGTTTTGATAGTAATAGACATGTCGGGTGTTGCTCCGTATCCTGATGTCCCGTCGGAAATATTGAGGACCATACCATCGAACAATGTGTATACATCGGAATCTAATTCTACATAGTGAGCTGGCGATGCAAACTTGTAGGTATCCGGTACATAGTGCCCATGGATGTTGGTGAAAATTCTAATATCTTTAAGCGTTGGAACGATATCCGCTTGTAGACCACCGTCATGACATATACATTCGCCAGTATAATCATCACATTCTCCATGGCCAAAACACGTGTATATTTCATTACAATCACAACGACGTCCATACCAATTATCAGCTTGCTCGTCTCCCGATGAGCAGGTACATTCTACGTTGTCTTTGTCTGCGTTAATGTGACATTTACCGTGACCAGAGCAAGGGACCTGAACGGTAGGCTTTCTGGGACACTCCCATTGACAAGCTGGCGAGCCGGTAGCAATGTATGTCGCATCACAAGCACAGAATGCATAGTCGTATTCGGTTCCATTAAAATCTATTTTCTGTGTGACACCATCGTAATAGCAACTACCGTGTCCGAAACATGCTTCACCCTCGAATGTAACAGGGTTGATACCAGGGCACATGACCTCGCATTTCGGTTCGTCCCAGAATCCTTCTTTACAGAAACATTTTGGTTGGTTGTTTACTATCTCACACAAGGCATTCTCTCCGCATATTGGGTCACCGTTTTCATCGACACAGGCCTCTACACATTGAATACCTTCTTCATTATCGAAATAACCGTCTGTACAATCGCATTCGCCTTCAGCGTCACAGTTACCATGCCCGTTACAAGCGTTGCAAATACCATCATAAGATAAATCCAATTGGGTACAATCTTGTATGGAACCATGGGGCAAACATATTTTGTTGCATTGTTGCATGGGACCGGGTGTTATTTGAGCATCCGTGTGTCCTGGGCGCGTGTAGTTGTAAGCCGCCAGGCGACTTCCATCACAATCTCCCATACAATCATCGTCTCCGAATCCGGTTGCGTAGCATTTATTGCACAAGAATCCAGTCCAGCGTTTCTCAGGACCTTTCGCGCATCGGCATCCATAGAGGGAAACAACGTCATCGTTTATGGCGCTACTGTATCGTGTCAACACACTGAAATGTTGACAGTCGTGGTCCTCACAGTAATCACCTTTAAAGAGACCATAACTGGTGGAGCAGTCACAAGTCTGGGAAGTTTTATTGTAATACCCACCGTGCATACACGGGTCAATAATATCATTGACCTCGTTAATGCCTCTTTGAGCCAGCCATGCTGCTAATAGCACGGATACTATGGCAGCAGCTAGAGCGCATACATATAATGGTATAATCTTGAATCCTCCTTGACCACCTGGCATGTTGCGTAATTATTAAAATATGTGATGGGTTTATACTGTATATAGAATAAGTCTAGAATATCCGGTTCGTTCTATATAAGGGTTTGGATTCTAAATTAAACATGTCAAGAATAGAGGTTCCACGGTGTGGAACTGCGTTGAAAGCATTATCCGCCCTCTTCAGGTCTGATAGATTCGACGAACATGACATCGCGAACGCTTCAGCAATGCTAGCGCAAAAAGGTCAATCGGTGGGTGAACAAACATTGGTAACCCAATTGAAGTACATGCTGAATGAATGGGGTATGGGGTTTGATAGCTGTGTCGAGAAAGACTCGTTAGGGAGTTCGACCTGGATGTACGACTCTATGACCTTTCTAACTAAGAACCCTTGTATTATTGGATTTATGGTTAACCATTCGGAGCACGAGTGGCGTGCGGTTAAACTAGTAGATACAACATGGGAATGGCAGTTGAATTCAATGGAATGGGACCGTATTGAACGCCATCTTATCATCAATAAATTGATGCAATTTAACTGTCCTATATTTCTAGTATGGAGACAGTGGGTGCCATTGAACCAATGGATTAAAGAATCAAGACCGTTCTTTGTGCGCAGTTCCGACACAGAATCAAGCTGTCGCTGGGAGTACGAACCCACTTCGTGCTGGATGCCGCAGAAGATGGTATACCAAGGAAAAGACAAAGTGATTGCTAAAATATTGAAAAAGTGGTCTTCACCCTGCCTTATATCCAATGCCAAGCAATTCCTAATGTTAGCGCCAGGTCCTGGAGGTTGGGAATCGGAACAAGTCATGGAGTTTGATGGGTTACCGTTGGGAGTGGTAGCAGACCGCCTATCGGGTCTCATACAACAACAAATAGAAGCACATATCAACAAGAACCCTACACAGAAAAAAGAAATCATGCCTTACCTCGCGCACGCGTTGATGAGCGTGGCGAACAAGTTTGGAATTAAGATTAATCACAAGTCCATGTCGGCGTTCCAAATGGATGGGGACGATGTAGAAAAGTTAAGAGCATACGAGGAAGCGCTGAATAAAATTAGTTAAAATCCATTAATCTTATATAAATTCTATATAAATCACACCTTAGGGTTTAATGACGTCATATTATTGGGGTGAATTTGATTCCTCTGTTATATTCTGTGAAGATAAATACGCCGAATCGGAATATATCGCAGAATATTGGAATACAATTTCCGGTATACCTTACATTCTATTGGGTATCTATTTTATGCATCTAGGTACATTCGACTTGGGATTCTGTTTATATCTATTAGGGGTGGGAACAGTGATACTTCATACCACGCTGCGTTGGTACGGCCAATGGATGGATGAAATATCCATGCTCATTCTCATGTTCACTTACTTAGTAAATGTCTTTCCTATATCGTACAACGTCCTCAACCTGATATTAATTGGTTATGTCTGGCTCAATGAATACCACGCTTATTTGGTTATTGTCTTTATAGGTCTAACGCTCGTGCAATACAAAGCGGTAAAGATGATTGTTCAAGAACACTCCCGTTGGTATTATAAATGGTATTTAAACGTCATGTTAGCCGCGTTATGCTGCTGGATATTGGATAGGTTATGCTTCCAAAAAGTTATAAATTTCCATGTTTGGTGGCATATCTTATCGACTATCGGTGCTTACTTTGGTACCATGATTTATACAACGTATCGGATTCGCTTCGAATATGCGAGAGTATATCTAACACCATTAACTATATTAAAACATGGGTAATAAAGCTACTAAAGAAACTATCAAAACGGTTGCTCCGGTCACGGTAACTCGCCGAATCGATGCATTGTCGTTGATGCATGCTAAAAATTCTAGAGAGCGCCTAAATATCATCAAGCGAAGGATGTCATCAAAACCAGCAATTAGCAGAAAACCACGCACCTTTCTCAAGCCACCGAAAGAAGTACAAATACTTGGACCACCAAAAATTAAGTCGGTAGCCGTTGCTCCCGCTCAACCTAACACCTCTATCACGAGTTCTTACGAATACGACGAGGCTCTCAACAAGCTGACACGCGGAGAGTCGTGGTGGGGCAAATACCAACACGACCCCGTTTCGATGCCCTTCGAAGGATTCGTTCCGGGGTATGTTATGGACTTGGAAACTTGTTACACCAACGATGGTGGTTTCAACATTAACAAGATGAAGTCTTACATTATGCAAATCGGTTCGTGCCCCATTGGTAAAAAAGGCTCAAACTTTGACATTTGCTGCCTTCTTCCAGAGCGTTCAACGCTTGACCACAGCGTTATTGTATGCCCTACGTCGTTCGACCAGTTTAAAGCTACTTTAAATCGTTTGGAACAGACACCATCAAGTACATTGAATGGGTATAGAAAATGTATAGGTAATGGTGATAAGTCCAACGATTGGTTCGTTGAATGTTATAAAGCATCGTGGCATTTTTGGAGGGAGCATTCAATTACGAATTTCAAGGACCCGGTGGCGGAGATAGACCAATGGAAAGCTATTTATGACAAACCATACCCGCTTCTATTCCCTATCAAAGAGTCATTACAGTTTTTCATCGAGTATTGTAGGGATGCGCCGGTATGGTATGCTCACAACGGTCAGGGATTTGATTACCTCATCATGGAAAAATGGTTTCGAGTGTTTGGGTTGAAACAGACTTTATCTTGTAAAGTATACAAGCCAAGGACCACTACCGCTATGCAATACTTGAGAACACGACCCAAAGGCCCCAACTACGACTGTTACACGTCAACTGGCGTCAACATTGGCAAGACGCCATGGCCACGCACTGGTTCTATCATCGAAGGCTACGATACGATGAAGATGTTTAAGAAACATGGGTTGTCGAGGTACAACACCAAGAAAAAGGCCGGGGCACCGCGTAAATCACAGGGCAAAGGCAAACGGACACTTATTCAGACAGAGCTCGGAGGTCCAGAAAAGTCGGTGTTCCAATGGGAAGATGGTTCGAAGAGTAACACGGCCTTCTCCTACAAGCAACAAGATTTAATCGAAGAAGAAGGTATGCGTGGTAACCACCCAAGTGCCCACACTGCTTTGGCTGATTGTTTGACCCTGAGAGAACTAATCTATCGTATATTCGACAAGAGAGTACGGTATATCGACGGTGTATCGGAGAGAGTAGAAATGTTTGACAGACTACGACACGTGCGCGAAGAAGGAGAGAAACACTGCCCTGGTGAAAAGGATGAAGAAGAGAGTTTGCTAAATCGTCTTAAAATATTGGGTATAAACTAATTCTTATAATACAACAATGATACGTACACTATTCTTAAACCCTGTCCACTCACACGTTGGCCTGCTACCTAGTTTCCGCTGTTATGAATGGAAGCTTAATTGGACGGGAGAGCTCGAAGCGACATTGGGAGGGTGTCGTTGGACTTCGCCTACGCAAATTACTAAATGGTATTACTTTAATAAATGGAAATCTATGTATAAGTAGGAAAATAGTAGTGGTTGTGTTCCGCTGACGTGTCTGGCCTTACATCTTCAGCTCGAAAAATACACGTGAGGCTGTGCCCACCTTCGGTTGTTTCGTAGGTTGACGGTGGGCGTATTTTACTCTTTATGGTAATGATTTTTGTACTCGTAGGAACCCATATTTCCACTACTATTCCCCCGGTTGCTGTGTCTATGTATTCAAATACACCCGTCGTAGCAGTCGGATGACCGCTTACTACCACTGGCATGTCTCGCTTCCAGAAACGTTTAGGAACTTTTTCCAAACGTTTCCTCTCTTGTGTTACCCAGTTATCTTTATCACCAAATCCATCCCAACTAAACAACAAAATACGCTGGTCGTGCGTTTTAACAGGAACCAAGCCCCAGTCGTAAAAAGGGTTTGCGTTTTGGTATTGGTCCATACCGAATGCGATAGACATTCCCAAGTCAAAGAATTTCCAATCGTTGTTAACGACTGCCATGTTCATCAGATGGCAATCTCTATGGAAGAAACCCCACTCTTTTCCAACACGAGAGAGTTCGTCTACGATTTCTTTCTTCCATCTGCGAGTGGTATCGTTGTCTCCTTTCTGTTCTACTAATTTTTCGTATATGGTACAGTCTATACGTTCGAAACCAATACAAAACGATGGGGATGCTACACCATTGTTGAATGCTATTTTCTTAATCCATAACGGTTTAATAACCCTGGGTTCTATACCTTCTTCTATATACCTATTGTATACGGCACAATGTATTTTGTATTCTTGATAGAGTTGGCATCGCTTGTCTAACGTGCTTCCTAACGGAGATTTGATAGCTACTATGGTACCGTCGGGCTGGTGGTAATCGGTCCAGCAATGGCTATACGTTCCTTTGGTGTGCGTACTAGCGTTTATTACGCCAGTGCTATTGTCTAGCCAATCTTTAACATGGGTATCTACACGCAATGGTATAGATACTATTTTTTCTTTCTGCCACCAAGCTTTGAATTCTTCCTGTATCCTCGTGGTGATTTCACCTGCTGTGAATTGCATGTTTATATTTTATAATTTAAAGGTTTTATATTACAATATACGAATATGTTTAGAGTATAAGAAGGGTTGATTATGTCTTCAAAATGCTTTGGTTTTTTATCGGTTTTATCTTTGGTTTATTCGTAGCACAGGAATCCCCGACATTTCCCAACATAAAACGTAACTCTCGTAAAGCTGGACGTTTCGTTTATGATTTAATAACTACTGAAGCTAAGGAGTACGTAAGCGGTACTAGTAGCGAGGCCAGTGGGTACACGCGTTCGAAGAGCGAATGATACTATAAGTAGTATATATAAATCTGTATACAATGAATTTCTTAGATTCGCCTACAACAAGAGAGAGGAGATATCGGGTGAATAGAACTTCCCAAGCACATCCTCTCAACATGCCACTGGGCCTGCCTCTGGACGCCCGACCTATGAGGCGTAATAGAAGTGTGTACGTACAGAATATGCCAGTTGGACTACAAGTATTTAATCGTATACACAACGCTATCGCCAACGCAGAACGAAGGCTGTTGGTAACGCCGGAAGACGATGTAAATCATTCACATATTCCCGTCCCCATTACCATGCTGGGAGAATTGTCCAGCCCACAGACACCGAGCGGGGAGAACAGTGGTATGTATGGCTTGTTGCCGAGGACACAAGCACCGTTAGAGTTTGATTGTGGGGTTTGTTTTGAGAAAATAAGAAAAGGCCAGGCTCAACAATTATTAAATTGTGGTCATAAGTTTTGTGGTGGTTGTTTCGATAAATGGCACGCACAATCTGGAAACACGACATGTCCGACATGTAGAACACCTGTACATACTACCGGTATGAACCACCGGCCCATGGGACGTCATTCGCTCGAACACACACCTATTCGTATACAGACGAGTAGTAGGTTTAGCGGTTCACAGGGGATGACGCCACAGCAGCAGGCTATGGCAATGTTTACACGTGGACGGTTTTAAAGAATAAAATCTTTTAATTTTACTATATCAATACCTTGTTTAACACACTTAATATCCATACCTTCATCAAATACAGCCTCATCGTTATGTTTACAGAAGAGGACCACCACCTTCCACCATCTACATATAGTGTACAGATGAATATCATTAGTGACTACTACACGCAAACTACTCTGCTGCTTCTTGCACCATTGATACCAAATCCGCTGGATATGTACGTTCATGTGCGTCGCCTTTCTCGCATCTTCCACACATAAAATATTTGCTATCGTCTTACCTAGTGCGTACGTATCTATCCATTTGTTCTTTTTATCCTGTGATATATCAAACCGTTTCGTGTACATTTGCTGGAGCGTGTGTTTGGAAGGCATGTAATCTTTGGTTCCTCTACAGGTGGTAATTGACGCAGCTGTACAGTTATCAATATCTACCAGTACAGGAACACCGTTACGCATGCAAATATTTTCCAATTTTATATCCCGATGAACCAAATCATTTTCGTGAAGAAAGTTTACGGCGAGCATGATTTGGTTAAGAATGTCGTCTCGCTGATTAGCGGTCCAACCGTTTCTTTTGCGTATCCAATCTACCAAATCACACTCACAAAGAGGGTAGATAAACGCAGTACCGTTTTTGGTTTGCATTACGCGCGATGGGAGAAGCACGTACGTTTCATCCCCATTTATTTTTTTCCTAAGCGCTTTAATGTTCATTTCCGTTTTAAACCCCTTTCTATGTCTCGATTCTAAAATCAATTTACAAAAAGAACCTTCCAATCTAAACGGGAATCCATTGGGTCCTGCTCTTTCAACGAGTGGGGCAAATGTTCCTAACGATTTCTTCCGAGCCAGTTCAGTCATTTCGGTCTGCGCATTGCTCCAGGTGCGTTTGATATACGTATCAGAGCTCTTCGTGAATTGACAGCAATTTCCCATTAGTTTGTTTCTCGTCCTCATTTATAGTTGGTTCTTTGATTAAAGCCACGGATGCTATAGGAAACAAATCTATCATATTGCACAAAACGATAAGTTTCCAAAAATTTTCAAAATGGTTCTTGTTGACACCATACATGTTGGCAAACACCGAACCCCATTCAGAACTAACTACTCCTGCCAAGTTTGATATAGACATCAACGTTGCATACAAAGAACCTTCTACGCCGTCTGGGCATATCTTAGCTGCCAATACCACAGAAGGCAGTAGGATAAACTGTCCTAATAGACTCAATATAATAGAATCTCCCATTGCCAGTACCATATTGGACACACCTAAAGATTCGTTGAAACCGGTGACTATGCTCACATACGACCACTTTAGAACCCACGCGATTGCCAACACAACAAAGAATATTTTTCGAAAGGACACTCGTGCCAAATATTTTTTGTAGATGATTGTACCTATGATTGAAGTGACGTAAGATGTGACATCTAAGATACTAAATTGAACCGCTGAAAACTTGAGAACATTTTCGAAATAATAAGATGTTACAGCTCCAAAACCAGGTGTGACCGAAACGATGAACAAAAATAGCGCAGGTTTCCATATATTGGGGGATTTGAATGCGCCACCCAACGTCTTAAATGTATCGGAGGCCGGTGCGCGCTTTGTAACTTTGTCCTCGTTGATAGCTAGAAACATGATGCTGATTAATAGGGGAAAGAAGCCCGTTACTATCTGTACCAACTCTCCCCCAATGACATTGTATGCGACGCCGCCTGTTAGAGAAGCCAACAGCCCACCCGTCGCTCTTAGTCCCCAACACCAGGATTGAATGGAGCCAGTGTTTTCCTCGTCTTCTTCCCTCGCGTGAACGACCAGTATGGAGTCACACACGACGTCGGCAATGCATGTGCCGAAGCTGGATAGAAACATCCAGAAGCATACCATTTCCATATTGTCGGCGTACCAAGGCAGGGCCCAGTAGGATATGGTGGTCAACCAACATCCTATCATGACGTACGGGCGTCTTCTATATCCAAATATGGGATATGTATCCGACATGAACCCATAGACAGGTTTCAAACACCATGGTATACCAGCTAACCCTCCCAGCGCCATCATTTGTGCTGGAGATAGTTTTACTTTTTCTATCAACCAGAATCGCATGGCTACCGACGGGAATTGAAACACGAACCCTAGCATTAGGTAAAAAGATAATAAAACATGTTTCTGATATTTTTCTAACATTATAGGGACCATGATTACTATGTATAGTGGGGATTTGGCAGTGCCTTGGATTCATAGGGTGGCTTGGTGGTGGCTTGACGATTTCCAAAATAAATAAAGTATATATAAGCCATAAATACGAACATTAATATGCGAGCGTCAATTATATATGTGATTACATCATGCTGTTTAGCTTATGTTTCAGGACTTGGTGTTCCGGGCGAATACTATCCTAAAGTACAATGGTCCGACCCAGGAACAACTGGCCAAACAGCATCGGATTTAGATGAAATCTTAGGCTACAATTTGACGCATTTGGCCCCATGGCGTAAAATTCTACGACATGACCAGATTACGAATCTTCATAGACCTTATGGATTGCATCCGTTTGAGCGCGCCTCTCCTATTTGGAGAATGAAGGCGTCAGCAGACGGTGGTTTTCAAGAAGGAGCAGATGGAGAAATGTCATTTACGGACGGGAGAGACCCTACCCCTTTTCCCGGACGTTGTATTGATTTAGAAGATAGAGGTATAACTACTTATTACCGCCATACTCTTCCGAACGGAGAATGGTTACCAACACAGAACCCGTACGAGCGTCCGAACTCTACTACGCAGATTCGCCATGAACATGTGTACTGGGTTTCTCGTGTCGATGGACATATTGTTTGGGACTTGGGTAATGACGCAACTACTGGCGATGAAATTACACCAACAGGTTACGTAAGACCATTGTGGGAAGGCGAACCGCCAGCTTGTGAAGTTGAGACCAACCTTGGTGTGTACAAAACCGAAGCGAATCAAAACGCGAATGGCGGTGGACCAATTCCAGGTTTCTATTCCGACGCGTGGGATTGGGACTTTGATAACAACGGTTTCCCAGAGACCCGTAAAGGTGGTGAAGGTTGTCAAACCTGGTGGGACGGCCGCGGAGGCTTCAACAATGAATGGAATCAGTGTGAATCTGGTGTTTGTAGAGATTATACTGTGTATGTGAAAACATCTATTTGGTTTGTAGCTCCAGCGGATGGTGGTTATTCACCAATGCGTCCAGCCGATACCAACACCGAACAGAATATGGGTAAAGTATGTCAAATATCTTCAGACACACACGCATGTAAAGGTCCAGGAGGGGTAGAGGACGTTACATGTCACGCAATTGGATTTGGAGGGGAGGGCGATGGCGCTTCTTGTGTGGCTACCGTTTCAGAAACTTCCGATGGGCCAATTTCAGATTTGGTAATCAAGGGTGGTGAACCAGGAGGTTCGTATGCCTTGGTTGGTTGGTTCGCGAACAAAGAAGATTGTATGAATGTTATGGCTTCCGATACCGCTTATGACAAATGGAGAGTTTTCTCTTATGGTTACGGGGGTAAATGTAATTCGGATGGTGACTGTAAATGCTATGCTATGTGGGATGTCAATGTTTTGAGCCCAACCGGCGATGTATTGGTCGGTGCTTATTACTACGGCGGCTGTTCTGCGTCCACACAAGGTTCCGCATACGAAAATGGCGAAGACTGTGACGGTGGTGGTGGTGGTTACAACGCGTACACACTAGACCGTAATAGAAAGAACTGTGAATGGTTACTTGGTACATGTAGACAAGGCGAAGGTTGTGGAGACGCTGATGGTTGCTTAGACTCTAGCTGTATCCAATTCAAATCAGTTTACGATACTGGTACAAACGGTCACTGTGCCGTTAGTTCCAACGCGAAATTATGCGCCGGAAAGATGGGAGAAGTGTGTTTGGAAAACTCCGATTGTGCTTCCAACAACTGTGGTTTCATCGCCGGAAAGAAAGTATGCCTTGGAGACTATGGTGACCCATGTGAGGCGGCGTCTCAGTGTGGTCAATTCCAACGTTGTAAAGGTAATGTATGTTGTCGTGATGTAGACGAGACCAACGCTGCTGTACCAGCGGGTGAACATTTATTCCAATGTATGCCCGGGTCCGGTTATGCCGGTATTTGTGAACCAGGTGCTGATTATGTTAGTGGTTTCGGTTGTAAACGATTAGGCTGTAACATGGCAGCCGATAGAGTTATAGAAGGTGAACGCAATGGTTTGGTATCTTATATCGAACCATCGTATTGTGATGTATTCTATGGCGATTACGACCCAGATGCTGTATCCAAACTACCAAACGAGAATGTAAAGAAACTAACCTACCCAGTAGCACTTGGTGATAGTTTCGAACAACTGGGTTTCGGTGATGTAGTTCAACAGAAAGATTCGTATGGTAAAGTAATAGAAAACTCAGAAGAAGGTGTTGGCGCTTTAACATGGGGAGAATCGAAGGAAGGTTACTACTGTGGTGGTTCAAACTGGGCCGCTGACGACGCAGCCGTGTATTCTCTGAATGGCGCAGCAGCTTGTAAAAATAAATGTGCTGCCACATCCGGTTGTACCGGTTTTACTGTTCACTCCATGTCGGGTAGTGGTATCTACACCAAATGTGTTATCTGTACCTCTACAGACCTCCCAATGGACGACAGTCTCCCAACATCAACTGGATACATGTTCACGCGTTATTATCAACCAATTACTACCATAGTAAAGGTGAAACTTACCAAGGGGTCTATTTCGACTGGTATTGCTTCGATTAAAGGAAATGCTAGAAATATTGTTGGAATTGAATCTATCAAAGTTTCCATCAAAGACAGCTCGACGGCCAGCTCGTGTCCGAATGACCCAGAGATTTACACAGGAAATGCGTATGTAGGTATTTTGCCAACGGACATGACTTTCCAAAGTCGAATGCGCTCTGGTCAACAAGCACAACAATTTTTCGCTACGTCTAATCCTGATTACGCACCCGGTGTAAAAATAGGAACGTATGGTTCGTGTGCCAAATGGCCTTCGTTAGCTGAACAGACAGCGGCTTACACAGCATACTCGCACCAACATTTCACATGGCCACAAGAAGCTGTTGACGAAGCAGGCTCTAGGGCTTTTTACGACAAGAAGCAATGTTTGGATAAAATCATGGGCAAAGACAACATGGAGATTGGTGAATGTGGTACACTTTGGGGTGACCGTAAAGAAGCAGTTGAATGGCTTGGAGGTATTAACCCAGCTACGGGAATGTTGGAGATAAACCCAGACGACGAATCGATGTACAGATACCAATTGGCTCAATGTGATTACAACATTAATTGTGGTCTGGAGGGATGTATTCGCGATACAGCATCAGCAGAACTACCTAACTTGGTAGCAAGTAAAGCACAATGTTTCAGAGGTGGAGGTGATGCTTACGTATCGTTAACACCGTACTTACCTCAAACCAGTGAACCAACAGAAGCGGGTAAAAACGCAGCGTTGAAAGCATGTCAATCGATGTCTCAAACCGAATTCTTCGGACGAGCAACACACATTCTTTTCGCATGGGGTTTGCCATGTTCCAGTGGAGAAGGAAACTGCGACAACTACCCAGATATGTGGGTTAATTCCGAGTCTAAAAGTTCATTCCAATGTGAGACCACTGTAGAAGGCGAAGATGGAGCGCGTGGTGCATGTGATTGTGGACAAGAAGTTGATGGGGCATACGAACAGTCATCTGGTAGTGCCTGCCCAACTGGTGTTATTCCCGATGCTGCTGCCTGTGAAGCATTCGCTGACTTCGCCGGTTCCGGTTACTCATGGGGAGGCACTCCGTCAGACGGGTCCTGGCCAAATGGTTGTTATGCGTATAATTGGGATGGTGGCGCTACGACCTTGTATTTCAACACTGGTTCTGGTGATTGTGGTGCGCAAACTGTAAACGGTGGAAGCGGCTCTGCTAATTGCCAATGTCATGACGGAGAGTTGAAATTGTCGCCAAAAGCTGATTGTTATGGTAACACATACAGTGAAGATTATTCCAAATTTTTAATTCCAAGGAACAAATACCAAGTGCGCGAACCGCAACCGTCTGCCGGTAAATGGAATTGTTTGGTTATCGACCCACAATTCACCGGTGTAGACAACGAGAAAGTGAATCTATGCAACAGTCGAGATATCTACGGATTGGCCGATGTATATTCTCTTGCCGAACTTGATAAAGACAGACTACCATGGGGTAATCCTCACGATGGTACTGCGTCAAACTTCAATACAAGGTCCAACAAGTACGACAAGACCGAAGGTTATGAATGCTCACCGAAAGCGTTGGGACAGAATATCCAATACGCTTGTGATAAGTTTAATCCTTTCTGGGACCTTTATGAATTGGGCCGTGCTGTTCCAGATACCGTTGACGATAAAGGTAAGGTTTGTGGCGGTGGAGGTTCCCAGTACAAAGATAAAATACACATGAACAAACGATACAAAGGGTTGGTGGATGACAACCCCGCGCACCTGAAATGTTACAAAACAGACGAACAAGGCGACCAAGTAGAACGCGTAGACTTCGAAGAAAGCTTCGATGACCAATACTGCACTGGTTCTAGCTGGGGAACTGACTACGCTAATAGACAATCGGTAGCAGATATGGCAGCTTGTGAAGCAGCTTGTTCCGCTAGTAGCACGTGTAACGCAATGACTTACTTGGACGCTGGGCACAGCGGAGCCACACAAGGTCGTTGTATTCTATGTACATCGGACGACATCCAACCAACGGCAGACGGCAGTGGTTACACAACGAAAATCAAGTATTCCAACAGTCGATACGCTTGTGAAGCGATTAAACACGTGTGGACACCAGAAGCATGTACTTGGGTTCAGTTTCTAACAAAGTCCGGTACCTACTCGAACGAGAATAAATTGGTTGTAAAGAACGAAGACGGGGCAGAAATTTTCAAGATATCAGGTTTTGGTGTTGGTTATTCGATGCCTAACCTTGTAACATGTACAGCTGTCACAAGTCGAGATTATTCAGCTTGTCATCCGGCTGCCTGGCCTAATGTCGGAGACACCTTAAACCAGGACGATGCATGTTATAATGCACCAGTTGACCCTTGTGTGACTTCTTGTAGCAGTAGTGACTCAGCATCCTATTACGGAGACCTGTGTAATGCTGATTTCACCGATGTGTCCATATGGCGAGTTAAAGCAGGAGCAAGGAAGATGTGTTTACCAGATGGTTACGATTACTTCATCGAGATGTATGATACCTATGGTAATGGTTGGGATAATTTAGACTCAACAGCAGCCTTCTGTGTTGCCGAAATTACATCAGAGTCCCAGAACACATTGACTTCGTGGGTATCTGTTGTACAAAATTTGGTACAGGTAGGAACGGTGACTAACGCAGATTGGTCCACATCCCCTGTGTATGCCCCTTCAGTGGTCACTGGTGGTTGTTTACAAGGTGCGGTTGGCTGGACCACTGTAAACAATGGTAAGTTCCACATGGGCGGTTCCAAACACCCTGACTCGTGTACTAATGCTGACATTGACAACGAAGCGCAATGTATCAAGAGTAGTGTCAATAGATGGACATCGTACAATAGAGAAGGTTTCGTCGTGGACTCAGCAGCTGCTTGTAACCGTGTATGTCGTGAGAACAAACCGTGCCTGAACTTTGCCTTCTCTGAAGATGTATTGACTGGTAAGGCAAATACATTGACTTATGATTCCTATGGCCACAACGAACAGGGTATGGCTCCATGTATGTTGGAAATGTCTTCCGCGCGTGAAGGTATTTACCGCGCATTCTGGAACGACGCTGACCAGGGCTTCCTAACAGGCGAGTCAGAGGGCGTGAATCAAGACCAAGGGTTTGGTGAAGAGATTGTTCTAGATTTCTCCACTAAAGGTAGCGATAATGTAGCACCGAACGATGCTTACTGTAGTCAAGAACAAGCACTGTGGGGTTACCCGGGCTCGTTCATGGACTATCCAGCAGCTCGTAACGCGATGAAGGCTCACACAATGGCAGAATGTGCTGTGGCCACTGGTATGTTGGGCGGTACTCACTATACGTTCGTTGGAGCAGAGAATAAGAATTCAGGAACCGGTAAAGATTATCACCTCCCACCGTTGGATGATAACGGACGTGTTCCAAGTGGCGCCAAGTATGTAGCGTGGCCTTCGAATACAGACTGTCCATATTATTCCGGCCCATTGCTGAAGGCGGATGGTTCATTGGACATGGAAAGTTCGCATCCGTATTTCCTCGCAAATGGTGGTGGTACATCCAATTACGACATTCAAGCTCACTACAAGGTCGGAGCGGGTATTTGTTTCTCATACAATTGGTGGAGCAGTAATACAGCTGGGTCTGATTATGGACAAAAAGTGTCTCAACCAGATGCCGCTTCATGCGCTGCCCATTGTCGTTCGGTATACGCAGACCCTAATGCTTATTACAGGGATTCGACTATTACCAATAATAACGTCGCCTATACTGGAGCAAAAGTATTTGCTATGATTAAAGGTACCACTACCAACAATTGTATCTGTTTCTCCGATTGTCAGAACGAGGGCGAAGCGATTTCTTGGGGAACATACGAAGTCTTGGAGGGTACAAATGATAGAATTACCAATTATATCGCGGATGGAACCTACGATTTGTATGAATTTGACACGCCAGTTTATGGTATTCAGCCAGAAGACGCAGACAACGTGGAGAAATTTCCAACGGAATGTATTCAATGTTTCCCATCGTTCGATTTGGGTGGTAACGGTGGGTCATCTAATAAACAGGCGGCCAATCCAACCGGCATGTCCTTCTTACCATGGCCACCTGTTGGAGCTTCCATATCCAATGTGTCGCCGTTAGCGTGTATTCGCGGTAGCAACCCATACTTGGGTGGTACCAATGCGCGTACCTTTAGAATTGCTTCTAACGCGCAGAAAGAATGGAACACGAAGGTGTCTGGAAAGAATACCGGAGATACGAAACTGTCCAAGGTTGAATGCGAAGTCTTCGCATTGAAATACGATATTCCATTCCGTGTATTGTGGGACCCCGATTCGGCCTCCGGTGGTTGCTGGCCATACTGTATCGACCTTACATCTATGCCTATTGGTTGTATCTACGATTCGGAACAAGATGAAATTCGTTACGTCGAAGTAGATATCCCAGGATACGAAGGTCAGGACTGTACAGTAGCACAACGTTGTATTACTAAACCGAAATTCAATGGACATTATATGGATACTCATAAGGGAGCACACGATTTTCACCACAAATGGAGATTTCGTAAGCAATACGTCCGTAAATACCGTGAAATCAAACACAGTAACAACAAAAACTATCCTTCTGGTCATTGGGGCGAATATGGTGACAAAACAATTAAATTCGAAGAGCGTTATGGTAAATCGAACAGAAAGGCTGAACAAGGTAGAACTTGTAGAGCAGCTGCTAACGCTCTTTACGGCCATACAAATGTATATTTGCCAGTAAGACATGTCGACGCGACGTCTTGTTGGGGTGTTGTACCAATACCCCCGTGTTCCAAAACGGATGGGTCGTATGATTGTGCATTTGCTAACTTTGACCCAGGACCAAGTGGCAGCGTTTCACACGCTGACCCAAGTAAGGCCGAATGTGAAGAATTTGCCAACAGTATTGGAAAGACATTCGAAGTATTTGGAGACACATCGTTTAGTGCCGGATGTTCTTACCTAGCGGGTTCTGATAAAGTACGATACAACGACAATGTTATTGCCGGAGGCTGGGGTGTAGGTAACTGTGGTAATGTTGTTACGGTTGATGGAATCCAACAGAATAGTTACTGTGTGTGCCGTATGTCTCCGTTGGGAACGAGAATGAACAATGGTAATTATGCCAGATTCAAGGACCTTCCTAAGGGCTGTGCTAAGGTAGGAGATAAAGTGATTTACACTGAAGATGATACTGGCAATACCGGTGGTTACACCGGTGTTGCTCCATGCTCCTCCTCCAACATCTGTATTGGTTGGACCATGTATGGTGACTCCGTAGAGCCTGGTGAAGACTACATTGGAGAATTGGAATATGGAGGTGATTACGCACCGCATGGTCCTATCATCGAATACTCACAAAAGGGTGGTAGAAAGCATTACACCGCGAACGATTGTATTGTGTACGAACAGGACAAATACAACTTTGTGACCAATTACTATCAATCGTATCAGTCCACAGCGTTCACTCATCCTGGTAAGTCTGATTCTGATTACTACTGTTATTTGGAATCTATCTACCCTGGTAAGAGTTACCAACCGGGCGATTCAGCGTGTACCGACGCAGTAGAGAATCCAAACAGACCTGGAAAGATTGTATCGTACGACGCTTGTAAATTCTATGTACAAGATACGGTAGATACAAGAACCGCAGAAGAATCTAAGCTATTTGCTGATGCATACCAATTGAAGGTACAATACGATAACCGTAATGGTTTACAACGTACTTGTTCGTTGGCTGATTTGGTCATGAGAGATATTTCATGGTCATGGTTAGATGAAGCAATCAACCCATTGGAATGGGAACAAAAATCAGCGGTTGCTGAGGATAACGTTGAAAAATGCGATACCAATCCATTTACACTAGCGAAGGAAAACTGTGTAGCAGTGACTGGGACGTACTATCAACATCTCTACTCGAAAGAGATTCGATTGGTAAAGGATGAACAAACTCACCCTGGTACCATACCAAATAAGTATGAGATTGTTAATGGGTATTCAACCATTAACGAACGTAAGAACCCAGCTTGTCCACCGTCTGCGGGTGTATCCGACCCGACATCGGTATACTATCAAAAATACTGGGGTTACTTCAGAGACCAGTTCCCTGATTGGGTTATTATCTCCGAACAAGATGCTGGCTATGGCGAACGCCGTGGTTACACCGGGGCTTGTGGTAGTCAAGAAGGTATGTATGGACAGTCAACATCGAGTTTGGCAGCAGTCAACGTACAGTTCGCCGGTTCTTCATTGGAAATGATTAATTTATTGGCAGCGGAAGGAACCACTCTCACTGAGAAATACTACTGGTCGTACGATATCTGTCAACAATATGCTGAAGTTCGTAAAGCGATGCGGGAAAAAGCAGAAACATTGATTACCGAATCGGTAGGTTCTACGGCTTGTCAACCCAGATGTAAGGATGGCTTCTTCTTGGTTGACGGCGTAACCTCTGATATTTATGACCCAGCTACGCGCATTACATCCGTCGTTCCAAACACATTCTTATGTGACTACGAAACCTACTATTCTGAAGAGTTTAAATGGTTCGTGGAACCATCATGCCGTGTGGTTAAGACCTGTAATCCAATTGCGGATTGCTTTGGCGGTAGTTGTTCATTGGACCAATACACTGAAGATGCTGATGGTAACAGAAAATACTGGTGCTACTTGAAGGGTGTGGACCCATACCAGTCCACTGTATGTGAAGATATTGAAAAGGATACGAAGAAATGTAAAGATTGCTTTACTGTCGCCCAGCCAGTAGGTGACAAACATGACTGGTTCAAATCGTACGATATCTGTACCACACAGGTTGAAGGTTTACTGGCCGGACTTGAAGCGAAAGCAACCTGTAGCGCATTGGAAGATTGTGCTTCTGCCTGTGTGAAGGTAGATGGAACGGAAGATTCATATCAATGTCGTGTAAAGAATGTGCAAGAGGATGGTAATGGTTTCCATAAGGGTGAAATCAAATTCAACAAATGTTCGGATGTTACCGATTCAGGTACGCCAGAAAGACATTGTACAAGCACACAGACAGGTTTCCCACGTAATTCCAAATTGTATTATTACAGTTCTACTGGTGCTGCTCCATTTTCATTCGACGCTACACAATGTTTAGGCACCGAAGCAGCATCCGAAGCAGACCCTAATTGTCTAAGAGTATCCGCATCATTGGCTTGGTCACCGACTGACGGACAAACTGTCCAAGATATTCCACGTTTAGAGGAGTATGGTTCTGACTTTAGCATTGCTACCTGCGCCGCATGGTGTGAAGATTTGACTGGTTGTGTTGGTTATCTAATTGACCACACTGCCCCATCGGATAACCTCTGGGCTGGATGCTTTGCTCTTGGTAAACTACCAGATGTAGAATGCTCCCCAATGACCGGACATCCTTTCGTCGATGAGCCATGCTTACTCGTTGAGGGTCATCCAGATTTCTCAGGTGGGTATTTGGATTACACTACAGTTACTTGTTATGAAGACACGGTTTCTTATTCACAAGAAATGTGCGAATCGTACAAAGCTGCTCTAGCGGCAGAAGCCGCTTTATTGGCAGCTGAAAAATCATGTGACCCACTACTCAATTGTTTTGATGCTACCCCTGACGATACCGAAGATGACCTGTGTTTCAAGGATACAACAGGTGGAAACATGGATGGCAAATACTATTGTACTTTGATTGGGTCTACCAACGACGTTTCCAACTGTCCTGATGTTATTCAAGACCCTGTTCTAACCAATATGTTCAGGTCGTATGCTATTTGTGAAGCAGTTGGAGCAGCTAAGGCAGCAGCAGAAGCAGCGTTGGCCGCGGCGGGGGCCGCATTAGAAGCTGCTAAGCAATGTAGCCCGTCTGTCAATTGTTTAGACCCAGCAGCAGGCGAACATGCTTGTCAAAAAGATGAGTCGGGCGAAGTGGCAAAATACTGGTGTAAACTCAAGACTGGAGATGAATTGGTAGCCACCGAAGGAGCCGATGCTATGTTGGGAGGCTTGGCCGCAAATGAAGCCACATCGTGTTCAGATGTAACTCTAAGAGGACAAGACCTTGATGCTGATGGAAACCCAATCAATACGTATGAATCTGTAGAAATCTGTGCTGCGTACGCAGCGTTGGCAGAATCCGGATTAACATGTGTTATGGAAACAGACTGTTTGCCAGACAGCGATGGTGACAAATGTTCCAGAGACGAAAGTGATGGAAATTATTACTGTCAAGTTGAGGGCGCAATGACCACTGCCTGTACCGACGCAGCTTGTGCTGACCAGTTCTCAACGGTCGGTGGTGCTGGAGGAACAGCCGCGCCAGCCGAATACGTCACCGATTTAGAGAAATGTAAGGAATACAGTGCATCTGTTGGCGAAACATGGGACGCGGCGACCCAAGAAGGTATTAATTGGAGTAAATTGTTAGCCGGTTGTAACGTCTACGCCGGTAAGACATATTTCCAACCTGTAACTGGCACAGCCAATGATGGTACCGTTGATTTAGAAGCTGGTACATCCATTGTTATTATAACTGGTTCATTCTGCCGCTCGAAAGAAGTATGCGATTCCTTCGCAGCTCAGAAAGCAGCAGAGATGGCAGCATTGGACGCAGCAAAGACCTGTGCTCCATCTATCAATTGTAAAGACCCAACAGACGGCCATGCTTGTCAAGTACGTGTAATAGGAGCTGGCACAGACACAGAAGCCAATGAATACTACTGTTTGATGGTCGGTGGACAGATTGAAGGTTCTGATATTGAGTTCGGAGCAGATTCTTTTAGTTCTTGCCCAGATATGGTTGAAAAAGTTCCTGGTGACACCACGAAGGTTACATGGGACGGACACCACAATATACAAGAAGTCACAGCAGCAGGGTTCGCTAGTTATTCCGCTTCGGAGAAGATTCTAGGCGAATTGAAAGGCTTTGAAGACTCTGGACATGTTGAAGTTGTCAAAGGATTAACGGCTGAACCAGGCCAAACCAGATACTTTGTATGTACCTCACACCCAAGTAGCAAGTTTGCTATTAGCTGTCCAGCAGAAGGCGAAGCCACTGGTAGTGAAGTAGCTGTTGCATACGACGGAGCAACCTATGAAGCTTGTTCTCAAGTAGTCGAATCACAGGCAGTTTGCGAAGCTTACGGTGCTAAGGTAGAGGCCGGCTTTACTTGTGTAGCAGAATCTGACTGTTCCGAAGTGGGAACCTGTTCAGAGGGTGACTCTACCGATAGAGCTACTTGTGAAGGAGCAGGTGGTACATTTACCATAGGAGATTCTTGCCAAGAAGGTACTTGGTTGGACCCTAACGGAAATATCATGACAACGTACCGATGCTTGTTAAAATCAGAAACAGATAATGCTTGTACCGATACCAAACAATGGCCAAATGGCTCTGGAGAGTTTAGGTCGAAGGAAGTTTGTGACGCCTTTGCTGCCAAAAAGGCAGCTGAATTGGCTGAGTTGGAAGCGAAAAAAGTGTGTACGCCAAGCATTACTTGTGAAGACCCAGCGGCGGGTCAACATGCGTGCCAGAAAGAAGTGGTGACTGGCGGTGCGGCAGAATACAACCGTTACTTCTGTGTAATCAAAACCTTCTCTGATGATGATGTTATCCAAGAAAGTGATGGTATCTTCAACGGTCTAGGACCCCATGAAGTTTCATCTTGTTCCGATGTGGTACAAGATTCCGATGGTAATTGGGAGTCTGAAGAAGTATGTGAAGCATACGGTGCTATGGCAGAAGCTGGTTACACTTGTGTAGCTGAAGCGGACTGTGATGCTGCTGGATGTGTAGCAGATGGAGACAGATACTCTTGTAAACTTACACAGACCTCCGCATGTACGGATGTAGCTACAGTGAGCAATAACGATGAAGTTATTAGTATCGTAGCTTACTATTTGGTGAACTCGAATACTTGTACTGGAGCTCAATTTGAAGATTTGACTGCTGAAGAATGTGAAGCTGCTAAAGATATCGCAGATGTCCAAGCTCTCACGTCTAGTACCGTTGGATACGGGGGCAGCAATGATGATGGAAGCGGGTACCCATCAGGATGTTATTATTCAGCCGGTGGCGGTTCATTATGGCATAGTACGAATGCGGGCGGACAGGCTGGAACTGCTGATTACCCATTGTTGTGTGGAGCAAGAGCAGTTACCACGCCAGGCACTACCTACGACAAATCGTTCGAAGTGTGCGACTCCTTTGCGGCAATGAGAGAAGCAGCATTGGCCGCTGTTATGGCGGATAGGACTTGTGCCCCAGCATTCAACTGTAAAGACCCAGCATCGGGCCACGCGTGTCAAGTGAGGAGAATAGCAGACCCAGACGACGCAGCTGAAATGATTAACCAGTATTACTGTGAAATCAAAACGTACACAGAGAAAGACGACGTAGAAAACCCAGCAACCGACGAATTCCCTGATGGCAAGTTTACTGGCCTGAGCGAGAAATTGGTTACTAGCTGTGCGGATGTTACGGAAACGGCTACCGACTCTGGTATATTCGAATCGCTTGAAATCTGTGAAGCGTATGGAGCTATGGCTGAGGCAGGATACAGTTGTGTACAAGAAACCGACTGTAGTGTAGATGCCGACGGAAAGAAATGTGTAGAACATGCATCTGGCGAATACTACTCTTGTATCGTTCAAAACGGACAGACCGCCTGTACCGATGTATACGAACAAGCTGATACATACTACTCTAAAGAAGTGTGTGATTCCTTTGCGGCCGCTGAAGCAGCCCGTAAGGCGGAAATTGAAGCACTTAAGACATGTAGTCCGTCTGTGAATTGTGAGAACCCAGCTTCTGGCCATGCCTGTCAGGTACGCGTAGACTCTGCTGGAGAAAATGAATACTACTGTAATATTAGGGCATTTGTAGACGGTGATGGTTCATCTGCTACAAGTGATAACCCTGATGGTATATTCAACGGTCTTACGCCGATGGAATCGTCTTCCTGTACGGATACCGCAGTGGTACAGGGTAGCGACCCAGCAGTATACGAATCGTTAGAAATCTGTGCTACCTACGGTGCCAAGGTAGAAGCAGGATTGACTTGTGTACAAGAAGCTGATTGTGACTCCGATGGTTGTGTATTGGATGAAGATGACAACAACTACAAATGTATTTTAACAAGGGAAACAGCATGTACCGACGCAGCAGAGGAAACCATCAACAGCGTGGTAGTAACCAGGTCGAAGGAAGTGTGTGATGCTTTCGCCGCTAAGAAAGAAGCAGAGTTTGCTGGTATATTGGCAAAGAGAACATGTGAACCGTCTAAGAATTGTCAAGACCCAACTTCGGGGCATGCTTGTCAAGTTAGAATTCAAACCGATGGTGTTACGGGCGAAGAAAGCAATCAATACTTCTGTGTATTGAAGGTCTTTACTGAAGCTGAACCAGGAACCAACGACGAGAATCCTGATGGCATGTTTACCGGTTTAACTGTGAACGAAGTATCCAGTTGTGGTGATGTGTCTCTCAGTGGTGAATCTATATCTATTTGTGAAGCGTACGGAGCAATGGCCGAAGCTGGTTATACATGTGTCGAAGAGGCTGACTGTATTGCTGATGGCGATGGAAACAAATGTGAAGGTACTCTCGATACTAACTTCAAATGTATTGTTACAAACGGTGAAACCGCATGTACGGACGTAGAAGAGACCAGCTCTGGCTCTGGCGTCTATAAGTCCAAGGAGATTTGCGATGCCTTCGCAGGTATGGCAGCAGCTGCTGCTGCGGAAGCCGAAGCAAAGAAGACTTGTGCCCCAGAGTTTAATTGTCAAGTGGTTGCGGGAACCGAACAGTTTAATGGGTGTATCTTGGACGTTGCGGACGACGCGGATACAGCAGATACGGATGAATCAGCTGGACACCCTGGTCACAAACCAGACAAAGGAATGTACTGTATTGTGGGTACAAAGCATAGCACTGCTGACCATGCTTACAATAGTGACACATCCTTCTCGAATGCTGACTTGGGCTTTGATAGTTCTAGTTGTGCTGATAGAGATGAATACAAAGTAAATGTCAACGGTATGGAAGAGCAAATCTCTTACGAAATCTGTGCTTCTATCTTCGCCGCCAACGAAGCTGATATTGCCAAATTAAAGGCAGCAGCAGCTGATGCGGCAGCAGCAAGAGCAGCGTTGAAGGCAGGTTTGACCTGTTCAGTTGAAGATAACTGTGTAGGAGGAGATACTGATGTAGAGACTGCTTGTGTTCTGGAAAACGATGCTTACACATGCGAAATCAAAGAGTCTGAAAATCCAAATGGTGTTACTACTGCCGACGGTAGTAACACGGCTTGTACCATTGTTACGGGACCGGATGCCGATGGTGATTACTTCTCACCTCAGCCTTGTGACTTGTATGCTGCTCGTAAAGAAGCAGAAGCCCAAGCAAGAGAAGCAGAAACTCAAGGTATGAAGACTTGTGAACCAAGTGTGAATTGTGTAGACCCAGTGTCTAGTGGACAACACGCGTGTGGTGTAAGAGAAGATTCGGACGGAAACAATGAATATTTCTGTTTAATTAAAACGTTTACGACAGCCGCACCAGGCCCAGAGTCAGAGAATCCTGAAGGTAGATTTACTGGAATGACCGCACTAGAAGTAACTTCGTGTACGGACGTGAAAGCAGATTCTAATGGTCTATTCGAATCGGTAGAAGTGTGTGCCAAATATGCCGCTTTGGCAGAAGCTGGCTACACTTGTGTGGAAGATGCGAATTGTGCTGATGCTTGTACGAAAGAAGCAGACGGCGAGTACAGATGTACTTTGACTCAAGAGTTATCCGCATGTACCGATGTAAGCGCAGGTAAATCGAAAGAAATCTGTGACGCAGCAGCAGCGAAAGGAGCAGCTGCCGAAGCAGAAGCCCAAGCCAAGAAGACATGTCAACCAGAGTTTAATTGTCAAATCATTGATGGTACACAGAACACTGGTGGATGTATCCTAGACTGGGACAATCCAGAAACCGAAGCCAACGAACGCGAAGGTCATCCTGGGCGTACCAAACACGGAGCTTACTGTATTGTAGGAACACAACACGACACCACCTCCCACGCATACAACTCCGACCAAACATTCAGCGGTGCTGATTTAACTTGGGATAGTTCGAGTTGTGCGGATAGGGATGAGTTCTTAGTCGATGAGAACGGTTTAGAAGAGCAGGTATCTTATGCTATCTGTGAATCCTTCTTCTTGGAAAACGAAGCCAACTTGGCAAAGATTGCGGCAGAGCAAGGTAAGATAGCAGCTGCTAGGGCAGCAGCCAAAGCCGGCCTGACCTGTGATATCGCGGAGAATTGTATCAACGGTGAAGTTTCACCAGACGATGGTGGAGGTTGTATTGAAGACCCGACCAACGATGGTATCTACTACTGCCCACTGAAGGAAGGTGACAACCCGGAAGGTGTTGCAACGACCGACGGTTCGCAAACAGCTTGTACAGCAGTTGAAGATGTGAGTGGTGTGTGGTATTCCCCATCGCCATGTAGTCTATTCGCAGCACGTAAAGAAGCCGAAGCAGCGGCGGCAGCGGCAGAAGCTGAAGCGAAGAAGACTTGTACACCAGAAGCGAATTGTCAAGTGATTGCTGGAAATAGTTACGGTGGTTGTATCCTGGATACTAACTCTGTAGCTGGTTCTCCAGGACACTTTGATGGTGCACCAGAAGGCGAATCACAACGCATGTATTGTGTTGTAGGTACAACGCATTCTAGCGATTTAGACCATGCTTATCATAGCGATACAGCAGCAGCAGGTGGAGACTTGTTCATGGATAGTAGTAGCTGTGCCGACAAAGAAGATTACGAAGTTGATGACAACGGAGTTAAGGAGCAAATATCATATGATGTATGTGATGCTATGCTTGCTAAGAACGCTGGTGATTTGGCAGCCATGGAGGCTGAAGCAGCAGCACAGGGAGCAGCTAGAGCGGCTCTTAAAGCTGGATTAACTTGTGAAGTTAAGGAGAATTGTCAAGGTGTTGACGGCGAGCAATGTTTGAAACAATCTGATGATTCATATGCTTGTCTATTGGCAGAAGGTGAGAATCCTGAAGGGACTATGGTATTCGACGGTACACAAACTTCTTGTGTACAAGGCGATACTTTCCAAGATGGTAATGGAGATTACATGAGTCCTAACCCATGTGAAATCTTCGCAGCTAGAGCAGAAGCTGAGGCCGCAGCAGCAGCCAATGCCGCTTTGGCTAAGAAGACTTGTGCTCCAACGGAGAATTGTCAAGTGATTGCCGGTAACAAGTACGGAGGTTGTGTTCTCGATACAGCCGATGGACCTAATCAATATGCAACACTAGATGAAGAAAGAATGTACTGTGTTGTAGGTACTACACACCCAACGGATGATAGCCATGCATACCATACCGACAAAACGATGGTAGACAACGACTTGGCCTTTGATAGTTCGAGTTGTGCGGATAGAATGCCAGACCCAAGAGCACCTACCCTAGAAGAGATATCGTACGATGCATGTGATGCTATGCTTGCCAAGAATGCTGCTAACATAGCAGATTTGAGAGCGGAAGCAGCAGCTAATGAAGCCGCCAAAGCCGCCCTTAAAGCGGGGTTGACTTGTATGGTAGACCAGAATTGTATAGAGCCATCAGATGGAAGTCCGGCATGTATTGAACGTGCCGGTTTCACTGGTTACACTTGTCAATTGAAGGAAGGTGATAATGCGGATGGTGTATACACCGCTGACGGTACACAAACTTCGTGTGTGAACATCCAGTATTACGACGACCCAGCAGACTCATCCGATGATGATGATTACTACAGTCAAGACCCATGTGAGACAGAAGCAGCTAAACAAGAAGCGTTGGCAGCGGCAGCAAGAACCTGTACACCAACAGAGAATTGTCAACCAGTAGGTGCGAACACCTACGGTGGCTGTATTCTAGACCATGGAGAGGGTTCTCCAGGTTTCTTTAATACAGAAGGTTCAGAAAGAATGTACTGTATTGTGGGCACGGCCCATGCATCTGACACTGGCCACGCCTACAACGACGATGAATCTATCGCAGGTCTTAAATTGACCATGGACTCTAGTTCGTGCGCTGACTTAAAAGACATTACAGACGGGGATGTACAGGAAGTTATCTCCTACGATGTATGTGACGCTATGCTTGCCAAGAATGCGGCCAACATGGCTGACTTGAAAGCAGCCGCAGCTGACGCTGCCGCCGCTAGAGCAGCGTTGAAGGCTGGCTTAACTTGTTTGGTAGAGGAGAATTGTGACACACAAGATAACGGCGATGTATGTTATGAATTGGTAGTAGACAGTGGAGATTACGTTTGTGAGTTGAGAGAAGGAGAAAACCCAACAGGCGACACTGTATCGGACGGGAGCCAAACTGCCTGTGCGGGTGACTCCGTATCTCAAGATGCCAATGGCGATTACGTAAGTAGCAATCCGTGCGATATCTACGCTGCTAAGCAAGAATCATTGGCAGCTGCTGCCGCAGCTGAGGCAGAAGCTATGAAGAGTTGTGATATCACACAGAATTGTAAACCAATCCCAGGAAATGACTACGGTGGTTGTGTATTGGATATTACTGGCTTGGACCCAGCTGGACCAGAATTCTTTGCTGTCGATGGTTCGGAAAGAATGTACTGTGTGGTTGGTACAACCCACATTAGCAATACTGAACATCCATACCATGCGGATACTTCCGTATCAGGCTTAGACTTGACCATGGGAAGTTCTGCTTGTAAAGATGCCCAGAACGTGATTGTAGGAAATCTACACGAAGAAGTCTCTTACGATATTTGCGATGCTATGCTTGCTAAGAATGCTGCTAACATAGCAGACCTCAAGGCAGCGGCGGCAGACGCAGCAGCAGCTAGAGCAGCAGCTCGTGCGGGCTTAACCTGTAACGTTAAAGAAAATTGTGTAGATGGTTTATTGGGAGGCGATGCCGCTTGTCTCAACCAAGCCGGTACATACCGATGTGCTTTGCTTGAACAAGAAAACCCAGACGGTCAAGTGACTAAAGATGGTTCGGCCACCAGCTGTAACCCAGCAGATACTGTTTCATTGACCTCAGGCGGAGGCACATCAGTTACTAACGTAGCGGTGGACGCTGACTACTGTAACTCTCTAGACCAAACCGAATCCGGTACCACAGTAGCAATAGGTGTGGCTATGGCAGATTGTGTTACAGCTGCCAATGAAGTGTTGGGAACATCCTTCACAGATGGTGACTTAAACCAGTTGGGAGTCTTCACCAATCCTCCAGGATGTTACAGAAATGAAATTGACGGTTTGCTATACTTCAACGGATTACCAAACGGTGCAAACTCAGAAACGACAACCGAACAAAACTATGTTGCTCCAACAATTGGAATTAAGAAGGTGTGTTCGAAATCGCACACTACGCCGGTTGTAACTACCACATACTCGTCTAATCCATGTGAATTGTTCGCAGCTGAAGAGAAAGCAGCGGCCGAAAGTGCGGCAGCGATGGCTCAAGCAGAATTGACTTGTCAAGTAGCTAACAATTGTAAGCAAATGCCAGGAAACAACTACGGTGGTTGTATCCTAGACATTGCCGATAACCCAGACACGCCAGCAAATGAAGGTGGTCCGGGGTTGAATGTAGATGACCCATCGACAGATGAATACGAAGGGCGTATGTACTGTATCATTGGCTCAACGCACACACAATCAGACCATGCGTACAATGAAGATGTGTCCGCGCTAGGATTCGAAATCGACTTTGATTCTACTGCTTGTAAAGATGCCGAAACCTTCCCAGGTGATAGTACCTTGCAAATCTCTTATGATATTTGCGATGCTATGCTTGCTAAGAATTCCGGTGATATTGCCAAGTTGGAAGCAGAAGCAGCAGCTCAGGCAGCAGCTTTGGCATCCCTCAGAGCAGGCTTTACATGTAATGTGGCTCAGAATTGTAAAGATGGTGACCAAGGAGCGGAAGCTGTATGTATTGAAACTCCAGGCCCATTGGGCGAACATGCTGACGAGAAGTCGTGCGAGATAGTACCAATATACGACGCTGTCACTGGTATGATTGAATATCAACCTAACGAAGCTACTGCTTGTAGCAATATGTATCAGATGCCCGACTTTTCATGGCGTTCTACGGACCCATGTACCGCGGCAGCAGATGCTATGGCAGCACAAGCAGCAGCTAGAAAGACTTGTGAGACTACCAACAATTGTATGTACACTGATGCTACTAAGGAATATGGCGGTTGTCTGATTGACTTCCCTGAAGGTGAAGGTATTCCATCGTCTCCTCATGAACATGGCGAACCAGGCTTCGAACGTATGTACTGTGTGATTGGTACCACTAAACCGGTAGACCATGAAGGTGAACACGGTTACGATACCGATACCACTATTGGTGGCGTTGATTTGGCATTCGATAGTTCTAAATGTGGAGATAGAATGACCAATCCAGAAGACCCAACACAACAGATTAGTTTTGATATCTGTGATGCTATGCTTGCCAAGAACGCAGCAAACATCGCAGACCTTAAAGCAGCAGCAGCCGATGCGGCAGCGGAGTTAGCTGCTCTTAAGGCTGGATTAACCTGTAACGTAGATGAGAATTGTGTACCATTGGACGATGGAACTGGATATTGTGAGATTCTAGAAGGTGAATTGCATTACACATGCGCGCTTAAGTTGAAGGACCAAGGCGATGCACCATACCCATACACTGCTACAAACACTTCAGCATGTGCTACTGATATGTTAGAAACTGTCGTAGATGCTTTTGGTGTAACCCAATATAGAGCCGTTCAACCATGTGAAGTATTCGCAGCGGAACAAAGAGCTATTGCTATGGCAGAAAAGACTTGTGACCAAACGGCCAATTGTGCTGTAATTGCTGGTAACGACTATGGTGGTTGTACGTTAGACTTCCATCCGGACGACCCAATGAAACCAGCAAACGCACCAGGACTATACGGTGACGACCTCAACACCGATAAGGTAGAGGCTAGAATGTACTGTATTGTTGGTTCGCAACATGCCGACCCAGCTAACCCACTGAACTCCGATACTTCGTTGTTGGGATTCCCTATCGACATGGATGCTTCATCATGTGGTGACTTGGTAGTCAATCCAAATGACCCAGATGAACAAATTTCATACGATATATGCGATGCCACCTTTGCTAAGGTAGAGGCTGATATTGCGAAACTAAGAGCAGCCGCTGCCCAAGACGCGGCAGTACGAGCTGCTGCTAAGGCAGGCCTCACGTGTACAGTGAATGATAACTGTGACGATGATGGATGTGTCAATACGAACCCATTGGACAACGGTGATTATACTTGTGTGTTGAAGGAAGGTGAAAATGCGGATGGTGTTACCACATCAGATGGTTCCCAAAGTGCATGTCCAGACATTAAACCAAACTTGGATGGTCAAACCGTAAGGTCTACAAACCCATGCGAAATCTTTGCCGCTGAACAACAAGCTACGGCTCAAGCAGCAGAAGCCAAACTAGAGGGTGAAAAGACCTGTATCGAAAGTGCTAATTGTGCGGATGATTGTGTCCGCGAAGAAGAGCAATACGAGTACGACGGTGTCACTCTAAACGTTCACTATGGCGACTTTGTGTGTGATTTGAGGAACGGTGACCAGTTGAAGCAATTCTTCCCTGAGAAGTTTGTTGCATTCAATGGAGTATCTGTTGAAAAGAGTTCATCTTGTACAGATACGTCCGCAGATGGCAAATCCTGGGAAGTTTGTACCACAGCTAAACAGCGGTACGCGACAAGTCTCGCAGAAATCGAAGCTGGAAAGAGTTGTGAGTTGGAAGCTAACTGTAAAGGCCCATGTAAACAAGATACCGAATTAGGTAAACCGGTGTGGATGGGTGAAGGCATGATGTGTGCTGAGGAAGCACAGGGCATAGCCAATTCGGTAGCAACGACATTAGCTGGTTGTGACGCAGCGGCGGATGCATCAGACTATGGACATTTCTACTTCACTCCTGAAGAGGGGGCAGAGGAAGAAGGACCGGGTACTTGTATCTTGTTGACCAATTCGGAAGTTTGTTCCATTGGAGCTGGCGACTACACGGTATGGCAAACTAGTTCACATACTTTACCACTTATTGCTGGTAAAGATGATGTATGGTTCTGTACATTGCGTAGTGGAAATGAATTGGACACAGCCTTTGAGCGCTCTGGTGATGATGCTCTATACCCAGGCCAAGATGCCAAAGAAGCATCGTCTTGTGGTGATGCGGTAAGCAATCCAAACGTAGATGGAACATTTGTTTCCTACGAGATTTGCGCTGCTTATGGTGCTCAACAAACCGGTGACGAAGCTCAGTTGAGAGCTCAAGCAGCTAAGGCAGCGGCGGCGGCGGCGGCTGAGAAAGCAGGGTTTACTTGTGTAGAGGAAGAGAATTGTGTGGGCGCCGTGGACGGTTGTCAGCCAGCTGGTAATGCGGGTGCGGCCCAATTCGACTTTAGTTGTATATTGAAGAAAGATGCGGAGGGTGTTACAGAAGGTAACTCTTGTTCCGATACAGACGCCGATGGTAAATCCAGGGAAATCTGTAGCGCAGCCAAGAGTATTGCCAAAGCAGAGTTCGCGGAGAAACAAGCCGGTAAGACTTGTATCGAAGAAGCCAATTGTAAAGATGTCGGCGGTTCAAAATGTATGAAGGGTACATACTCCGGAGGTTCCAACCCAGGTAATTTCTACTGTGAGTTGAAGGTCTTCACCGATGGTGAATTGGCGGGCGAATCAGCAGCAACTAACTCTGCTTGTACCGATGTGGTAGGCGACGATGCTTCTCAAGGTCCTTACAGGTCCTACGAGTTGTGCGGTGCTTTCGCAGCAGAACAAGCAGCGTTGGAAGCTGAGATATCCGCTGGTAAAACTTGTGAACCATTGGCTAACTGTAATTCCCATCACTGTATGCAAGATGGTTTCTTGGGCGATGGTATGCGTTTGGCATTGGGCCAAGAGTGTACCTTTTCTGGTAGTTTCGTAGAAGTTAATATGGAACAGCACTGGGTACCATCGGCTGACGAAGAGAATGGTTCAGGTACAACTTCCGATGGAAGTGCAAACGCAAATTCTGAAGCAGGTGGAAGACGTTTGTTAAGCTTCAAACCAAAATTAGGAGGTAAGAAGTCCATTAAGAACACTCTACTCAAGTTGATGGGTGTCAAAAGATTAGGAAATGCCCAATCTCCATCTAAAGTTCTCATGGTTGAGAAATGTGATGATGAAGTAAGAGCATTGGGAGACGACGTAGAGAATTTCGCATTCAAGTACGACCCGGAACAAGCGTTGGAGAGAGACAGAACTATCTGTAAGATTTACCCAGCAGGAACCGATTGTTTGGCTTCCAACTGGAAATTCTCCGACGATAGTCTTGAACTGTACCAGGTCTCTACTTACTTTAGACCATTGGCTGGTACAGACCATGCGTGGTATTGTGAGTTAAAGGAAGATGTGCAAGTATGTGTTACAGACGAGAATGGTGTTGAGAAATGCATGACCTTCCCAGCTTCGGAGCAATCCAGCTGTGCGGATGTTGCTGCTATCGTCGATACCAACGACAAAGTACACTCAACTAAACAAGGGAACTACGTTTCGTACGAAGCATGTGCCGCATATGGTGCTCAGTTCACAGGTACTCAAGCTGAATTGGACGCGATGATGGCAGCGAAAGCTGCTGGAGCCGCAGCCAGCGCAGCAGGTTTAACTTGTGAAGTGGACTCAAATTGTGACGGTGGGTGTATTACGGACGATTCCTCTAGTGGTCCTAATCCAGCAAGAGACCCAGACTACTACTGTAAGTTGAACGGTGGAAGACATTCCAGTAGTTGTGCCGATGTAATTGGTTCGGGAGGCAATACAGGTTCGCCAATTCTTATCTTGGACGATGCTCGTATCGTAGGAGAAGTTGGAGCATGCAACTTTGCTAATTACTATGTAGTTGGTAAAGAGACAGAGAATAAGCCTGCTCAAATGGAAGCTTATCAATGGTGTTATGAACAATTCTTAAGCGAAGCAAGCATTGATTACATCGAGACGCATTACGACCAAGCCTCCAACAAGGTAGTATGTGCCGGTTATGCTGGTTGGGATGACTGTGAGCAAAACTTACAGCAAATACAAGATACAGCACCGGGATACACTTTGTCCTACTCCAAGGCGAGGGCTCAAGCAGAGATGATGTACGATACAGAATTCTTTAGTTACGACATCTGTAATGCTTACACAGCAGAACAGAAAGCGTTGTTCGCCCAGGAAATGGCTGAATACACTTGTCAAATGGAAGCGGATTGTATTGGAGGAATATGTTTACAAGATGATGGCCCAAGACAGCCAGGTAAGTTGGTACAAGGGTCAGCTGAATGTACCAAGCTTGGTGATTCAAGTGCACCGGGTGTTCTTATTGATTCGGGTGAAGCTGGAACAACATTGGTAGAATGTAATAAGGATGCTAAAGCAGCAGGGCGTAATCACTTCTTGTTCAAGGAAGGTGGAGATTGTTGGTTTGTCAATGAAGATGAATCTGACTGTTCTCAAACTATTTACAACGAACACTTTGACTTGTACAAGACTGAAGACGGTTTGAAGAACTCTGGCTCTGGTTCGGTACAAAACTACCAAATCAATAACAAGGGTAACTTCTGGTGTAACATTGCACAGCCTACTTCATGTACGGATGCGGTGAAGGACTTTAACTATGGTGACGGTCTGTACGCACGTAAGAAGAGTTATGAAATCTGTGACACGTTTGCGGCAGCTCAAGCAGCAGCAGAAGCCGACGCGGCAGCGAGATTAGCAGCGTTGGAAGCAGAGAAGGTTTGTGAGGCAGAAATGATGTGCGACTCGAATGGTTGTAAACAGGATAGAGCATATGGAGAAGGTGTGCGTATGGCATCGGGTACTATCTACGGTTCAGGGTTAGATGACCAGACTCAGTTTGTATACGATGCGGCATTGGGTACGGCTCAAGTAGCTCAATGTCCACCAACTGCTGTCACAGCAGATGTACTCAACTACAAGGGTTGTATTCCAACGATGCAACAATTAGAATTGAGTGGACGCTACACTAAGAAAGACCCATTCAACGATAGAATGGAAATGGTTAAATATTGCGACTTCCAATGTATATTGAGACAAATACCAAACTGTCCTATGTCCATATACAACTTAGACGACTTGAGGTCGGAGACGGTGGTAAACAACCCAGATTGTGTACCAACGTTTGATAGTGAGAAACTGTGCGGTTACTACGCATTCAAATACGACGAAGGGTTAGGAACGGGTACGTGTTATATATACAAGGGTGTAGATGACATCGACGTAACAGCTAACAACGCAAATGTGAATGCATTGACATTGCCAGACCATTACCAAGTGTCTAACTTCCACTTACCATTGCTGAAGGATAATGCTTGGTTCTGTGAGTTGAGGGATACTACCTACGCAGAGGTAGAATGTGACGAAGACGGTGCTTGCCGTGGTGGTCCATCCTCATGTGCGGACTTGAAAGAGAACAAATACGGCGCTTACAATTCGAATGGAGCGCTTCCAGTGGTCTCGTATGATGTATGTACCGCGTATGGTGCGGGTATTCAAGCAACGGACGCAGAACTCGAAGCGATGGCCGCCGCTCAAGCAGCTAGTGAAGCGTTGCAAGCCTCTGGTTTGACATGTGAAGCATTGGCTGATTGTGACTTGACTGTCAACGGTCAAACGGAACAAATGCCGTGCCAACAGGATGGTGACGAATACTTCTGTTACTTGGCATCTAAGTCTAAGACTGTAGGTGAAGATACTACGGTAATGGCTCCAGCCGATGCGAACTCGTGTCCAGATATCACCAGGGTGGGAGATACTATTGATGCCACTTCCAACGCTATCTGTGATGCATACTCCGCAAGAGCCAAAGCAGCGAATGCTTTGTTGGCAGCCGAACAAACTTGTGCCCCTGAAACTAACTGTAAAGGTGGAACAAATGGTTGTAAACGCGATAGATTGGCGGGTGACCCTATTGATTTACAGGTACAGAAAGTTTGTGGCAGTGGAACCATTCCAGGTGTTATACCATTTAGCGGTAAGACCTTGGCAGAATGTGATGCTTTATGTGTCTATCAACAAACCCAAGCTCAAGCCGGGGAAGAAGGAACGGACCGATGTGGTTACTTCGGATGGAAACAAGGAGGCGAATGTGTTCTTTTCACCGGTGATTGTGGTGCTGTGGGTCGTAGTGATGACCCAGACGGTAAGACATTGTACCAAGTATCCAACTACTTCTCTCCTAACGATAGGGACAAAGAATGGTATTGTGAATTGGAAGGTACTACTTCATGTGTTGATGTTGTTGAGAATGAAAATGGAGCATTGGTCGATGGCGAAGCCCCACATATTTCATTTGAAGTCTGTACTGCCTATGGTGCTAGTATTTCCGCCAGCGAAGCTGATTTGGCAGCAATGGAAGCAGGTGCCGCAGCCCAAGAAGCTGCNAAACAAGCAGGTAAGACTTGTGAACCAAATGAGAATTGTAAAGACAACCAATGTAAGAACGATGGCGACGCTTTGGGTCTAGATAGCGCATACTATTGTGAAATCATCGAGAAAGATGTGAAGGGTTCAATGTTCCCTGCCCTCGAAGCTTCCAGTTGTGCGGACGTAGCTCAGAACGATATAATAGGAGCACCAATATCGTTCGAGATATGCGCAACGTATGGAGCTCTCCAAACGGCTGAGAAGTCCTGTGTACCAGAAGAAAATTGTGTGGAAGCAGGATGTCAATTCGGTGGAATTGGTGGAGAAGGTGAATACTGGTGTGAGTTGGACGGTGGTCGATTACACCGGTCTAGCTGTAAGGATGCTAAGTGTATCAACTCATTGGGCGAAGACGAAGCTAGCTGTTCCAGTAACAAAGCTATTTCATTTGAGATATGCGATGCGTTCGGAGCGGCAGTGGAAGCTGAGAAAGCACAGCGTGAGGCAGAGAAGAGCTGTAGCCCAGACGCCAATTGTATTCATATGGGTTGTGTCAAAGACGGAACCGAACCGATTGAATTGACATATAGCAGCGGTTCAAGAGCCATATCTTGTGACAGTTCAAGCACTGTTATCAATAAGGGTGATGGTTTCGATGTCCCAGCACAGTGTGATTCATTGTGTAAGTTCGAACCCAATGGTTGCCATCACTTCAGATGGACTAAATCTACAGGTAAGTGTGAGCTAGAATTGGACACTACAGATTGTAGTGTACCAATCACAGAAGTGGGTCATGACGGAGACCAAGTGCTTTACCAAGTTTCTAACTTGTTTAGACCTGGTAGAAGACCTGGAGAGTATTACTGTGAACTTAAAGACACGAGTTATACAGATAGAGACGGGAATGCGGTAGATGTATCGGGTGAATACTCGAGTGCATGTGCTGATATCATTCCGAATCAATCGATTCAACCACAAACCGATGACCAAGTTGGTTCTGGCGGTGAAAATCCAAACAAACCAGGTACGTACGTATCGTACGATATTTGTGATACATACGCAGCGGCTATAGCGGCAGGAGAA